TTTATTACTGGTAATGGAGCAGAATATAAGTATTCTTGCACATTAGCAGAAATTAACTCATATTTGAGACAATGGAGCGAATATTAAGAGAATATTAAATTCTCTTTTTTACTCTCACATATTTTAAAAAATATGTTATCATTAATTTATACAAAACACTTTTTTCCCAAAATGTACAAAATTGCAAATTTCACTCTTGACCTATCTACAATTACAACAGAGGATTTAGTCAAAGTATTAGATAAAAAATTTAACTATTGTGGCAACTGGAAGGCAACAGTTTATTCACAGAAAAATTTAGAAGATATTGCCCATAATGTTTTACAAGTTTTATATAAACGTGATTCTTGGGTATATGATAATGAAATTTATGTTTCAAGCGAAGTTTTAGAAACTGTTTTAGAGACAGTAATTCACATTTATGAGGGATATGTAAACCTTAAGAGATTGTAAAAAATCTCTTTTTTTATTCCCATAAATCAAAAATTTATGTTATCATTAATTTAACAACACTAATTTCCCAAAATGCAAACTTTATCTAACTCTCAGCAAACTAGACTAGACAAAATCAATGCTGACCTAAGAAAGTCAAGAGTTTTAGAACTTAATGAAATTGTTAACCGTAGTTTACAATTTTCTACTGATTATGGAGTAGAATTTTCTAAAGTCTCAGAAATAGCACTTGATGAGGGAACAGAGAGACTAGACGAAATTCAAGAATTTCAAGAGACTTTCAACTTAGATATAGATGACGCTATTGAAGAAATTGACACATACGAAAATGTTTGTAATGAGTTACGTTACTTCGATTCCCCAGTTGATGAAATTATTGAAGCATTTATTAACTTATTCAGTATAAACGACTTAATGCACTTAGAAGAGTCCTATAGAGGAAAATACTACAGCGGAGCAGAATTTACAGAGGAATTAATCGCAGAATGTGGTTATATTTCTAACTCACTTCCAAGTTGGATAGAGAACTGTATCGACTACGAAAAAATTTGGAATCATTCTCTAAGTTATGACTATTGCGAATGGGATAACCATATTTTTAGCAATTTCTAAGTAAAAAAGGGTTTTAATTAATCTTATATATAAAGGGACTATTAACAAGTCCCTTTTTTTATTATCCTTTAAAATGATGACTATTTACACGTTTAAAAAAGTAGATGCGGAGACATTTATAGACGATAGCGGAAACATATATAAACCTTTACCACTATATGAAGATTATTACATTAAGGAGAATGGCGAGGTCTATTCAACTAAGTGGGGAAAGTGGAAAAAACTTAGGACTCATATTAATGAAAACGGTTACAAGAGAGTAACTTTGAGACATAACGGTAAGACCGTAGTAAGGAGAATTGCTAGACTTGTTGCAAGTGCTTTTTTAAATGCGGAGACTTCAGAAAGTGGACTAACTAACCCTATAGAACATAAGCAAGTCAGACATATAGATGGCAACAAAATAAACGATCATTTTAAAAACTTGCGGTATAAGTAAGTAAAAAACCCTATTAATAAAAAGGTATAAAAAAATATAGTTTATAATTTTATATCTCTTTAAATATCTGTAGGAATAGGAGTCTTAGGAAGTTAGCACGAAACGGATTTTTTTTCTACCTATTCTGTTACACTATGTCATAATAACTGCAACTTAACATATATTCCCAGATATTCACATATATTAGAATTATTCGCTATAATTAATATAACAACACTAACTAACCCACTATGGAAACTATTAATCTTAATAACATCACTTGGAGACAGTTCACACAGACAAAATATTTTCAGAAAAGATTTAATATGGAAAAATTTACTATGGGCGTGTATGGTGCTAACAAATACCTATCTGAAACTCTTGCATATCTCAGAAAAGAAAATGCGATCCTAGTAGATGGCGAGAAACTACAATTTCCTAATGAGGGGTGCTTATACTAATAGCACCATTCTCAATAAGTGACACAGGTGAGAATGAAAACGATTATCATTTTCGCCTTGTGACAGTTGGCAAAGTGGCATATTAAAAAATTCGATTTTGTCTAACCTACAAAAGTATAGGGTTTGATATATTATCGAAAACGCATTTAAGGTACCCTGATATATAAAAAAAATCCCAAAAAAAATTTTACGTATGGACCATTTGCTAAAAAAGTACGAGGATGATTACTCCCCTTGGTTAGGTCGCCCTTGGAAACAGCAAAGGGGTGGAGGGTGTTTCACACTCATCTATGATTATATGAAGGATACTGGAGTACAGGAGTTCTCTCAGGACTACTCTCTTACAGTTAGGGAATACAAGTTAGAGGATATAGAAGGAGAGGGTTGGAGCATTATCTTCGAGAAAGAAGAAGGTGACTGTGAATTTGACTCAGGTATTTTGAAAAAGAACGACGTGATATGCTTCTCATTTGGGGGTGATAAAATAAAGCACGCAGCGATATATTTGGGTGATGGGTTAATACTTCAACACAAGTATGCGTACGTTAGTAATCTAGAATACATAAAATCCTATATACCATTGATACGCTATATTTTACGAAAGAATGAGTAAACGATTTCTAGTTCCCATCGAGGAAGATGACTATGGTGAAATGACTTTTAAGATACCAGATACGATAGTTGAAGAACTTGGATGGGGAGTAGGAGATATGTTACAATATGATATAGAAGACGATCATTTCATTATCCGTAAGGCAGATGACATTTAACTCAAAAGAACTTGGTTTAATCTACAAGGCAGTAGACTTGTATAAGAACTCACTGTCACAGTATCAGTCTGTGGAGTATGAAGATTGTGAAGAAATATTAGATAGAATAACACCGAATGTGTCCAGATATAGGGGACACTATGTTTGTGACCACTAGAGAGGCATTTAGAGGGGTCTGACGTGAGAATCGTTACCCCCGCGTCGTCGTAACTATTCTGAAATCGTGATGAATTTTGAACTAATCGATAACTTCCTCCCCCCGAACGAATTTGAGGAGATCCAAGACTACTTTACGGGGCAAGACTTTCCGTGGTATGTAAACCAAGCGAAGGTAATGCACGTTGCCCGAATGGTAGATCCTGAGTTGCAAGCGAAAGAGATATATAACTGGCAAATGGTAAACTACGTATATGGAGGAGGACAACCTCTAGGACCTCAGTATGAGAAGGTATTACCTATAATAAACAGATTACAACCAAGAGCACTGATACGTATAAAGGCAAACCTAAACCACCATACTGATAGACTACAGGAATATGACTTTCATACAGACTGTGGTGAGTATGGGTCTAATGAATTTGAAGGTGCTACCACTGCAATATACTATCTAAATGACAATAATGGTTATACATACTTTCAAGACGGTACTAAAGTTGACAGTAAGGCAAATCGTTTGCTACAATTTAAGGTGAATACACCTCACGCAGGTACCAGTTGCACAGACCAAAAGTTCCGTGTAGTATTGAATTTTAATTATTTTTAATGGAAAACCAAGAAGATCTAGTAATACCTCAAGATATAGAGGTACCTAACTTTAAATCTATAGAGGAGGAGAACGAGTGGAGGTTTGAGATGATAGCAAAGACTGCTACTAACCTTGCTAACCGTACTCAGCAGATAGAAGCATTTTTAAGTAGAGGTGCTGATATGATACAATATAAAGTTCCTGGAAACGATAATCACAGTAATCTACTACAGGTATTTGATACTATTTTTGACAGACTAAATAAAATTGAAGAAACTCTAGCACAAATGGATGCCCGCTAAGATTCTAGAAACAGGTCGTTCTTATATGAACCCTGTTGACTCTGAAGATTATACTAAGACATACACTGGAACTAATGTACCCGCAGGATACACTATACAGTTTCAAGGTGTAGGTCCTGGTGGGTACAAGTTTGGTAAAGATCAAGTATTTTACCTTGGTGAACCTACTGAGGTGTGTTTAGATAACTGTAATGCAGAGAGAACCACTATCTTTAGGTACTATAGTGGTAAGCAGCGTGATCACGCATATACAAAGAGTGATGTTATGGAGGATACTCAGGAAGAGTTCCGTTCCTATAACAGAGAACCTCGTCAAAGGTCAGCAGCATACTTCTCTTTGATGAAAGATAGTCAAACAGGTACTTCCGCTGTGTACCGTAACTATGATTCCGTAAATAATGATACATATTTAACTACAGGAAGCGGAGGAGAGTTACTAGGGTATATTTGGACATCTGAAAGTGCTGCTAACTCATCTGGTTTACTAAAAGGAGGAGAAAGTGTAACTCCTCTGTATGAATATAAGTTACCAAACGGAGTAAACCGTGGTCCTGATACATTTTATACAATAAATCCCGTAACTGAGGTAAATTTAGAGGTAGGAGTTGCGGGAGTTCCTGATTGTTTGGATGCTAGACAGCAACAATACGCATATGTGGGCATTTTTGGGTATGTAATGACCTCTACAGGTCCAAGAGGTAAGAAAAGAATAGAAAATTTAGGTGGACCGAGGAATACTGGGGAAATTTCCCGTGCAGGATGGTATAATTGGGATGAAGCGGGTAATTATGGGGAAAGAGACTACTTAGAATCGATGGATAACCCATCTCAGTCAGGTTGGGGTGGTTCTAACGTAGAAATATTGAGTACAGCAGCGTATTATGAGTGGTTTTACGGAAAAAACGGACCAGTAAAAGGTTCTGTACCAAAATCACTCAATTTTCACGATGCTTTTGAGGGACAATTCGTATATTACCTCTATGATACCTCATATCCGTGGAATGGACCCGTATATGGTATAAATTTCCTCACAACTAACGCTCCTTGTCTACAAAACTCTAATCAGCAACCTACTTATGAATATCATACCTTCAATTACACTATAAAAGAGAGTGCGTGGGTTACACAGAAGACTAGGATATATGTTGATGCTCCTCAGAACCAAGTAGGTGCAAATGAGTCATTCTGGGGAACTTGCACTGATGAACACCGCATATTTTTTAGATATACCTCTAGCACTGGGTTTTTTGGAGTGGGAGAACGCATAAACAACTGGATGATTAGTGCGTGTCGCTATTTTGGTGATGAAATGAACTGCGGATATATGGAATTGACCCAAATAAACAATGAAACCGCAGGAAATGCGTTCACATACAACCAATCTTTCACTTCAACCAATGGCGGGAGTATAAATGTACTAGCAGGATACGGTATAAAGGACAAAGCAGCGTTCTGGGGAGTGTATGAGTTCCCAAAAAGAGTATCTTATGTACCAGTTTCACTAAAAGAGGGTGCACTTATACCAGATCGTAACCTAGATGAGGCATTTTTAGAGGCAAGAATTGATGAATTAGGAAAAGTTGCGTCAATTAACATCATTAATAGCGGAAAAGACTACAAAGATCCCGATCTTGCGATAGAATTTCCAGAAACATTGCGTGAACAAGGGTTTGCAGACGATATGAAGTTCCGTCAAGAGATATTTAAGAACGATACAGGTATAAATTTACAGTCAAAAGCGGTAGAAGACCCAGATTTTAAGGATGGAGAGCAAAGTTCCAAGGACGGAACAGCATCTATTCTTAATGAATCCTATAAAAACGAGTCTGGATTTAGAGGAACGTTAAGACAAGCACAGTTAAGAGCAGTTTTAGACGATCAAGGTAGTATTATAAACGTAATTATTGAAGATCCTGGTCAAGGATACAGTCCTGCGTCTCAACCAAAGATATTAGTTGCAGAAAGATATGAGGAACAACTAGAAGAAAGGGGTACAGACAACCAAGTTCAAGATTTAGATTTACAATATAACTCAACTTTAAAGACTGGACAATTAGATCCTGAGATGCAAGAGCAGGTAAATGCCAATTTAGATAACTTTGAAGAAGATATTCCTGAGTATGATCAACCTAGAAGTGAAGGAACAGTCACAAGTTACATTAATATGCCAGATGTTAACCCAGAAGAGATGAGTAAAGACTGTGAATCTACTCCAAAGAACTGTATTAACCTAGAAGTTGCACCTGGATGGAGTGATATTAATAATATTTACGATACAGACACTACTTTTGCAAGTGTGCGGAGATATGCACCAGACTTTAACGAAAGAAACGCGGAAATATCGCAGATGTGGCAAATGTCCCGTGAAACATCTGATGAAGTTAACGCAGATACGGGTGGAATAGAGTCATTATATCCGCAAGGGTGTGAAGAATGGGAACAACCAAACATATTTCACGTAAGAAGGTTCTTTGACATACCGTGTCCTTATGTAACACTAGATGCTGATGGTGAAAAGTCATTATTTGGGTTTATGCCTTACAAGTATTGTGCTAGTCAACAAGAGACTGCAAGGGTACGTGTATCTATGGAGATAGAAGGCGATGTAAGCGGTGCAGGAGCGTCTGTAAGCACTGCTTTTAACAATTTCCTTAAAACACTACCTGCACCCACATTAACACGTCCTAGGAAGATTACAAACCTACCTAATGGAATAAAAGCACATCCTTGTTTCCAAGGAGATGCAGAGGGTAGATGTTATCAAACCTCCGCAGGTCAATACGCATTTGTTCCTCTTGGCGGTGATGAAAATACATTTGATTACGGATTATCTGGAATGACGGAGTTAGGGCAACTACAAACGTGGATAGGAAACAATGTTAGCGGATATGGAGGAAGTACTAACTTCACTTACGGTTATAACACCGTATCAATCGCAGCGTGTAGCGGAGGAAAGTTACCTAATCCGTGTTGGCACAATTTTGTCACGGATGGAGTGCTAGATGTCAATAAGGGATATGATGGAGGTGGAAGTGCTCTTTCACAAGCGGATTTGTGTAGTTCCTCACCATTACAAGCGTGTAGTGGTACAAACGGTAGTGCTCTGTACCAAGTAGTACACGCTGCTATATCCATAGATCCAAACTTAGTCAACGCGGACAACTATATAGAGATGGGACCCTACGAGGGTACATTACTCTATCGTAATTATTCCGCAGCGAGCACAAAGTTACTAGATGACACAATGAACAACTACGGAAACCCTTACTTTGATGAATGTGATTTAAGGTTCGACTAATGACTCCAACTTACCACATCTATCTAAACGAGAAGTGTTTATTCAAAAACTTAAACCAAGAAGAGTTTGATCTCATCTGGGGTAGGATATATAAGTCCTACTTTGCGGATGAACTCACATACTCTGCTGTTTTTGAAAAAGCAGAAGACTATTCAGACGCATCTTTCTAAAATGGGAAAACCAATGCCAGTTGCAAGTCATAATGGTCTACCTTGTAGTGGGCACGGGATTCCTATACCTTCAACTATTCACGCTCAACAACCTTGCGGAAGTCCACCCATACCATTTACTATCGAGATAAAAGATAAAACTTGTTGGTGGCCACCCACTCCATTGATTCCTCTAACTGGATTGACACCTGAGAGATCATTAGTATTAGTAAATAAACTTCCTATTATGTTGGAGATGGATGTTTTTACTCCGCACATATCTCCTACTACAAATATCATAAATTATTTGTGTCCCTGCGGAAAAGCAATGTGTATTATTCCAACACCAATAATTTGCGGATTGTTGACTATAGAAGATAAAGGTGGTATTGGTCACGAAAGAATTTTAAACGCTACTACATTTACAGTATTTGCCCTTAAGAGAAGAGTTGCCAGAATGCTAGACCCATTAGGTGCAGGATTACCAAAAGTATCCTGGCCGTGTAAATCGGTTGTTGCTTATGGTTCACCTACTGTTCTCTGTGGTTAATCCAATGGAAAAGACTAAAACGAAAAGTTTTGACGAATGGATGAAGGAAATGTTAGAAGGGCAAGAAGAAGATTTGCCAGAGATTCCTGATGCGTCAGGAATAGATATAGATATAGATTATAGTCATTCACACTGAGGGAGTACAAAAGATCTCCACTTAGAAGGAGTGCCCTCTTATAAAACTACATTATTACTATGGCAAAAACTTTCAGTATGGGTCAAACTATTGAATCCAAACCTAAAAAAACACGACAAGGCAGAGGACAACACAGTAAGTATTCTGCAACTTCTCGTAACAAAGCAAAAAAACGTTATCGAGGACAAGGTAAATGATTCGAGTAGATATGAGTGAAGATTTTATCAAAACTGGTGGATGGTTAGTAACTATGCCCGAACGTGATAAATACTTAAAACAAATGAAAGTTTTGAGTAATGGCGTACAAGTTCAGAGCAGAACGAACTCTTAGCAGACAATTCAAAGACTTCAGTATTCAGATGAGAGCAAATCCGAATACTGAAGATTTTACTGTGGTTAAGAATGAAAACGCTATTAAGCAATCAGTACGTAATTTAGTATTAACTGGAATGGGTGAAAGACCATTTCAACCTAAGATTGGATCACGTTTGAGACAACTATTATTTGAACCATATGATGTTTTTCTAGCACAAGACATAAAAGAAGAAATCATCAACGTCGTTAAAAGACTAGAACCAAGAATTAATGTTCGTCAAGTTAGAGTTTTTAATGACCCAGAAGATGAAAACAATCTTCGTGTTGAATTTGACTATACTATTGTTGGTGAAACCTTGATACAAACTGTTGACTTCCTATTGGAGACAATATAAATGCCCGCAATACCCTCAAATTTAACTTCTTTAGATTTTTCGGAAATAAAAGAATCTATCAAATCTTATATGAGAACTCGAACTGAGTTCACTGATTACGATTTTGAAGGTTCTGCTGCTTCATATCTACTAGACGTACTAGCATATAATACATATTATTCTGCTTTCAACGCTAATATGGCGATGAACGAAGCATTTTTAGAGTCAGCAACAATAAGAGACAACGTAGTAAAGATAGCAAAACAGTTAAATTATACACCTAGATCAATAAAAGCAGCAAAAGCGTGTGTTGCTTTTTCTGTACAAACTACATTTGTTGGTGCTAGTACCACTTATCCATCTACTGTAACTATTCCTGCGGGTGATGTATTTGTTTCATCTGTTGATGGTCAAGCATTTACATTTACTGTTCCAGAACAGATCACTCAAATGGTAGATCAACAGACTGGTATTGCATCTTTTAACAAAACAATCATATATCAAGGAAACTTACTTTCATATGAGTATGATGTTGTTGATGTTAAAAAAAGAAAATATGAAATTCCTGTTGACAACATAGATACAGACTTACTTTATGTGTCTATTTCACCTAACGCTCAGAGTGAAGAGATTGACACTTATAACCAAATTACAAATATTGTTAATGTTGACGGAACAACTCGTGGATATTTCTTAGAAGAAACTGACGATTTAAGATATACAATTATATTTGGTGATGGTGTTATTGGTAGAGAACTAATTGCAGGTGAGGTTATAAGACTGAAATATGTTAGAACAGATGGACCAGAAGCAAATGGTTGTAAGAAGTTTACTTTTATAGGTCAAGTAAGAGATAATACTGGTCGTGCTGTATCATCTGCTAACATCTCTCTAGCGACCGTAGATGCCTCTCAGGACGGTGAAATGGGAGAAGATGTTATATCCATCAAGTACAATGCTCCAAGGGCATTCAGTGCTCAAAACAGAGCAGTCACGGAGTCCGACTATGAATACATTACTAAACTGGTTTATCCTCAAGCAAAGTCTGTTACTGCATATGGTGGAGAAAGAATCTATCCACCAGTTTACGGAAAGGTCTTTGTTGCTGTAAAAACTAAGTCTGGTGCTGCATTAAACGCAACTACTAAGAAGCGTATTAAGAATGATTTGTTGAAATACTCTATGGCAGCGATCGAACCAGTTATTATCGATCCTACAACTCTATACATACGTCCTAAGACTTATGTGTTCTTTGATGGTACTTCAACAACACTTTCTAATAATGAACTTGCTTCTAGAGTTCTAGGTGCTATTGATGAGTACAATACTCAAGGATCTGCAAATAGATTTAATGGAAGAATTGATAGATCTGCGTTCCAAACAATGATCGACCAGTCACAAAATTCCATAGTTGGTAATCAAACCACTATGACTCTTGGTTTAAATGTTACAGGATTCCCATTTGGAAGCACATTTACTCAGTGTGTAGACTTTGGTAACTCCATAGTTAATCCTGGTGATATTGGTGCAGGTAATCCTTCTGACTCATCTGGAGGAATAACTTGTAGTCCTAATTTCTCATCAGTAAAGACTGGTACATTCTACTCAACAGGTTATACAGAAAATTTACTAGATCTTGCTGTATCATCTCAACAACTAACTACAAACTCAGTATTGAGTATCAGTACATTTGTAGAAAATGATGCTAGTGCACTTTTACCAGTAAACGTAAGAGATGATGGTAGAGGTAGTTTGATAATGGTTACAAAACTTGATGAAAAAGAAGTTATTCTTAAATCTGGTGTTGGAACCGTAGATTATAAAACTGGAGAAGTTTGTTTAGGTCCTATAGACGTAGCAAGTACTCCTGATGGAACAACACGTATTCCTGTTACAGTTCTGCTAGATAGTGGTAATGTAAATATAGGAACTGGTGTAGATCCTACTATTTTCAACCCACAAGTAATTACTATAGATTACACCATTGATGGAACTAATATTCCAAACTTCGATCCGTTAGACTTTACTCCAATTAACTTTGACGGAACCTCGATAAATATAATTGATTATCCAACCACGGTATTTGAATACCCTGAGTTTGACACTTGCTTCTAAGCACCAAAAATAATAAGAGATGAAGTCAGTTAAGGTATCCCAACGGTTACAGGACCAGATCCCTGCGTTTATAAAAGAAGAGGATCAGTCTTTTGTAGACTTGCTAGTACAATACTACAAGTCACAGGAGAAAAGTGGTAAACCGTATGATATTTTAAACAATATTTTAAGTTATACAGATATTTCAAGTGACGAATATGATCCTAACTTTATTTCTTCATCATCTATTGTTTTAGATCGCATAGGTGCTACTGATCAAAATATTACTGTAGAAACTGTTGATAATTTTCTTGAGAAAGATGGAACAATAAAGATTGATAATGAAATTATTTTTTATGAAGAAACAACTAAATCACCAGAGGTTGTATTTACTCCAGGTGTCAATAAGTTAGAATTTGATAAGAAAATACAAGAGTTAGAAAATATAAGACCTCTATTTGATGGAACTGAAACAAGTTTCCAATTAAAACTACTTGGAACTCCAATTACACCAAGTTCTGTTGAGTATTTACGTGTTATAATAAATGGTTTGCAGTTAGAACCTAATGTTGATTATTTTCTTGATGGATCAAACATTAGATTCCAAACTCCTCCTGCAAACCTTGCAGGATCAACTACAGTAACTAAGATTGAATATCTTATAGGTTATACAAGTGTTCCTGTTAGAGTTTTAGATGTAATTAATATAACTGACGACCTTGTAGGTGCAAAAATACTTCCATTAAGGTTAAACACTGTTGTATATACACCTTTATCTACAGTATCTTGTTTGATTGCTGTAAATGGAGTGGTTCAAGAACCATTTACTGACTACACAGTTTATAATGATCATTTAATACTAAAAAAAGCAGTATCTTTAAATGATAAGATTACTGTAAGGTCTGTTGAACTAATTGCACCTCAATTTGGTAAAGGTGCTTCTGCTATTGCTAGAGTTAGTGATAATAAAGTTACAGATTTAATTGTAAAAAATGGTGGTCAAGATTATAGAATTAATTTCACACCAAAAGTAACTATTCTTACTCCAGAAGGTGTAACTGGTAAAGAAGCGACTGCTGAAGCACTTGTAAATGGTATTAAGAATGTACAATTAATTGATGGTGGTCAAGGTTATACTTCTGCTAACCCTCCTGTAGTTGTATTTGATACACCCGCAGATCCTTCTGGTTCTATAGCAAAAGCAACTGTAACTGTTGATGATGCTACTGGTCAAGTCACAGGAATTAACGTACAATCATCTGGATCTGGATATGACACTATTCCATCCATTAGTTTTACAAATGCAGCAGGTGCAACTATTAGTGATGCTCAAATTGACTCGGAAGGAAAGGTAGTTGATGGATCTATCCAAGTATTAACTAAAGGATTACATTATACAACTGCTCCAGAAGTCTATATTGATGCTCCTGTTGATCCTATTGGTATTAGAGCATCTGCCATAGCAGTTTTAGATGATCAGAGCAGAGTAGACAGGATTGAAATGATTTCTCCTGGTAGAGGATATGTAACTCCTCCTAGATGTCGTATTATTGATCCTATAGGTGCTCAAATACTTGATGTTAAGGTATCTGGTGGTAAATTAACTGATATTCAACTTTTAACTGGTGGATCTGGTTACAATGATGCACCATCTGTTTATATTGTTGATAATAGAAAGAATTTATCTGGTGAAGCAATAGGTGGAACTGGAGCAACTGCTGTTGCAACAATATTCAATGGTGAAATTACTGATATTAATATAACAAGTTTTGGTGATGGATATTCTGATACTGAACCTCCACAAGTCTTTATCGCAAGTCCAAAAGCAGCAGCAGCGTCTTGTGATGTTGGATTTCAAGAAATAACTGGTTTTACAGTTCATTCACACGGTTCTGAATATCAACCATCACAATTTAAGAATTGTAAAAGAGGAGTTTCTGGTGTTTCTTCATATGATATTAGAGGAAACCAAGTATTTACTAATGAAGCACAAAGTATTCAATCTTCACACGAAGTTGGAACTTCTATAGAAAATTTAGATTCTTTATTTGCAAAAACACTATATGAACGTTTTGTAAATCAATTCTTACCTGATGCTGATATTGATTACACTACAATCAACGCTCCACAGATTGTTAAGACAATTAAAGACTTTTATGTCTCTAAAGGTACAAAAACTGCTACAGAATACTTATTTAAAATATTATTCTCTGAAAATGTTGATGTTTCATATCCAAAAGATGAATTAATCAAACCATCTGCTGCAACTTGGTCTGTTGACACTATTATTCGTGTTGAATTGATAAGTGGTAATCCAGTTGATATTTTAGACTCTCAATTATTCCAATATGCAGATGCTGTAGATACAACTGTTGGAAATGCTGTATGTTTAGTTGAAAACGTTATTGCAATCAACACTGGTGATAGAACAATCTATGAATTATCAATATCTGAGGAAACTTTAGAAGGTAAGTTCTCAATACCTTATAAAACCACTCTTGTAGAACCACTAACGACAACTGAGTCTATTATAACTGTTGACTCTACTATTGGGTGGCCAGAAAGAAACGGTATCATCATTATGGGTGATAGTGAAAGAATACAATATAAAGAAAAATCATTAAACCAGTTTATTGAGTGTACACGTTCTAAAAATGGTATTGTAGAAGATTGGGATTCTGGTACTCCAATTTACTCTGATATTTTCTGTTATATCAATAGAGGACTAGATACTGAAGTAAAATTACGTGTTCTTGGTATTGCTGAAGCAACAGGAACAGTTCTTACTGATACTGGTTCATATTATCTTCCTAGTGACAAATTAAACGTAGCATCTCTTGGTTCTTCATCTACAGATCAGAGAGTTACATCTTGGTTATATAATGTTAAAAAATTAATCTCTGTAAACAATATTGAACCAGGTGGTCTTAATAACCAGACTGCAACTGTTTACACTACAAATAATCACGGTCTTCTTGTTGGTGACTCTGTAACAATCTATGGTGCAAACCCAACGATATTTAACGGTACGTTTTCTGTAACTTCTCGTATTAGTGCTACTGTATTCTCATATCAAATATCTGCTCCTGCACCTAATTCACCTCAAGGTAACATTTTGATGTCTGTTGACCTTAATAAAGGTAAATCAGATGAAGAATCAATCAATAACTCTATCGCACAATTTACAACTAATGTACAAAATACGTTCTTCAACTCAAATTACTCTTATATTGCTACAACAGGTATTCCAAACTATAAAGTTGGTCCGTTCATTGGGTCTGCTCTACTCCCAGGAAACCAAAGAAAGTTAAGTAGATTTCCTAGAATTGTTGATACTGTATCACGTCGTGATGATTTATCATTTGGTCCTATTGGATGTTGGGTAAATGGTGTTGCTGTTTGGTCTTATAAGTCTCAAATTAAGACAAAATTTGGTGGAATTACAAGTTTTGATATTGTAGATGCAGGTGAAGGATATGACGCTGCTTCTAAACCATTAATTGAAATAAGTGGTGGTGGTGGATCTGGTGCTGCTGCTAGTGTTGTTGTAAATGGTTCTTTATTTAATGTTGATGTAACAGCAGGTGGTTCTGGATACACCTCATCTCCATTAGTTTCTATTGTTGGTGGAGGTGGATTTGGTGCTACTGCAACTGCTGTTATTACAAATGGAGTTGTAAGTAAAGTTCTTGTTGAAACACCTGGTCAAGGGTACACCTCAGCACCTACTGTAAGCATCTCAGGAGGCAATGGAACAGGTGCAACTGCTACTGCCGAGGTAAGAGGTCCTATTCAATCTATTAGTGTAGATACAGCAGGATCAAGTTATACAACTGCACCTAATATTAAATTAAATTCTGGTGAAGGTGCTGTTGCACAACCAATTATTATCAATGGTCGTATTGTATCAATCGCTATTATTAACTCAGGTAGTGGATATACATCTCCTCCTAATGTAATTATTAATGGTGATGGTTATGGTGCTATTGCAAAAGCAACCATAGGAACATTTGGTGAAGATAAAGGACGTGTTTTAAGTATTACTGTTGAGAACAGAGGTATAGGATATTCAACTGGTCTTACAACTATTCGTTGTGAATCTATTGGTCAAGGTGCATCATTTACTGCAAATGTATTTGAGTGGACACAGAACTTAGAAACTGAACTATCAGGACTAATGGATCCTTCTCGTGGTTATGTATTTGCAGGATATAACACACAATATGGTGGTGAATATGCACATTTATCAGATCCTAAACAATTACGTTATGTTCTTGGTGATAATGTATTTAAAGATCCATCATCAGGAAATCTTAGAGAACTTTCAGCAGGACTAAGACACTCTCCTATTATTGGTTGGGCATTTGATGGAAACCCAATATACGGACCATATGGTTATATTGATGCTGCTGATCAGTCATCTGGTATTAAGAGATGTGTATCTTCTTACAGAGTAAAACCTGCGTTATTATTTGACAGTGCAACCAATCCAAATCCAGTTCGTGCTGATGGACCACTATTATCAGACAAACCCGCAGGAACTTATATAGAAGATTATGAGTATGTGTTCCAAGCAGGTGATTTAGATCAGTATAATGGTAGATATTGTAAGACACCTGAATATCCTGAAGGAACTTATGCTTATTTTGTTTCCATTGACGCATCAGAAGCAGGTTTACCTGTATTCCCATATGTCTGTGGACCACAATTATATTCAAGACCTGACGAATGGAACTATAGTCAAGATGCTGTACAAACCAATATTCCTCTTGATGTTGTTAGATTCCGTGATCCTTATGAAGATGTTGACATTGATATTCAACGTACACCTAACCAAGATACAGATACTCTTGTAACTGAGATAGGTGACGAGTTTATCTTTGAAATAGAAGATACTAATAGAGATGGTGTTATATCAACAGAAGAAGAAAACGAATTAAATTATATCTCAGAAGAACCTGTACTGCAATTATTTGATTACTACCCTAGTGTATCTACTAGATCACAGGTTGATATTGAGATTGATACTACTACTAAATTTGAAGATGCTAAAATTAGTGGATTTGTAGTTGAAAACCCAGGTATATCATATAAAGTTAATGATAAGTTGTTCTTTGACGATACAGGAACTGGTGGATATGGTGCATCTGCTAAAGTAAATGCTGTAAAAGGTATTGATGTCAGTCAGTACACTTCATCTATGGTTAATGATTCACCGTTAGCAAAGATTACAACTACTGGTGAACACGATTTAAGAGTTAATGATGAAATTATTGTTGATAGTATTCCTATTATTGATCAAACAAACAAAACATTTAGAGTAAAAGTTGTATCTGGTGTTGAAACAGTAAATATTAGTCAACAAGGTCTTGGATATAATGATGATATTCCACCAACTTACGAAATTGTTACAGGAACTGGTCAAGATTTTAAATTAGAACTTGTACAACTTGAATCTGGTGCTGTTAATACAGTTAATATTATTAACTCTGGATCAGAATATACACCTAGCAATCCACCAGAAGTTAGAGTAAGTCATCCACAAAGATATAAAAAAGCAAATTATGCTCTTACATTATTAGATGAGAGTAGTGGTATTGAGAAAATAGTAAAACTTAAAGATATTGTTACTGCTGATGATAGAACATTCTATGTTGTCGGTGAAGCAGATGATGTTGATGGAGATTCAGCAGGATTACTTGCAAAATTCAATAGTGATGGTAGATTGTTGTGGACACGTACAATGGCACCACTACAACCTGCTGCGGGAGATAAACGTTGTGTATTTAACAGAATTTATCTTGAAAACACATCACCACATTCTATCTACGTTGTTGGTGAAACAATTCCTAATAATGTCAACTTATCATACAATCCAGACCTAGTTGTTGCCAAATATACCTCTGGATTTGATGCACAGAACAATCCTACTGCTGTTCCTGTATGGCAACGTGAAATTGCAGGTATATCTGGTTCTTCAAGAAGAGATTATATATCATCCTTAACTATAGATGATAACGGTCAAATATACGTTGGTGGTACAACAGATACTAACTCTCCAAATCCAGATGATATGTGGATTGCTTTGTTAGATGAACAGGGTGCTATTAAAGAAAAACGTAAGATATGTACTGCATCAGGATCAGAACAATTAACAGACCTTAAATTTACAAGTGATAACACCTGTATATTTGTTGGTGTTAATGATCCTGCGGGAACGAGTGAAATTATTATTGGTGAAACTAACTATGATAATGTAACTATTAACGTTTCTTGGAGTAGACAGTTTGGTAATACTGGATATAGATTCTCTAATCCTAAAATTACTATTGATGACTATGGTTCTAGATACGTAACTGCAACTGCATACCAAATTTCTAATACCAAGAATACTGGTGTTTTGTATATGAAGTTTGCACCTAGTGATTACAAAACTCCATCAGTTGTTAAATTACTTTCACCTACTGGTGTATTTGAAGATATACAATCAACTGGAGTTAAATTTGATATATTTGGTAATATTGATGTTGGTGCATACGTTAAATATGCTTTCAATGATCATAGAGCAATCATATTCAAGATTTCTTGGAATACAAGTAATATATTAACTGCTGCTTCTGTAAAACAGGTTAGTGGTATTGGTTTCCAACCAACTACAATTAGTAACGATAATTCTGGTGATACTATTATTGCAGGTAATAAAATTGAATCTAATGAATTAGCAATACTCAATTTTGAATCAACTATAACTGGAGATGAAACATATAATAATACTTTAACAGCAGGATGGTCTGTAGATCCTACATTAGATACTTCTAAATGGAAATATGGTGCACAGTCAGCAAATATCAGTGCTGCTGCGAATAGACTATCGTTAGACTGGGGTGCTGATGTAGCAACAAATTATACTATTGAAGCGTGGATTGCTATTGGACAAGCACAATATAACGCTCAAAGTTCTACACCAAATATTTTTGATGTTGCTCCTACTACAGGTGATAATGCAGTTGTAGAACTAGAAGGTGATGCTACAAGTCCTGATTTTGGTAAAGTTCGTTTAAAGTTAGGTTCTAATACTTACCTATCTACAACCACAACTAACTGGACAACATTTAATAACGAAGCATTTATACACGTTGCTCTTGTTAAGTCAACTCCTGGTGTTGGTACTTACGTTTATAAAGTATTCATCAATGGTGTTGAACAAATTGATGTAACAAGTACAACTATAGATACACAACTTAAATCTATACTATTATTTGGTAAATCATCTCCTGTTGTCGCTAGTTCTATTGGTGGTTGGGTAGATAATATTTCTGTATCAGGTATTGCAAAATATAGTGATACATTTACTCCTGCACAAGCAGTTGGTTCTAATAAAACAGTATCTGCTTTCTGCTACAAGTTAGATAGAGAACAAACTAAGACTGGAACATATACATTAAACACCGTTCAAACTGGTATGCAGATTCAAGTCGCAGCCGCTGTGAACGACTTTACGTTTAATACCCAGGTGATTACTTCTGGAGATTGGACATTAGGTCCTGCGGGTCTACAAATACTTGATTATGCTGATGTTGTATCAAATAATGTTGAAGGAACTTACTCATTTACGTCTACAGATCAGATATATGAGACTAGAACTGCTACTATCCCAACACCTCTTGGTAGAAAACTACTACTAAGCACTACTGTTATTCCTAAATTCTATATTCGTGATGCAATATATCAGTCTATTGATACTGTAAAGACAGTAACATTTAACCAAACAGCAAACTTTACTAAAGGTTCTATATTACAACAGTATTCAGTTATTGGTGGACAAGATGTAGTCAGTGCATACGGTACTATTGTAAATGTTCGTGGAGCACAAGGACAGGTTGATATTGGTAATATTATTGGTAATTTTGATACTACTAAGAAATTAAAATCAACTGCAAATGATGTAAACCTTATTAATCAAACATTTTTAGTTGAAACAACTATACCTCAATGGTTTACAAACTTCAGTTATACAACTGGAGATGAAGTTTATAATGCAGGTAAGATCTATACAGCAGGTTCTACTGGAGTTTCTGGTGCTAGTGCTCCTATTCATACGATTGGTACAGTAACTGATGGAAATATAAACTGGGTATATACTCGTGATGCAGGTAGTTTTAATATAGATCTTGCAAATACTTCATATTCTAGTGGAACATTAAATCAATTTGGTTCTTGGAGACCATTTGTAGCAACAGATTACTCAATTAGAATTGAAGCAGTATATGAGGGATCAGCATTTATTAAAGGTGATAACATTGATGCTGACGCTGTTGGTCTTTCAGCAACATTCGATGCTACTGGAAAGATAATAACAATATCAGGTTTAGTTGGAGTTAAGAAATTCCATCTTACATCGAATCTTGATAAAGATATTATTCCAACTGGTGCTCTAGCATTTACAGATTTAGTATTCTGTGTTTCTACAAGTAGGCATAATTTTACTCAAAACGAAATTATATTTGTTGAAGGATTTACAACAACTGAATATGGTGGATCATTCTTTGTAGAAGAGGTTCTTGATAGTAGAAGATTCTTATATCGTTTAAGATCAACTGCTGTACAAGATCCTTCATTTACAAGTTCTACTATTGCAAGTGTTAATATCTACGCTAAACATCCACAATTATTATTTGTTCGTAAACATCAATACATATTTGACCTTGATGATCCATCTAATTTTGGATATTATATGTCGTTCTCTAAGGATAATCAATATAAATTAGAATATCCTTTTGTAAACATTGTTAGAGAGGGTATCCCAGGTTTAACTGACCAAACATCACCTAAACCACTTGTTAAGTTTATTGTTGATGAAGATGTTACCAATATTTCATATTACTTCGATCCATCAAGAACTCTTCCAAGTAACTCTCCTGTAGGTGAAGCATCATTTATTGACGTTATAGAAACTCCTTATAAAGGAACATTTAATATTAATCAGATATTATCAGATACAGAATTTACATTCCCACTTCTTGTAGAACCAGAAAAAACAACTGCTCCTTTAGGAACAACTGAAACAGGTCTTACAAGAGCATCTTATAGTACAACTTCTCTAAAAGCGATTGGTCCTATTGCAAGTATCAAACTGGTAAACCCAGGTGGTTTCTATCAGAAATTACCTATTGTTACTGATATATCATCTGATAGAGAAATTGAGAAAATACGTATCATATCTGGTGGTACAGAATACATTAATGGCATCTATTATAATGTTCCTATTGCAGGAGATGGTGAAGGTGGTCTATGTAATATTACAGTTGCAGATGATGGTGAATTAACAGGTGTTATTACTGCTGTTGAATTAACATCTCCAGGTAAAGGATATACTACTGCATCTATTGATATTGATACTATTCCAGGAATATTGGGATCACTATTACAAGGTTCTGGTGGACAACTTGATGTTGTAATTCCTGCTGAGGGATCTGGTGCATCTGTGTTCTTACAAGGTACAAGTATTGGTAAGATTAAGAAACTTAAAAATAATGAATTTGGTTTCGGTTATTCTCACGATTATACACTAAGACCTGAGATTACATTCCCTGTAAACCTTCAGTTGTTTAATACTGCTATACTTTCTGAAATTAAGGTTACAGATCCTGGTTCTGGTTATACATCAATTCCTAGAGTTGTTATTGAAGGTGGTGGTGGATCAGGTGCTGAAGCAGAAGCGATTGTTAAAAATAATAGACTATCTGAAATAATAATTAAAAATCCTGGATCTGGATATAGTTCTGAACCATCAGTTACACTTAAGTCAGAATTTAACTATGTTGTAAACCTTGATTTAGGATATTTACAGTTTAACTTCCCACACGGTATTACAACTGGTGCTGCTGTTCAACTTAGAGCAGAAGATTTAGGATCTACAGTTGGTGTTCTACCAAAACCAAGTTCAGCAGGTTTGGTTAGTTTAAGTTCTACAACCACTTACTATGCTATTGCAGGTGAGGCAAATTCACTTGAAGCAGACCAACTTAGAATAGCACTAACACAAGTTGATGCTGAGTCTGGTAACTTTATTACATTCTTAACTCAAGGTGATGGTCGTCAGATTCTTCTTACTGAAGTATTTGGTGGTCAAGCAACTGCTATTGTACAAACATCTCGTTTCTTAAAAGGAGAACTTGTATATCAAGGTTCATCCCTAGAAACTGCTACTGCAACAGGTTACGTTTCAGATAATGAAGGTTGGCAGATTGGTCCTCGTATATTAAAACTTGAAAACTATAACGGAAATTGGACTGTTGGAGAACGTGTAACTGCACAGGTATCTCGTGCATCTGGTTTGATTGATAACTTATCTATTGCTCGTGGTACATTGAATATAGACTCAATGACAACCACTACTGGTCAGTTTATTGATGACATTGGTAAACCATCTGAAATTGTACAGAAAATTCAAGACTCTTACTTCTATCAGAACTTCTCTTACGTTATTAAATCACAAACTCCTATTAACGAATGGAGAAAGAGTATTCTTGAAACCAATCACCCAGTTGGATTCAATATGTTTGGTGAATTGGCACTTGCAGCAGGTAAAGATATATCAGGAAGAAAGGTTGTATCTGATCTTGTTAAAGAAGTTAATATCTTTAGTGCTACTAATATTAATCAGATTACATCTTTTGCTAACTCACAACCAATATATACCGAGTTTAATAACACTGAAGTATTATTCAGACAAAGAAGACTTACTAACTCTGAAGAAATCTTAACTTCTATTGTTAAAAAACTTGATAATATTGATAATGACTTTAATGGTGTTAAAACACAATTCCCATTGACTGTAGAAGGTGAATCTGTAACTGCAACTGATGATCAATTATTGATTCTTATTAACGGTGTTGCCCAGTCACCTGGAACTGCATTCACAACATCTGGTCCATCTGTTGTATTCTCAGAACCACCTAAAGCACCATCAAGAATTAAGTTTAGAAATCTTACATTCTCTCAAATTAATATTATAAGATATACATTTAGTACAACATCTGGTATTTTCCCACAAACAGGTAAACCTGTAAGGTCTTTACAGAACGAGGGAACTGCAACTGTCATTGATAGTGGTGTAGATTACATTGATGTTATCGATGTAGAAGGTACTTTCCAGATTGGTGACAATGTTTTAGCGTCATCTAGTGGATTTGATGGTACATTAAGTGCTGTAACTGGTTTAACTAGCAAAACAATTTACGAACAAGGTGAAAGAATAACAAATTTACAAGGTGATTTTGCAATTATTGAAGAAAATAACCTTAGAGATGGTGTTGTAGACGCTAGATTGGTAGTTTCTCGTACATCTGGTACATCTGAATTTGAAACTGGTGACTTTAATATCAAATTTAACGACACAATATACTCTGCTGCATCTAAAATTGCTGCAAGAGTTACTGTAATTGCACCATATACAGACGATGTATCTCAACAAATCATTGATACTGTTGATTTATCACCTCCATCATCATTCTTTGGTCTAATTTTCCAACGTGTTCCTTCAATTACCTATCCAAATACTATCTTAGACAATATTTCTGAGACAGTTATCAATCCAGAAGAACTATATGAAGAGGGAACTGCTAATAACCAAGACTTCTTAGACTTTGAAGAGGTAAGAAACCAAGAAATTAGATATAATTATCTGTCAGGATCACAATTTGTAGCAGGTGACTCAATACGTAACAAACAAATCTACTATGATAACGCTTCATTAGTAGGTGTAGACGATCAACGTTCATTTGATGCTGCTGTATTGATAAGAAAGAATGCTAGATTCATTGCTGAAGAAGCAGTTGGATTAATGAAGGCATTTTTCCCATCATTTGTAGTTCCATCATTAGGTGGAGATAGAGATTGTGAAGATGATATTGTAGATATTTTAAATATTGTTGCATATCAATTAGAAGTTGATGGTAACTCAGAAATCTGGGATGCTGCTAGTACATATGTACAGGGTAATGCAATATATCACGTTGATGGTGAAGTAGCACAAACAATATACGCATTTAACAAAGCACGTGATTTAGCGATACAGTGTATCCGCAATGAAGTTATTAATACAACTACCACTAATCTACCTCAATATAGAGATCCTACTATCACAGAAGAGTTTGCTGTTATAAGCAATAGTCACGGTGATGCAAGAGATTTAATTCTTGCTAATAAATGGTTCATTGCATATGAAGCATTACATTATGCTAAAACACAAAATCCAGGATATAACGTATCAGGTGGAGATGTTCATTGTTTATCTGATATTGTTGATGTTCTTGAAGCGATGGTTTATAACTTAGCACACGGTGGTAATAACTTTGTATATAAAGCAACTAAGAAAACTCTACAGTATGGTGTAACATCTGGTGATAGAGATACTATTGTAGATGCTTTTACTAAGGCAAGAGATATTGCTATTGAAGTAATGAGAAATAATGCTTGGACAAAAGCAGGATCTCATAACTGGAATCAAGTAACTGATACATCTATAACCGCTGATCCTGCAAACCCAACTTGTCAGGCAGTTGCATCAGCAATTACTACACTAATGAATATTTTGATTACTAATCTTGGATCAACTGCATCTCCAGGAACAGTAGCAGCATTTGAAGCAGCAGTAACTGAGACTGCACCTTCTGGAGCGTATGCAGGATATACTAACAGTTGTGTTAATCAGGCAAATGCTATAACATCCTATATGAGAATCATTACTGATACTCTAGAGGATCCTACAGGTGGCACTCCTGCAACATATCAGTGGGCAATTACTAATGTACCTCGTGTTCTTCCTCCTTATGCTTTTGTGGATGGAGAAACTTTACGTTGTGCTAAACACGCTTATAGAGATAAATCATCTGGTGGATTCTTTGTATTTGGTGATACTGTAAGAGCAGTTACATCAGGTGCAACATATGATGTTATTGGATCTAATGCAGGTAACAAGTGGATCTTCTCTAAACAGATTAGTGGTGTATTACAAGCAGGTGAGTACATAACCAACTCTAAACTTACATATGCAAACGTATCTCAAGATAAATTAACATTTAAAACTGATTCTGGTTCACTTAGATTTACTGGATCTGGTTCATATGCTACTTTCCCATCAAGTAATGCTGTATTATTTGGTGATGGAGCAGATGCTGCTACTGGTGACTATACAATGGAATTATGGATACGTCCTGCTTCTGTTACTGGCACACAGAGACTTATTGATCTTAGAGAGTCATCTTCTGACACTAAGTTAGGTATATTGATGTCTGGTCAGTCACTTCGCTTATCTATAGGTGCTAGTGATGTAATTACTGTTAGTTCTGCTATTACTACAATCAATAACTGGTATCATATTGCAGTATCTCGTTCTACAAGTGTTACTAAACTGTTTGTAAATGGTCAGCAGATGGGTACATACACTGATACAAACAATTATAATGCAAATAGTAAGATTACTGTTGGTGCAGGATGGAACAATGGTAATCCTTTCAATGGTTGGATTGATAATCTTATAATCCGCAAAGGAATTTCCCAGTACAATAGTAGTTTTACTCCCCCTATTATCTTTAACGATAGTACAGATGTATCATTCGCACTTCTTGGTGAAGCACCATTCCCTATGGAACAGAGTGCAGTATATGCAACATACGTTAATCATATAATATCTACTGCTACTGCTGATGAAGTTGAGCTATGGCGTTCTGAACTTACAACTGAAGGTGTTGATCTTAGTCGTGAAGAATATAGAATATGTGCTGAAGTTATACGTAAGAATATTGACTATATTGCTGAAGAAGCAGTTGGTCGTCTTAAGTATAGATACCCTGATTTTGTCATCCCTGGTGATGGTGGTATGAGTGGTTATGGATCTAATGTTTGTCTACGTGATACTAAATCATATATTATTCCTGCTATAATTGACGATCTTATATCAGGTGGTAACTTCCAAACAACCATTGTTGGTCGTGCTTACATTGAAGGATCTGGTGCATTACAACATATTGGTGGTGAGCAATTACAATCAATCTATACTTGGAGAGAAGTTGCAAAACTTTGTATTGATGTAATTACATTAGATGAAGCAGATTTAGAAGGAACTTATTCAACTAAAGTTCGTGTTCCTAATTATTTTGCATCTCCTGCATCTTCACAGATACAAACTGATATTATGACTCTTGTAGATGATCTATTAGATGTTATAGGTCCTACAGGTCATAGATTTAGAGATGGTGCTGATTTAATTTACTTTAATAGAAAAGCAATCGCTGATGAAGCAGTATATTATATTGAAAACAAATATCAAGTACAAGTTGGTTTCTCAACAGTAAATAAACTAACAATACCTAATAGAGCAAAATGTGTAAGAGATATTAGAGATCATATACTTCCTGCTATTGCAGGTGACTTGGTTACAGGTGGTAACTTTGAAACTCAAGCAATGATTGATAGTTATCTCGATAATGAGACTAATATCAATTATATTGAAGATGAATTGCTTGCAATGATTGATGCGATTGAATATGCTAAGAAGTTAGCACAAAAAGCAATACAAGGTTTATTAATTGGTAGAAATGAGAACCCTGCTCAAGTCGCTGCTGATTTCTCTGATTACTATCAGATGTTATACACAGATGAGTCTGTTTATCGTGACGATACTATTACAATAGATCCTAAAGCATATACTGGATCTGATAGAGATCTTGACGCTGCAAATCTTTTACAGCAAAATGCTAAGACCATTGCAGGTGAAGCAGTTGATATTCTAACTAAAACATCGTTTGCACAATCTAAGAAGTTTAGAGTTCCAGGTGGTAAAGTTAACTGTGAAGATGATATTGTTGACATCATCGAATCTGTAGCACACGATTTACGTTTTGGTGGTAACAGCGAGACATATGATGCTGCTGCTTTATACTTAAATACTGATTTAGCATTAAGTCACGTAACTAATCAATCTGATGAGACAATCTATGCGTTTAAGTTAGCAAGAGATATGTCAATCCTAACCATCAGAAACCGTTTAGGGTTTACTCCCTATGAGAGTGAGGCAGCAACAGGTGGATTAGGACAAGCAATACAGAGACCTGATTACTATAATAATGCTACAACCAATGGTTACTATGATGCTGCAAATGAAATTGAAAATAATATAAGATTTATCGCTACAACTGCTGTTGGTCGTGGTATGTCTCAGTATCCTAATTTGGCATTCTCTGGTGGTTATAATTATCAGTCTTGTGTTGATGACGTTGTAGATTTACTTGAAGCATTAGTATTCAACTTAAAGCACGGTGGTAACAACCGTATGTGGTATTCAAGTGAGTTCTATATTACAGTTGGAAATGCTATACAGCATATTAGTAACCAAGCAGCAGAAGTTAAATATATCTTTGAACAAGCAAGAGATATTGCAATACAAATAATGAGACAGCAGATTGTTACAATTAATGGTGTAACAGAAGGAAGTGCAATATATGATTCTAGTATTACTATTGATGGTACTAATACAACAGTTGGTAACTTAACTCCAACAAATGTAGAATACTTCCCAACTACAGGTAATTTAAGACTTACTGTTAATGGTCATAACTTAACTACAAGTGATAGTATTCAACTTGCTCAAAACTCATTAACATTTACTTGTGATTTTGATGGTAATGCAACAAACCATACATATCCAAGACCATTAGATCCTTCTAGCGGTGCTTTATTACCAGTTACAGCATTTACTACAAATACATTTACAGTAAATGTAGGAACTACTGCTAACGGAACTCACGATGTTACTGATGCAATATATGAAGAAGCAACTGGTAATCTATTCTTAGATATTGGTACAAATAATCTTAATGTTGGAAGACATATTAAGTTCTCTCAAGATTATGCAATAACATTTACTTGCACAAAAGATGGTAATACTACTAACCACGCATATCCTCGTCCTACTGACTATGCTAGTGGTAAATCATTAGAAGTTTTAGAAATTAGTGATTCTGCGTTTACAGCAACAGGAGCAACATATTCACCTACTACTGGTGCTATGACCCTGACTGTTCCTCAACACGGATTTAGTAATGGTGATCAGATAAGACTTGTTAATAATTCATTGAACTTCACTTGTACAATGGATAACAACTATAGTGTACATTCTTATCCTCGTGCTAGTGATCCTGCATCAAACCAGTATCTAACAATCAGCAACGTTGCTACAAATACTTTTGATGTAAACGTTGGTTCTACAAATACTCTAAATTATACTCCATCAAATGTTGTTTACAGTCCTACTACAGGAGATATGGTTATCACAATCGGTAATCACAGTCTTGTTCCTGGATCACACATTAAGATTGCTGATAATTCATTAATATTTACTTGTTTAGAAGATAATAATGCTACTGAGCATTCATATCCTAGAACAACAACTACAATACATCAGAGCACTGCTGCTGTATATGAACCTACTACAGGTATGATGCAGTTGACTGTTCCTCAACACGGATTTGCAAATGGTGATCAAATTAAGATTGCAACTGATTCTCTAACATTTACTTGTGGTCAAGATAACAATCAAACAAATCATACATATCCACGTGCTACTGACCCTGCTGCTAATTCTTGGTTAGAAATTTCAGATGTAACTGCAAATACATTTAAAGTTCAAGTTTTATTATCTACTGGAATACCTTCAACAAATACAACACCACACACATATGTTTCTTCTGCTACAAATAATATTACTTGGAAGAAAGATAGAGCATATGATGTTCCTTTAGAAGTAAAAGCAGTTGGTCAAACAACTATTACAGTTAATGTTTTAGCATCTGGAAGAATCCCATCTACTAACGTAACTACTCATACATTTGTAAATGCTGCAACAAATGCAATAAGTGCAGGTGGAAATTACACTCATACATTCATATCTGCTGCACCTGGAGGTGTTAGATTTAAGAATGGACGTATTAAGGTTAATGTAAACCCTGCACCTACAAACGAACAATATCCACATACATTTGTAAGTGCTGTTTCTGGTGCTGTATCTTATGGTGGTAATCATCCTCACAACTTTGTAAGTGCTAATACTAATGCTATAACCTTTATTATTGGTGGTGGTGGAGTTCGTTGTGTAAATGAAGCAGCGTCTATAACAACATTAATGGGTATTCCTATCAATCTATTTGATAGTAGTAATACAAGTAATCCTACAGCATATCTAAATGGAATTACGAGAACATTACCACTCGAATGGCCACTTACAGGTGAACGTGCTATTAGACGTGACGTTTCTATAACTTACGATTCAGCAGGTAACGGAAACTGCACCACACAGAGTTCAGCGATTAATACCCTTTGGGAGATACTTATTAATACTATTGATACTGCTGCTCAAGGAAATGGTAGTCATCTTGCAACTATAACCAGAACTGCACCTGTCACTAACAACACTGTATATAAAGGTGGAACTTGTTACGATGTCACATCTGCTGCACACGTACTATTCAAGACACTTCTTCACGGTCTTGGAAGTGGCACAGAGATGTATAAACAATCTGCAAGATTATTAATATACAATGACACATATACTCGATTAGAATCATATGAGAAAACTTTAAATCAATATCCTGGTTATGCAGGAGATGCTTCGTTTGCTGAACCAATACAAAAAGCGATTGTATATGACTTCATTACAAATGGTAATGCTAGGACTTTACAATTAGTTAACTCTTGGTTTGATGCTGATGGTAATTTCGTAGCATACCCAACACTCTTTAGAACTCGTCTTCTTTATCACGCAAGAATGATTAAAGAGTTGATGGATCATATCTTAAAAGGAACTGCACCTGATCCTGGTGTAAATGCTAACCAACCTCTTTATTCACTTGATGGAACTAATCCTGATAGAGAATTACGTCCTACTGCGACTGCATCTCATAAGTTACATCAATTATTCCACTTAATATTAACTGCGTTACAATACTCACAATTCCCAACAACATACTTAAGAACACAATTTGACGCAGGTGTTGCTGTTTATGATGGAGTTATTAATGTTGCTAATAACTTTGAACCATATGATAGAGTTGCTTATATTGTTCTAGGATCTAATATTCCAGAACTTGATGGAACAACCTATTATGTACATCCTAATTCAACATCTAATAAGATAGTTCTTACAGAATATATTGATGGAGAACCAATATATCTAAGTCCAGGTCTAGCATCACAGTTACATACACTCGCTGTTGAAGTAGATCCAGGTGTAGATCGTGTACCTACAACTTATGGAACACGTGATGTACCAACACCAATCAAAGCAGGTTTCAACCTTGCTGATGTTATCTACGGTGGAACATCTGGTGCTACTGCTCAGATAGTTCGTATGGAAGATAATTTAGCAGATATTATGTATCAGGCAAAATATATGACCTGTAATACATTCTCTGCACAAGGTGGTGGAACTGGAATCAAGATTCAGAATGGTGAGACAGTTGTTGTTCAAGGTGCTACTCAAAATACTGGTAAGGTTCTTGCTACTGATAACGAGACATATATTAAGTTGATTGATTACAATGGAACATTTACAGCAGGTGATACTATAGAAGGTGTTACATCTGGTGGTACTTGTACATTTGCTGATGAGCACGATAGACTTCTTGTTAATTTCCGTCAGGGTGAATTTATTGCAACTGATAAGTTCTTCTCTACAGATACTGGATCTAAAGCAACTGCTCTAATTGTTAGAAACAATAACGGTGCACTAATTGATAATCAGAGTGGTAGAATCACTTACGACATCACCACAGTAACTGGAGAGTTTAAACCCCAAGATGTTATCTATGGATCTGTTACTGATCAAATTATTGAAATTGAATCTTTTGTTACTCTACCTAATTTTGGTGAGTATGTACACGGTAGACAAATTACAAGACTTACATATGTTCAGTTAATTACTGATACAGGTGTTACTGATACATTTAATGTTGGTGATGTATTACAGGTTCAATCTGGTGGTATTAGTATTGGTTGGACAGTGACTGTTACTGAGATTGATACAAATAATAATTACGTATTTGTTGCAAATGAAACTGGAACTCCAGAAGGTGTAACTATTTCTGATATTGCAAGTAATTCACAATATCAACTTGCTAAAGTACCAGTTGGAACTCTATTCCCATCCGTATATACAGGAGTTGCAGCAGTTACAATAACAGATACAACAGCATACGGTAAGATTGCTAAGATTACACAGTTTGGTACTCGTGCTGTTCTCCACTTAGAAGGAACAAGTGGAACATTCCAGAAGAACTCACAAATTATTGGAGACAATGGTTTCAAAGGTGCTTGTTCATCTGCTAGATCTTTAAGAGGTAGAGTACGTAGATTCTTTAGAGGATTTGATGGTGTACAAAAGGCATTTAAACTAACTCAAGGAAATGGTACACAATACTTCCCAGATCCCGCAGGACATATGATGATCTTTGTGAATGGTATCTTACAACCACCTGGTGCTGACTACGCATTCACAGCATTCTCAGATAACATACAGTTTACTGAAGCACCTGCTATAGGATCAACTTTCCACGGTGTATATAAAGGTAAGTTAAGACAATTAGATGATATATCATTCGACTTTGATTCATTACGTAACTCATTCAACTTAAAGTTAAATGGAGTGTTCTACTCATTGACTTTAACTGATGGTGTACAATCAAATACAATCTTACCTGAGAACAATATTATTTGTCAGTTAAATGGTGTTATACAGGAACCTGGAATTGGTTTTGAAATTGTTGGTTCTAGAATTATCTTCTCTGAAGTTCCTCGTGCAGGTTCAACCTTCGTTGCATTCTCTTATGTTGGTTCTGATGTTGACGTTATTGCAGCAACAGTTGTACCACCTATTGAAGCAGGTGATGAACTTATCATTGATGGTGAGGAAGAAACAAGAACAGTTGCTCTTATTGAATCATCTAACTCTCTAATTACATTTGAGTATGGTGGAGCAGTTAAAGGACGTAATGCTTCTGCACTTGCTGAAATTGAAAAAGGACGTATTACCAATGCGATATTAACAAACTCTGGTGATGGTTATAGTACAAGACCACAAGTTGATGTTATATCTTCAACAGGATTTGGTGGACGTATTAAGGCACTTGTTGGTGTAGCAAGAATTGATGTTAAGAACGCAGGTCAAGGATATTCATTACCTACTATTGTTGCAAATACAACTGTTGCAGATGATTTCTTAGGACCTACAGGACCTGCATTAAATGGTGGTATTGATATTTACGATCCTAACTTCATACCTGTAACAGGTGGTACTGGAGTCATAGAGAACTTTATAACAATAACTGAATCACCTAGAAATATTACTGTTAACCAAGGTCAGACTGCTACATTCCAAGTTGCAGCAAAAGTAACAATATCTAATGTTGTTGCTTATCAAATTAATGTTGCTGATAAGTCTGTTAACCATCCTTACTATGGTCAAGGATCTGGAAAAGGTTATAACTTTACTGGTGGTCAATTTAATTCAAGCACTGAAGCACCAACACTTGTATTTGTTCGTGGAGCAACATATCAGTTTAATCAAAACGATGTTACCAATGCTACTCACGCACTTTACTTTAGTGAAGATGCTACTGCTTATGGTGGCAATAGTAGATATGAGACTGGTGTTGTATATCGTCTTAACGGTAATCAAGTTGCAGACTACGCAACATATGCTGCGGGATTTAATGCTGCTACAACACGTAGTGTTAGCATTACAGTCGCTGCTGATGCTCCTGCTACTCTTAATTACGTATGTGGTAATCATCAGTATATGGGTTCAGCAATTAACGTTAACAACGGAACTCTTTCATATCAGTGGCAGAAAAAAGATTATGGAACATCAAGTTGGAACAATATCACTGGAGCAATTAGTTCTACATATACAACTGCTGCTACTACACAGGCAGATACAAATGATGAATATCGTGTTGGTATCACATCTAACGGTGCAATCCCTGTTCTATCAACTGCTGCTGTTCTTACCGTCAACATCGGTGCAACAACACTCAGTTCCTTCACACCTACCCAAATCTTTGACGACGACTAAATACTCTTATGGCAGCAAATGGATCCTATAATAGTAGCAATAATGTCCTAACAGTAACTGGCGATGGTTTGCCATCTCCAGTGAACTCAGGAACTTTTCCTAATGCTAACAATTCAAACACAATTACATCATATGCTTTCAACCACAACTTTGTTTACAGAGGTGGATCAAACACGTCTGATTCTGGGGTTGTCGGTTTGGGTGCTATTGGTATTGCTGCAAACGGTGTCGTCTTCTTTAATCCTAGTGCAGGAACTGATGGGTCGCCCCCGTCAGGATTTTCCTACGTGGCAGCGGGTATTGGTTCTGCTGTTAATTATGGAGAAGATAGTTGTGGTGGGTATCCTGAGTCAAGTGGTCAGTACCGTTATAACGACAGCGACTTCATAGATTGTTGGAATGCCAATCAAGTGATGGCAGGATATAATGATTACTATGGTTCATCTCAATATAATGGTGATAATATTAGACACCCTGATGGTCACTCTAAGATAATAGGTTATAGTTTTGATGGTTATCCTGTGTATGGTCCTTATGGATATACAGATGCTAATGATAACACTACACCTGTAATCAGAATGTCTTCTGGATGGACAGTAAGAACTCAAGAAGCACCTGGAAGACCTGCATATGATACAACATACCCCGCAGGTGTGTTTATGGAAGATTATGAATATACTGGTGGAACAGGAAAGTTAGATACACATAACGGTAGACATTGTGTAACACCTGAGTATCCTAGTGGTACTTTTGCATACTTTCTTACTGAAGATAATTCTGGAAATCCAGTATTTCCTTTTATGATGGGTTTGACCTCGAAAGAGGCAATGGTAGTACCTGCCAATGATGGTTTTACACAAACTGCACCACCTACTGATGATGGTGGCGATACTCCCGATCAACCCCCTACTCTTGTAATTACAAATCAACCAACAAACGCTACTATTCAAAGTGGAAACCTTCAACAGTTTAGTTTGTTAGCAGAAATACAACCACAAAATGATACTATTGCATATCAGTGGCAAGTATCAACAGATGGTGGATTTGCTTGGTCTAACTTAACTGGTAATACATCAGCAACACTGAATATAAATGCTCAACCATTTATGACAGGTTATCGTTATAGATGTGTGTTGACTGGTCCAGTTGGTGCATCTACTCAAGCACAAAACTCACCTTTAATAAGTAATTTGGCGATCCTTACTGTAACAGGTAGTGGAACGACTATAGATTATGCCAGTATCCTCAAATTTGACAGTGGTATTGGAAAATACGATATGACTCCAGTTAATTTTGACAGGGATAATAACAACCCTGACTTTACTATACAGAACTTTACACTGGATAATTCGACAACTTCCTTCGATATGACATAAATAAAACTGTAGAAAAAACCCCCTACTATGGCTAAGCAGAATGTAAACGTCGGTGTATCGGCAAATGATGGTACAGGAGATACCCTCAGAGACGGTGCTATAAAACTTAATAACGTAATTAACGAGTTATACACCCAACTTGGTGATAATACTAATTTGCAAGTTAGTATTGGATCACCATCAACAAACCAAGTCCTTAAATGGAATGGAACAGTATTTACAGAAGGAGATCTGGCATCATCTAATTTGACTGATGTTGACTTGACTGGTATTGGAAATGGTCAAGTACTAAAATGGAATACAGCAAACTCAAGATTCCAACCTGGTGATGACTTACAAGGTAGTGGTGGCGGTGGGGGCAATGCCATTACTAACTTGACTAACAATGGTTCTAATAACGTTGTTATCTCAACTCATTTTCTACCAAACACCGACAACACATATGACTTAGGTAGTAACTCACTTAAGTTTAGGGATTTATATCTATCCAGTTCTACTATTTGGATGGATGATACAGGTATTTCTATAGGATCTGATCAAGAAATTACTCGTAGAAAGAGAAAAGCACATACTGTTCATAGTATAGACACAGGTGCTACTCGTACTATTACATCTAAATTAGCGTCAGAAAACTCTACAGAAGAAGAGGGTCTTCGTTTACGTTTTAGTGCGATGAAAGTAGGAACACCTCTAGAAATTGAGGATGTTAATGGTAATAAAATTGAAGCAACATTTGCATCATTTACTGCTGAAGCAGGTGCTACTCGTGGTACTGTTACAGTTAGTGCTACAGGAACTGCTAACCAAACACAAGAACTAGCAGTATCTGGTGATATTAAGATTTCATCTAAAAATAAATTAATTACTGAACAAGAAGATGGTGCTGTAGATCTTGGTGCACAGAAACTAAAGTTTGGTTTTGGTGATATATCATTTGATACTGATGGTATTCTTGAACTTCCTGCTTCAAGTTCTATCCGTTTTGGTACTCCAGGTTCTGCTAAAGAACTTAAGTTTGATGGAAACAACAATTTAGATTTACCTACAGGAACAGATATTCGTTTTGGTGGTGATGCTGCAAAGTCTATTAAGTTTGACGGATCTGGTAATTTAGAAGTTCCAGAAAACTCTGAGATAAGATTTGGTAGTGGTGGTACTAAAAAAATATCGCTTGATGGAAGTAACAACTTAGTTCTTCCTACAGGAACTGAAATTCATATTGGTACCAAAAAAATTAAAATTGATACTAATGGTGAACTACAGGTTGCTAATGATGGTACAACTTTTGAAGACGTTGATAGAGGATTCAAACGTCAAGGTTCTAGTGCACCTGCGGGAGCAAGTGTTATTAAAGGATATAATAATGCAACTGTATATAAACCATCTCCAACAATTTTATATACATTCAGTGCAGTTGGACAATCAAACTATACAGTTAATGGACCTGGATTACCATCAGGAGGATCTACAGATCCTAATATAATTCTTTATCGTGGATTTACATACGATTTTAATAATACTACTGGATCATCTCATCCACTAAGAATACAGTCTACAACTGGTCTTTCAGGAACTCCATATACTACAGGTATTACTGGATCACAAACTGCTATGCAGTCATTTACAGTTCCTTTTGATGCACCTACAACTTTATATTATCAATGCACAATCCACTCATCTATGAATGGAACTATAGAAATTAGGTAATGGCAAGAACAGTCCCAGGATCAGGAGCAGTTATTGAACCCATTTTTAACAGTACGTTCGGTATCAAGGACGTATTTGTTAATGATGGGGGTACTGGCTATGTGGCAGGGGACCCTCCAGAATTAAAAGTTGGAAATTGTGGAACACCATTAAGAGAAGCAATACTTGAACCTGTAATTACTAATGGTCAAATTGCTGCTGTAAAAGTATTAGATCCAGGTGAAGGATATGATCCTCTCAGGATTAAGATAAACACAAGTGGTAATGGTTATGGTGCTGCTGCAAAAGCAATATTATGGGACGAAGATCAATATGCTCCTGATGGAACATTGACTGCACCCGCAGGTTCTCTTCAGTATATTCAGATGTTATCGAATGGGGATCAATATTTTAGTGATGCCACAACTGCTGAAATAGATGGTGGAGGTGGTGCAGGTGCTGAACTTAGACCTGTTACTGGATTAATAACTGGTTTAGCATTAGAAGATACTGGATCTAACTATGAAAATGGTGATATTAATATCATCGTATCTGGTGGAGGTGGACAAGGTGCTACTGGAGTTGCAGAGGTAGATGAATTTGGTATTGTTAAAGCAGTAAATATATCAAACGCAGGTGAATATTTCCAAACTCCTCCTGTTATATTACTCAACGGTGGTGGTGGAGGTGGTGCCAGAGCAATCGCTACTGTAGATTTAGGTTCAATAGTTTCTATTGATGTTTTAGATCCTGGTGGTGGTTTCTCATCAGAACCCCAAGTTCTTTTTACTAGAAATACAGATTTAGTCAAAAGGTCTAGAAATAGACAAGCATTTAACTCATTTTTATATAATTTAACTGGTCTTATTAATAATGTAAGTATTTCCGATCAAACAATATTTGTTGAGACTACTGCACCTTATCCTGGATCAGGAAAAATATTAATTGGAAGTGAAGTTATCAGATATACTGGTAAAACTCCTACATCTTTTGTTGGTTGTGACCGTGCTGTTAATTTTAGATATGATCAAAAAGTAACCCTAGATACTCTTGCTGATGATAATGATGGTGTTAGTCAATATAAATTTAATGTAGGTGATCGTGTTATAAGAACATCTGAAAGTTCAAGTAACAAAATTGCTCGTGTATATGACTGGAGACCTGAGATTAATGCACTATATTTGGTATTTGAAGTTGATAAACTAGCATTCATTGATGGTGGATCATCAAATACTATATCTCAAGTTATTGATTTTGTTGGTGGTGTTGCATCATCTAGTGCTACTGGTGTTGAACCACACGTATTAGTTGATTCTATAGGTGATACTATCGTTCAGTTAACAGATCCTATTGGTCTAATACAAGATAAAAAATTTGAAGATGATGACGAATTACAAGGAGCAGGAGATGGTATTCCTGATCTAGTAAATACTAATACAGAATTTGCAAATGCTATCAGTCTTGATGGTGGTATTGCATCATCTCTATATGGTATTGAGGAAACATTAGGTGGACAAAACACTTCATTGTTCCAAGTTGGAGACCAAATGACAGATTCGTCTCTTCCTAATAGATCTCCTACTGTCTCAGTTGCAGGTGCTTTAGGTGATGGTGATTTGCATTTAGCAACTATTGAGTTTATCTTCCGTGTTATGAATAACACTAATGACTTTGTTCAAGGTGAAACCGTAACAGGAAGTTTAAGTGGAGTAACAGCAACAGTCCAATCTTGGGATGCGACTACAAAAAAACTTGTCTGTATAAATCCAGTTGCAAACTCAGGAAATTATCTTTGGAATAAGAATGAAAATATCACTGGAGGTACGTCAGGTGCTATAGGTGTTATCCAATTTATAAATTATCCATCCTACATCAGAAACGAACCTGACTAAACTACTATAAATAAAAGGAAGGTACATAGTATCCAATGGCATTACTTACCGATCAATTTAGAATTTTCACCGCTGAAAAATTCATCAAATCACTTGAGGGACCAGATTCGACTCAGAGTGACATCGTTGCGGGTGCAAATCGTGACCGTTTGTATGTTTTCATTGGTCGTCCTCAAGAATGGGATAACGAGAATAATCCTCCAACTCCTATAGACTCTTTCCAAGAGTTTTCAGACGCATATGACGATATGATTTCTATGAAGCGTGTCCTTGCTAGTGACGCTATTCAAGTTGTACGTCGTATTGACTGGATACCCCCAGAACAAACTACTGGTGGTTTGGGTTATGTTTACGATATGTATCGTAACGACTATTCATCTAGTAAGACTGCTTCTAGTGGTGCTACTAAACTATATGATGCTGATTTCTATGTTGTTAACAGTTCATATCAAGTTTACAAATGTATCTACAATGGAACGTCACCCTCTGATCCGAACGGTAAACCTAGTACGATCGAACCCACTGGCACTTCTACTTCTATTATCACCACTGCTGATGGTTATCGTTGGAAGTATATGTACACCATCCCAGTGGGGCAGGTTCTAAAATTCTTCTCAGCAGACTATATGCCTGTGTTAGTTGACACTGCTGTTCAGTCAGATGCTGTAGGAGGAGAAATTGATACTGTTGTTATTCAATCATCTGGATCTGGATATAACAATGGTACATATGAAAACATCCCTCTAAGAGGAGATGGAACTGGTGGACGTATCTCTATCGTTGTAGATGGTGGTCGTATTGTTTCTGCAACAGTTACATCTGGAGGATCTAATTATTCCTTCGGTAAGATCATTGTTGATGAAGTTAATGGTATTGGTTCTGGTACAGGATCTGGTGGTGCTATTGACGTTATTATTCCACCTAAAGGTGGTCACGGATCTACTCCTGCTATTGAGTTAGGTGGTTTCCGAGTTATGATTAACACCAAATTTACATACTCAGAGGGATCTGGAGACTTCCCTACTGATAATGATTATCGTCGTATTGGTCTAGTTCTAAATCCATTTAAGTTTGGTACAGAAGAATTAGCAGATGCGATTACTTTGTCAGCATCAAACGCTGTAATATTTTCTCCTGATTTCACAGGATCATTTAATACTGATGAAATCATAACTCAAACTCGTACTGTGGGTGGACAACAAGTCACTGCTCGTGGTCGTGTAGTTTCTTGGAACTCCATAACTAAAGTTTTGAAATTTTATCAAAACAGAGTTGATGGTATATTCCCTGAGATTACTGGTAACAAAGTTGAGTTTTCTGGTGGTAACACCATAGTTGGTTCGGGTTCTGGTACATCTGTTGACCCTGACATCAACTTCCCTGTAGTTCCTGGTGAAGCAACACGTGTTATAAACAACACAGAATATGATTTAGGTATGTCATTTACATCTGGTTACGCCAAACCAGAAGTGAAAAAGGACTCAGGAAAAGTGATCTACATAGACAATAGGAGAGCAATCTCAAGGGCGGGCGACCAAATTGAAGACATCAAAATCGTTGTAGAGTTCTAAGAAATGCCACAGAATACCAACCTCAATATCAGTCCTTATTACGACGACTTTAGTTCGGATAATAACTTTTACAAAGTTTTATTCCGTCCTGGGTATCCAATACAGGCAAGAGAATTAACCACGCTTCAATCACTGATGCAAAATCAGGTTGAGTCGATGGGAACTCATATGTTCAAGGATGGTGCAATGGTCATCCCTGGACAAATAGGTTATGACTTAGATGCTAAAGCAGTATTGCTACAAGCAAGTTTCTTGGGAACTAACGTAGAATTATATCGTTCACAATTAGAAGGAAGAATAGTTACAGGTCTAACAACTGGTATCAAAGCAAAAGTTATATTCTCTATATCAGCAACAGAATCAGAACGTGGTTATATAACACTTTATCTAAAATATATTACATCTGGTGGAACAGACAGTAACACTAGAACTTTTACTGCTAATGAGCAGTTGGTTTGTGATGCTGAACTTACTTTTGGATCTACTCTAATTGAAGTTGGCACACCTTTTGCACAATTATTACCAACGACTGCAACTGCTGTTGGTTCTACTGCTACTGTTGCTAATGGTGTATATTTTATACGTGGATATTTTGTTGATGTAAATGAGCAAACAATTATTCTTGATCAATATACAAACAATCCATCTTACAGAGTTGGTTTAGAAATATTTGAATCTATTGTAACTCCAGAAGATGATCCATCATTGAATGACAATGCTACTGGAACATCAAACTATTCTGCACCTGGAGCACATAGATTTAGAATTCGTTGTTCATTAACTAAAAAAGTTATTGATGACGATACAGATAAAAACTTTGTAGAATTACTTCGTATTAATAATGCAAATGTAGAATCATTTGTAGATAGAACTCCATATAATGAAATAGCAAGAGAACTTGCTCGTCGTACATTTGACGAGTCAGGTGACTATACTGTTAGAGCATTTGATTTAAGAGTCAGAGAACATCAGAATGATGGTGAAAATAATGGTGTATATCTTCCAGGATCTACATCTCGTGGTAACGTAGCATCATCTCCTGCTTATTATGCTTTAGAAGTATCGCCAGGAAAAGCGTACGTCAGAGGATTTGAGATTGAAACCCTAGCACCTACTTTTGTAGATATAGCAAAACCAAGAGAAACAAAAGCATTACAGAACTCAATCATTCCATTTGAACTCGGCAACTATATGCTGATGAATAATGTAAAAGGATCACCTATTATAAACGGTAATAATATATCATCAAACTATCAGGTTCTTGAATTTAGAGACACAGCCCCAGGTGGATCATTAACCGCATCTGGAGAAGTTATAGCATACGCACGTTGTGCTGCATATGAGTATCACAATGGAACAACTGTAACATCAAGTTCTACAGTATTTAAAACATACATCTTTGATATTCAACCATTAACTACAGTTCAAATGTCTCAAGCAGTAACTGCGGGACAAGGTGCTGTTATTCGTGGTAGAACATCTAGAGCAAAAGCATTTGTTGTCGATGCTGTATCTGGACAAACTTTATTTAAAGTGTATCAAGTATTTGGTACATTCCGTGCAGGAGAAGTTATAGAGAAAGATGGTGTAGAAATAGGTACAATGGATGCTAATTTTGCTTTCCAGATAACAGACGCTAAAGGTGTAACAGGTAAAGATCCAGATACTAATGCTATTATATTTGCAGGTGATTTAGTTCTTGATAATGAAACTACTATTAGTGGTGTTAACTTTAATATTAATAACACTACCATAACAGGTACAAGTTCAAACTTTGCTCTTGATTTACGTCCAGGAGACGTTTTAACACCAAATGGAACAGATACTTATACTATTGATAGAATTTATCCTATAGGTGGAGGAACTATAACATCACCAATAACAAACTCTCTAACAGCAGCAGGTACTGCGAGTGGTTTATCTAATGGTGACTATTCATTTATGGTTCGTCGTAGAGCACAAGTATATGATAAAGAAACTGCGGATCTTCTTATTGAGATGCCTAAAGATTCTATCAAGAGTATTACTGACGAATCAGCAATAGTTGCAAGAACATTTGATGATATTACCGTTACAGGTTCTAATGACTTTACAATATCTCTTCCTGCTGATGAACAATTCCTTGCTTATGATAAAGATCATTATGCTTTAGTAGAACTAGCACCAACAGCAGGTACTTTAATTGATATTGAACCTAATCTAACATTTAACAGCACTGGTACTCCTAGAACATCTTTAACAGTTTCTGGTTTAACAGGTATTACATCTTGTCGTTTAATTACTTCTGTATCTAAAAACCAAGCAGAGAAGAAGTTGAAGAACGCTACAGAAATGGAAGTAATGAAGATTGAGAAAACAAATATATCTTCTGACGCTCCTAAGTATGGTCTTGCTTATGGTTCACTGTATGGTACACGAATTGAAGACGAAGAAATATCTCTGGGCTCTTCTGATGTTTATAAAGTGCACGCAGTATATGAATCATTAGATGATAATTCTGCTAAAGTTCCTTTCATTACAATGCAGGATGCTACTATCTTCCAGAAAGGTACAATCATTGAAGGTGTAACATCTAAGGCAAAGGCAAGAGTTGTGAACTTTAACTCAGTGTCTTATGTTTGCCACTTTGTATATGAGAACGATAAGTTCTTCCAACTTGGTGAAAGTGTAACTGGTTTCAATGCAAACAACGTTGTAATTACTGGTATTATAAATGACGCTGATGGTTCTATAGATGATGGTAGTAAAAATATAACATCTTCATTCTTCCTTGATACTAACCAACAAGGACATTATTATGATATTTCAAAATTAGTTCGTTTTGCACAATCTACTAAACCATTAAGAAAACTTAAAGTTGTATTTAACAGGTTTGTTCACGAAGCAACTGGTGACTATTTTGCTGCTGAATCTTATGTTGGTGTAGATTATGATGATATTCCTGCATTCCATCAAGATGGTGTAAGCAAGCAACTTAGAGATGTTCTTGATTTCCGTCCAGGTGTAACTCCTGTATTATCAGGATCAGGAACCGTTGGTTCACCATACTTTGTAAACTGTGCATCATTAGACTTCAAAGACCGTAGTTTCGCATCAGGAGGCGTATCTAACAATGCTACTATTATCGATATTCCTAAACCAGAATCTGATTTCCGTTGTGACTATGATTTCTATCTTGGCAGAGTAGATAAAGTATTCTTAACAGATCAACAAGAATTTAAAGTTGTTACAGGTATATCTGGAGAACAGCAAGAGATTCCTGCAAATATTGATAATGCAATGTTACTTGCAACAATGTTCCATAAACCATATGGTTACAGTCCTGCTGATGTAAGTATTGCTCGTGAGAATAATCGTAGATTTACAATGCGTGATATTGGTGCAATAGAGAAACGTGTTGACCAATTAGAATATTATACTTCTCTTAATATGCTTGAGTTGGAAACTAATACACTACCTATTAAAGATAGTGATGGTTTCGATAAATTCAAGAATGGTTTCTTAGTAGATAACTTTACAAGTTTCGATTCTGCTGATACTACCCACGAAGATTTTGGTGTATCATTAGATTTCCAAGAAGGTGTATTACGTCCTTCACATTACACAACTAACGTATCCTTAGAATTTAGTACAACACAATCTACTGGTGTAACTCTTCACGAAACAGGAACAGTTACTAGACCATATACAGAAACTAGATTCATTGTTCAACCATATGCTTCTAGAGTTGAGAATGTAAACCCATTTAACGTGTTTGCATATATTGGTAGATTAGATTTATTCCCATCATCAGATGACTGGGTAGATACACGTCGTGCTCCTGATCAAGTTGTAAATATTGAAGGTGACTTTAATGCCACTTTGCTACGTTTAGGTGCTGATGCTAACAGTGGTTTTGCTCCTACACAATGGAATGCTTGGAGAACTAACTGGTCTGCAACTACAACTGCATCAAACACAGTGTTTATGCGTGGACCTGGTATTAGATTTATTACTACAACTACAACTAATACTACAAGTTCACAAACTAGATCTGGTTTAAGAACTCGTGTTGTTCCTAGAATTGACCGTCAGTCATTAGGTGATCGTGTTATTGAAAGAACTATTGTTCCATTTATTAGATCTAGAAATATTGCGTTTAAGATTCAACGTTTAAAACCTAACACAAGATTCTATTCTTTCATTGATAATGTAGATGTAAACTTCTACACATCACCAAAACTTCTTGAAGTTATCAAGAATACTGTTGAAGATATTCGTACCAACGATACACCTTTTGTTGTTGGTGAAACAGTTGTTGGTCAGACATCAGGTTGTCGTTTAAAACTTGTTGATGCTAATGATGGTTTTACTGATGGTTTATCACCTTATGATCAAAGTGAATTACCATCATCTTACGCATCTACTACTCCATATCTGAACATTGATACTAGAACAATGTCAGACACAGTTATGGGTTCATTCTATGGAAACCCATTAGAAGGTGAGATTCTTGTAGGTGCTACATCTGGTGCTCGTGCTGTTGTAAAACCAAAACGTATGGTCTCAAATACTAACGGTGATATGGAAGGAATTATGTGGATTCCTAATCCTGCTGTTAGCACCAACCCACGTTTTGCTACTGGTACTCGTGTTATACGTATGACTACATCACCAACTGACTCTAGAGTTCCTGGTGAAGTTGATTCTGCTGCACAACATAACTACGTTGCTTCTGGTGTTATTGAAACTCAACAACAAACAATTCTTGCAGTTAGAAATGCTGATCTTGTAAGAGATACAGTATCTCAAGATCGTACAGTTAATACTACAACAACAAGTGTTAGAGATACTGGATGGTATGACCCTCTTGCTCAATCATTCTTAGTTGAATCTAAGGGTGGTGCGTTCTTAACAAGTATTGATCTATACTTTAGAACTCGTGATGAAAGAATTCCTGTATCAGTACAGATAAGAGAGATGGCAAATGGTTATCCAACCACTAAAGTTCTTGCATTCTCTGATGTTACTTTACTTCCATCTGATATTAACTTATCTGAAAACGGTACTATTGCAACTAAATTTACATTCCCATCACCTGTATATGTGACTGAGAATAGAGACTATTGTGCAGTTGTATTATCTGACTCTAATGAATATAAACTTTGGATCTCAAGAATGGGTGAAGATGATGTTACATCTGATAGAACCATATCTGAACAACCATATGCAGGTGTGTTATTCAAATCACAGAACGCATCTACTTGGACTGCCGATCAGTATGAGGATCTTAAATTTGTATTATATAAAGCACAGTTTGATACTAGCGGATCAGGTCTTGCTTGGTTTAATAATGCAGAACTTGCAGAAGGTAACTTTGGTATATCAAGACTAAGATTAGATGCTATTGAGACTACAAAACCTGAGATTAAAGTAATACTTGCAGACCACGTTGCTAACTTTACAATCGGTGCTGAGATTACACAGACTGATGTATCTCCTGCTCCATCTGCTATTGTTCGTGAAGTAGTTCAAGGTGTACAAGGATCATCTAACGCATACTTAATACTTGATGATGTTGTAGGAACATTTAGAGAAGGTGTTGCATCTGGTGCTAGTTACATCTATAGACTTGTATCTTCAAGATCTACTGGTACTATTACGTTGACTGGTGTAGCAGGAACATTTGCTACTGGTACAGCAATAACAAACGGTACTGGTGCATCTGCAATGGTTACTGATTGGAATGCAGGAACTGGAGTTGTTACAGTCAAATCAATTACAGGAACATTTGCTGACGGAGATGCAATTACACAGGTAATTAACTCTGCTACTACTGGTTCTGGTACTATTGGAACAAGTGGAACATCATTTGGTGGAGATGATATTAATGATTATCCATCTGCTCCTATATCTTACTTCAACCAAGCAACTGAAATTAAAGTTCGTCACGCAAATCATTGTATGCACGATGGTGCTAACTCAGTACAACTTAGCGGTGTTAAGTCTGAAGTCCCACCAACATTATTAGATTCTGCATATCATACAAATGGTATTACAGCAAGTGATGGTGTAACAGGTTCATTCCAATTACACGTTATAGATGGTAGTGCATTCCATACTATTATTAATGGTGCTGTAGTAAGTACATCTAACAAAGGATTTATTCTTATTCGTGATCCAGAAATTCCTACTCAGCATTTTGAGATTATTGAATATACTGGTATTTCTGGTGACGGTAAGATCTTTACTTTACCATCTGGTTCTCGTGGACAAGCAGGAACTGCTGCATTAGCACATAGTGCTAATAGTATTGTTGAATGTTATAACCTTGATGGTATTCCATTAACGGAAGTTAATAAATTACACACTGCTATTGGTGAACCTACTCTTGATACATATAAACTTGCGGTTACATCTGTTTCTACAGCAGGAATTGTAAGTGGTGGACACGAGATAGTTGCTACACAAAACATACAGTTTGATCAGGTTTATCCTCAAATTCAATCTACTGTATATCCAGAAACTGAAGTTGTACCTAGACTTAATGCAGTATCTGGTACATCAATCCAAGATGGTAATAATGTTACTGAAGCATCATTTATTAATGATGGCATCTACTACGATATGATTGCTAATGAAGATAATTATCTTGATAAACCTAAGTTAGTTTGTTCACAAGTAAATGAAGATGCTAAACTTTCTGGTTCTAAGTCATTGAACGTTCAAATGGTAATGACAACATTCAATGCTAATATTTCACCTGTAATTGATACAGATCGTTGTTCTTTAATTACAACTATGAACAGGGTTAATGACCTTGCGATTGGTAGTAATGATGCAGAGAAACCTACTGGTGATCTTGATACAGCGGTTTATGTAACTAAAGTGATGAACCTACTGAATCCTGCTAACTCATTGAAAGTTAGGTTTGAAGGATGGAGACATCCTAGCACAGAAATTAAGGTTATGTATAAGATTCTCCCTGTTGGAACATCAATCCCAATGAGTGAAATAGGATATACATACTTTAATGGTAATGGTCTTGAAGATAAATCAATCCAAAAGACTGAGAGTCTTCTTTACAGAGACTTTGAGTACACCTTTGAGGGAACTGAATTTACCATAGCACAGGTTAAAATTATTCTTACTTCGTCTAACCAGTGCTTTGTACCACAAGTTAAAAACCTTAGAGTCCTTGCATTAAGCGATTTATAATGAAACCAAGATACCAAGAGGTTAGAGGACACCCTAATTTAGTTCGAGATACCTCTTCTGGTGCTGTGCTAAATATTAATGCAACTAGCGGTAGTGCAGCAAAAAAACGTAAGAAAAAAGAGAAGGAAGTTTCCGACTTACAAACTGACGTTTCTGTGCTAAAATCTGAATTGACCGAGATCAAATCTCTACTAAAATCATTCCTGGAGAAACAACAATGACTGTAGACACACCTGAGACAATGGACGAGAAAGAACTTCTCGACGATTTTAAAAGCAGGTACACAAAACTACGTGATGAAAACCAACAACTCGTAGCAAAGGTAAAAGAAAATGAGACTCAAATGCTCAAATTACAAGGTGCTATTGAGACTCTAGAATACCTAAAAACTAATACGGTAGACGAAGTAATTGCAGAATAATCGTTAGGGACCGTCGGTCCCTTTCTATTTTGCTTATAAATATCAAAGAGGCGATAGTGTCCTTAATAAACAATGGCAAATAGACTCCAATTAAGACGTGATGGTGCTCAACAGTGGGCAAACATCAACCCTATACTTGCTCAAGGTGAACTGGGAATCGAGATCGATACTTCACGTATCAAGATCGGAGACGGTGTTACACCTTGGAACTCTCTGCGTTATGAGAGACCGATAGAAACTGAATCAAATGCTGCTAACACTCTTGTTAAACGAGATGCTGACGGTAACTTTGAAGCGGGTGCTATTAGTGCGACTTTAATTGGAAATGCTTCTACTTCTACGAGACTTGCATCTGCAAGACAAATTCAGTTAACTGGTTCTATAACTGGATCTGGATCTTTTGACGGTTCGTCAAACTTGAACCTTGCCACAAACTTAGAATTAGTTACATCTCTTCCACATTATAATCCTAATGATCCTGATGCAACTGCTCTATATTCTAGAGTTCAAGTTGACTCAAGAGGTAGGGTTGTTGGTGCTAGTTTGGCATCTACTCTTGCAGAGTATGGTATTACTGACGCACAAGGATTAGATAGTGACTTAACAGCATTAGCAAACTTAACTACCTTTGGTTTATTAACTAGAACTGCTACAGGACAGATTACAACTAGAAACCTAACTGGTGGTGCAGGTAGAGTTATATTTACTACACCTGATGGTGTAGCATCCAACCCATTTATTGACCTTGCTGATACTGCGGTTGTTGTGGGTTCATATAACGTTGAATCATTAACATCTGTATCTACTAACGGTGCTAATGGTGAACCATTCGGAACAGAAACTGTAAACGCATCTAAGTTTTCCGTTGATAGATATGGAAGAATTACACAAGCAACCAATGTACCGATTGCCACTGCAACTGAAGGTTCAAAGTATGCAACCTATAATGCAGGTTCAACATATAATAGATACGATATTATTGAGAATGCAAGCAAAGTATATCAGGCGATAACAAATATTGGTGCAGGACAAGGAGCACCTACTCATACAAGTGGTGATGTAAGTAATTGGAGATACCTCGCTGCTGCTGCTACAGAACAAAAAGGTTTAGCATCATTTGCTCAAGAAGATTTTGATGTAGATGCAAATGGTCACGTTACTATTGCACCACTTGCAGTTGATAACACTCAGATGCAAAACACTAGAGTGGGATTTGCTGATGGTAATAATATAGAAACTTTTGAGTTAGATCAAGAATTAACAGCGACAACTGGATATAGAGGATTTAATTATCTTAATTATGTTACTGTAAATGATACCAGTGGAAACTTATTATTTACTGCTAACAATGTAGATAATACTGGTGCAGGTGGAGTAGACATTAACGTTGATACTCATATTAGTGGTGCACTTATAAAACTTGACAGACCTGGAAACACACCTCTACAAACAATAGAACGTTCAGCAGGTTCTCTTTTAATTCATCATAACGTAAACTCTTCTGTAAATAGAACTCTTGACATTACCTCAAATAATGCAGGATCAGGAACAGCAAAGATAAACGTAACATCAGATGATGGTATTGTTATCACAGCAACTAATGTTGCTTCAAAAGTTCAAGTAGAAGATTTCTACTTACAGCAGAATACTATCGGAACCAGTGATGCCACTATGGTATTAGATCCAGGTGACGATGATGCTGCAACAGGTTTAGTACAAGTACGTGGTAATCTACAAGTAGACGGAACTACAACCACAGTAAATAGTACAACAATATCGGTAGATGACCCCATCATTACTCTTGGTGGAGACACTGCCCCCGTTGCTGACGATAATAAAGATCGTGGTGTTGAGATTAAATACTACGATAGTCAGGCACGTGTTGGATTCTTTGGTTGGGATGAAGACTATACTAATGCAAATATCTGGACAGGCACAGGTGGGTATAGATTCCTTTATAATGCAACTAATACTTCAGAAGTATTTTCTGGAACTGATGCTCCTTTAATAGCAGGTAACTTAGCACTTACAACTAATACAGGTTCTACATCAACAACTACAGGTACTTTAGTAGTAACTGGTGGTTTCGGACTTTCCGAGAACGCACATATTGGTGGAACTGTTACTATTGCAGGTCAATCAGAAATCAACAATAATGTAATTATCAAAGCAGATAATAAAGAGTTTGCAATACAAACTGCTGCGGGTGTAGATAAGTTTACTGTTGATACTGATAATGGCAATACTATTATTGAAGGTACATTAGATGTTCAGTTAGAAACTGAGATCACAGACAATCTAATTGTTACTGCCGATGCAAAAGAATTCAAAATACGCACTGCTAGTAATGTTGATAAGTTTACGGTTGACACTGATAACGGTAATACAGTTATCGAAGGAACACTCAACACGAAACAAGCAGTAGACTTTGATCAAACTCTAAATGTAGATGGTGACGTTACTCTTAATGCAACACTTGATGTTGATGACGATGTAACTCTTCATAATGACTTCTTAATGGATACTACTGGTAAGACATTTACTCTTACTAATGGTAGTACACAAAAATTTCAAATCAGTACCACAAATGGTAATACAGATATAGAAGGAACTCTAAATTTAGGTAACTTCTTCCATCACGAGGATACTGACACACCAACTATAGGTACTAATGCTCAAGACGATTTCATCATATCTAGTGGAGATTACGGGTCTTTCCGTTTTGATGGTGGTGGTTACATTGAAGGTGACACTCTGTTTAACTCAGATCTATACATTAATGGTGCTATTAACCAAAAAGACTTAGGAACAACAGAAACATTCAGTACACAAAACTACTTACGTGTAAGATATAAATTACGTGCAGGATCAACAGTTGCTTATACACCTTCATACGCTACAGATAATAATTCAAACTTAAGAGTTTATGGTGGTGCAGGTATCGCTACTGACCTTCATATTGGTGATGACCTCTATATCGGTAAACTTAACTCTGGAGATACAACAGAATTTACAGTTCTTGGAGAATCTGGTAATACAACAATAGGTAGAACTGGACAAGGTTCAGCAACAGCAGGAACACTTACCGTCCACGGAGATGTTACTTTAAATAGAGACGTTACTTTAAATGGTGCACAGAATACCATTGGTGACGCATCTGGTGACGCATTAACAGTAAATGCTACTACTCAATTCACAGCCCCAGTTACCCTGAGTTCAGGACAAGATCTTAATGTTGGTGGTAATGCCATAGTTGATGGTAACTTAACAGTTCACGGTAGCACAACTACAGTAAACAGTACTACTATTACTGTGGACGATCCTATCATTACATTAGGTGGTGATACTGCTCCTGGTTCTGATGACGCAAAAGATCGTGGTGTAGAGTTCCGATATTACGATTCATCTGCTAAAATAGGATTCTTCGGGTGGGACGATTCAGCACTTAGGTTTGCTTTCTATCACAATGCAACTAATAGTTCTGAAGTATTTACTGGTACTAGATCTGGTTTAGACGCAGGTTCCATCAAATTATTTGATACTACAAATGCAACGAATTCTTCTACAGGTGCTCTCATTGTTGGTGGTGGTGCGGGTATTGGACTTGATCTATATGTCGGTGACGACCTCACAGTCAATGACGATGGATCGTTTGGTGGAAATGTCAGCATTGATGGCACGCTCGATGTAACAAATGACTTTAGAGTCAACACAAATAAATTTACAGTTGCTAATGCTACAGGTAATACATTAGTTGCAGGAACATTTAGAGCAGACGGAGTATCTACTTTAAATTCATCTGTAAATATTGTTGGAGCAAGTTCTAATCTAAGCGTTGGTGGTACTTTGGGTGTCACAAGCAATACAACCCTCTCAGGGACGCTTGGAGTGACGTTAGGAACGACATTAGGTAATACCTTGGATGTATCAGGTGCTACCAATGTTACTAATACTTTAGGTGTAACTGGAGTAACAACTCTTACAAATGCTACTAATGCAACTCTTGGTGGAACTTGGTCATCTAGTGGTGCGTTAAGAGTATCCGCAGGTGGTGCAACTATCTCAGGTAATACTGGTATTGGTGGAAACTTAAAGGTATATACAAACAGTACATTAGATGGAACTCTTGGTGTTGGTGGTATCGTAACATTCGATGAGAAACTAAGAGCAAATTCTACTGCACAGGCAACCGCTGCAAACAATAACGGTGCTGCAATATTTACAGCAGGTGGTTTAGCAGTTACTAAGAAGGCATATATTGGAGATGACTTTGATATTGGTGGAGGTAACTTTACTGTAGACGGACCTACAGGTAACACAGTTGTTGGTGGAACACTTGATGTAACAGGTGGAACAACAACTATATCCTCACTGATTGCTACTTCTACAGCAAACTTACAGTCAACCTTAAACGTTGGTGGTTCATTTAACATCAACACTAATAAATTTAACGTTGCAGGTCCAAGTGGTAATACTGATATTGCAGGTACACTTGATGTAGTAGGTGGAGTTGACTTAGATTCAACTTTAAATGTAGATGGTAACGCAGACTTTAATTCTGGTATAGATGTAACATCAGGTAATGCTACATTCGCAGGTCTTGTACAAGCAAATAACGTAACAGATTCTTCTGCATATAATGACTCTGCTGCTTCTGTACATACAGATGGTGGTTTATCAGTTAAGAAGAAAGCATTTGTTGGTGATGATTTATCAGTAGGTGGAGCAGCAGGAGTTAAATTTATTGTTGATGGACCTACAGGTAACACTGATATTACTGGAACTCTTAATGTTCAAGATGGTGTAACTTTACAAAGCACACTTGGAGTTACAGGTCAGATTACTGGTAACGTAACAGGTGACTTGACTGGTAATGCTGATACTGCATCTCTAGTTGATGTAACAAATACCACAGGTTCTAACCTTACATTCTTCCCAACATTTGTTTCTGCTACAACTGGAAACACTGAAATAAGAACTGACTCAGATAACTTTAAATATGTTCCTAGTACAAACACTTTATCTGTAAGTAACTTTGTTTGTTCTACAAACTTTGAGATTCAAGGTAACTTAAACATCACTGGAACTATCACGTTCCAACAGTCACAGGTTGGTAGTATTGCTAACCACGACACAGATGCTCTTACTGAAGGATCTACAAACCTATATTTCACTGATGAGAGAGTTGATGATCGTGTTGCTGCATTGATCACAGGTGGTACTGGTATTTCTGCTACTTACGATGATGCAGGTAACTTACTAACTCTATCTGCTGACTTTGGTGAGTTTGACACAGATAGTATTGTAGAAGGATCTACAAATTTATTTACGACTGCTGCTAGAACAAGAACTCACTTTACATATGGAACTGGTATTGAACTAAGTGGAGCAGGTCAATTATCTGTAACACAGGCAGATATTAATACTGATAATGTAACTGAAGGATCAACTAACCTATTCACTACTGCTGCCAGAACAAGATCACACTTTACATATGGCACAGGAATTACACACGATGGTTCTGGTGGTTTATCTGTTACTCAGGCAGACATCAATACTGATAATATTACTGAGGGTTCAACAAATATATTCTATACCAATGCTAGGTTTGATACCCAGTTAGCAACTAAGGATACAGATGATATATCTGAAGGATCTAACCAGTACTTCACAACTGCACGTGCTCGTCAATCAATTCAAGCAACACAAAACATCACCTACAATAGTAGCACTGGTGTTATTACTGGACCTTCTCTTGCTACTGTTGCAGGAACTGGTGCTTATAGTGATTTGACTGGAACTCCATCTCTTGCTACTGTTGCAACATCTGGTGCTTACAGTGACTTGAGTGGTACACCATCACTAGCAACTGTTGCTACATCAGGTGCTTACAGTGACTTGAGTGGACTACCTTCATTATTCTCTGGTAATTATAATGACTTAAGCAACAAACCTACATTAGGTACTGCTGCTGCAACTGCCTCATCTGATTATGCTACTGCTGCACAAGGTGTTAAAGCAGACTCTGCGTTACAGGCAGAAACGATTGATCTTGCAACTCTTAAGACAACCGTTGCAAACTCAGCAACATTTGCTGCATTTAAAATAGCAATCGCTGCATTATGATTTTCTTCTCTTTTATCATTTCATTATTTGCCAATCACTTACCAGTGATGTATGTGCAAGTTCCACAGTGGGCAGACGATTGGGCAGTGTGTGCTGTTGATATACCTGACGCTAAATGTCATTGGTATGTTATGGCACCCGACAATACTTTTGGTGAAGGATTTGACTGGGAGACTGCTCCTTGGTTCGATGCTAATGGATTAAATGATGTCGCTCCTATGCAAAAGGAGACTGTAATGGTTAAGTTACAAAACAACTAATATGGCAACTCCAACCTCTAAAGCAACACTAAAAGAATACGCACTTCGCAGATTAGGTAAACCTGTATTAGAAGTCAACGTTTCTGATGATCAAATAGATGATGCTATCGATTACACTATCGAGAAGTTTCACATTTATCATTACGGTGGTTCAGAAAAAGTTTACCTAAAGCATCAAATGACTGCTGCTGAAGTCGCTGCATTTCAAGCAGACACTACAGAAACTGTAGGTAGTACAGAATTTAAGACGCAAAATAATTTTTTAACTTTACCTGATTTTATAACGTCTGTTAATGGTATCTTTACTTTCCAAGACAAAGGTACTGCAAATATGTTTGACATTCGTTATCAGTTAAGATTGAATGATCTGTTTGATTTTACATCAACACAGTTTTATCATTACTATATGATTCAGACACATCTTGAGACAATAAATTTCTTATTAGAAGGAATGAAACCTACAAGATTTACTCATACATCTGGTCGTTTATATATTGACTTTGACACTAATACTGATGTTCGTGAAGGTGAGTATATTGTTATTGATTGTGTTCGTGCATTAGATCCAGTTAACTTTACAAAAATCTATAATGAGATGTGGGTTAAGGATTATGCTACATCTTTGATTAAAAAATATTGGGGAACAAATTTAACTAAGTTCCAAAACGTTCAACTCCCTGGTGGTGTTACTCTAAATGGTGAGAAAATTTATAGTGATGCTGTAGAGGAACTAGAAAAACTAGATGAGCAGTTAAGAACCACATATGAAACACCACCTATGGATATGATAGGATAATGGCAACTAACTCTTACTTTACACAAGGCACAACTGGTGAACAAGATCTTATAGAGAATCTTGTTATAGAACAGATAAAGATGTTTGGAAAGAATGTCTTTTATATGCCTAGAACTTTAGTAAATGAAGATACAACATTTACTGAAGATGCTTTGTCTAAGTTTGATGATGCCTACGAAATAGAAGCATATATTGAAGATCCAACTGGATTTACTGGTGACGGTGATCTCTTTACTAAGTTTGGTGTAAGGATTTCTGATCAAGTTACATTTATAATATCAAGAAAAAGATTTACAGAAGCAGTTGATGACAATGCACAACTGATTGTGGAAGGAAGACCTAACGAAGGAGACTTGGTTTACTTCCCTATGGCAAATAAAATATTTAAAATTATGTTCGTTGAGCACGAACAACCTTTCTATCAGTTAGGTAAGATCCACGTATGGGGTCTTAAGTGTGAACTCTTCGAGTTCAGCGACGAGCAGTTCGATACAGGAGTTACTGCAATCGATCAAATCGAACAGGACTTCTCAGTATCCATCACTATCAACTTTGCCACAGGTGGCACTGGAGACTTTACAGTCGGTGAAGTGGTGGCAGGTGGAACCTCTAATATTACAGCAGAGGTTAAGTCTTGGGATTCTACTAATAGACAATTACAAGTCTTTAATAGAACTGGAATATTTACAATTCCAGAGACTATAACAGGGCAGTCATCAAGTGCTGCTTGGACAACTGCATCATATAATACACTAAATAATACATCGAGCGAATACGATTCAAATAGTTCGTTTGAAACCCTTGCTGATTCAATTATTGATTTTTCAGAAGGGAATCCATTTGGTGATTTTGGAGGTGCTAATTAATGTTAGGTACATATACATACAATGAAATATTCCGAAAGTCAGTTATTGCTTTTGGTACTTTGTTTAATAACATAGAAATTCGTAGAAAGAAAAATGCTACGGAATATGAGTATATGAAAGTGCCTTTGGCATATGGACCTAAACAAAAGTTTTTAGCAAGACTTCAACAAGTAGGAGATTTAACTAGGAAAGATGCGACTCAAATTACGCTTCCTAGGATTTCGTTTGAGATTTCTGGTTTCAATTACGACGCAACAAGAAAGGTCTCCCCAACACAGAGAGTTAGGACTGCTGTTGGAACTGACCTACAAAAAGCGTTTATGCCAGTACCGTACAACGTTGACTTTGAGTTAGCAATTCTTTCAAAGAATCAAGATGACGGTTTACAAATCTTAGAACAAATACTTCCATACTTCCAACCCACATTTAATATCACTGTACAACTGAACGATCAGTTACAGGAGAAAAAAGATTTTCCAGTAGTTTTAAATACAATATCTTATGATGATGATTATGAAGGTGATTATACAACAAGAAGAACTCTCATATATACAATAACTTTCACTTGCAAAACATATATCTACGGTCCTGTCCTTGACGGTGAGAAAGAACTTATCCGTAAGGCAATCGTTGATACTGCAACTGATAATAAAACAAGTGCACCTCGTGAGATGAGATACACGGTCGAACCAGACCCAATCACTTCTGATCCAGATGATGATTTTGGTTTTAATGAATTATTCAGTACTTTTAATGATGGAAAATCAAGAAATCCAGTCACAGGAAACGACGAGTAAATTCGACGGTATTGAAGACGCTCTTGATGTAGAAACATCCATCGTTAAAGATGAGAAACCTGCATTAGAGAGAGTAGAAGATACACCTGTAAAACAAAACGAAGCAATTAAAAAAGACTACGAATATACTCGTGGCAATTTGTATTCGTTAATTGACAAGGGACAGGAAGCGGTAGACGGAATCCTAGAACTATCACAACAAACAGATTCACCACGTGCCTATGAGGTAGCAGGTAATCTTATTAAGAACGTGGCAGATGCCACGGATAAACTAATAGACCTTCAGAAAAAAATGCAAGAATTAGAAGAAGGTCCAAAAGGTGCTGTAACAGGTAACGTTACTAACAACACAATGTTTGTTGGTAGCACTGCTGATCTTGCGAAATTCCTCAAACAGAAACAGAAAGAGGATAAATAGTAAAAACAATCTTGTGTCAAAAAGTCGATGTCTGTATTAAATGTCTTAGATACTACGACAGTGAGTGGTTCAGGTACTGCTTACATCGTCGTTAAAAGTGGAGTTGTACGTGCATATGCTGCATCTGCATCAACCATAAAATTTGATAGCGGTCCTGCTATTACACTTGCAGCAGGGGAAGCAGTTTTGCTTTCAGTAGGTAAATCAAAAAATATTAGTATTACTGGTGCAACTAATGCTAACGGTTCAGTATTTACTGTTGCAGGTGGTGGACACGGTACAGGAGCAGGTGGTCGTCACAGTTTTGCTGTAGGAGATTTTGTTCAGACTATAGATGGTGGTGACACAGGTTTTGGAACAGACTTTGAATCTGCTGCATCAGCAGGTAAGAAAGTGACAGCAGTTACTGACATAACAATTACTACAGACATTGATGCGTCAGGTGCAGGTTCTGCATATTCAATTAGTGATGCTGATGTAATCGCTAACACCGTTCCTATGTTACAAAGAACTGTTAAGTTAACAGCAGGTTCTGCGGACGTAGTTGTAGAACAAGTACAAGTTGTCGGAGGTTGATCCGTGGCGATACAAGATATTAATGGTCAATGGGTATGTGCATATTGTGGATTGAAGTCTCCTAAAGGACATTGGAGACCTAAAACGTGGATTGAAAAACACGAAAAAAATTGTCCTAGACACCCATCTAATAATCAAGTAGCATAATGAACAATCTTCAATCATTTTCTAACTTTACTGAACACTGTGGTTGCGATCATAGTGAAGACAAAAAGAAAAAATCTAAAGTTACTAAAGAAGAGATCATAAAAGAATATGGTGATCCTACAGTTAGTAAGAGATTGAGAGTTGCTCGTGCGATTGATTCAACGTTTAGAGGTAAAGCACCAAAGTACAATAGTAAGCGTGCTAAAATTTCTAATGCTTTGAAGATGTCATCAATAAAAGCAGAGACAAAAAAAAGAAAGGCAAAAGAAAATCCATATTCAGCAGGTAAAAAATTAAAAGCAGCTCTTGGAATAAACAGTGAAGGTTATCTTCCAGAAGAGGGATATGATATTGCAAGAGATATGGGAATGGTAAAACCATCTAAAGATAAGAAAGATGCAACTACTGCTAACCATACAAGAGAAACTGAGACTGATGCTCAAAGAAAATTACGTATGCTAAAGCAGCAGAAGAATACTGCTAGAGCAGTTGAGAATGTTAAACAAAGACTTAGAGATAAGTATGGTAAGAATGCCATAATGGATGTAGGTAAGAAAAATGAAGAAGTAGAACATCTTGATGAATTAAGTAAGACAACTACTGCGAACTATCTCTACCACGCAAAGGTAGATAAAAATTATGTTCACGGTGGCAAGATGGGTAAGTATGCAAAAGCGAGAGACAAAGGAATACAAAGAGCAGAGAAAAAACTAGGAAAAAAAGTTAGTGATAGAGTTAACTATGTTGCAGATACTGATACTCGCTCGATGAGACAAGATTCAAGTACATCAGCATACCCTAGAAAAATTAAGGTAAAAGAAGAAGTACAGTTAGAGAAAGTTAATCTAAGAGATAAGTCTACTCAGTATGCTAGAAGCACTAAAGAGGTAGATACTGCAATGACAGATCACGTCAATAGAACAAAAGGTAGACACTATGGTAAAGATGGTAAGGTCACAGAAGTTGGTCGTTATCGTAAACCAAGTAAAAGAGAAGCAAGAAATGAATTGATTGATTTGTATAAAGAAAGTTATGGTAGAGGTAGACTTACTAGCACTAATGATATGCAGAGTAAGTTATACGCTAAGAATAATAGTATGGGTAAACCAAGGACTGATGATGAGATCAGGAAAGAAAAAGGTGGACAAGCATTTCTTGATAGAATCAAAGCAGCAAAATCAAAAATGAAAAGTGAAGGAACTTCTTATGGTCTCTACAAGGGAACTGGTAAACCATCAGGTCCTATGGCAGCGTTTGCTAAGAAAACTAAGAAGAAAAAAGAAGTAAAAGAAGAAATGGGTAATATAGCACATACTAAAACTAAAAAAGGTGGAAAGACAATTATAAATGTAAATAAAAATGATGAGGCAGATGCACAGAAAGCAATGAAGAATGATCCAAAATACATTCTTGGTAAGACTAGAGTGCAGTCATATAAAGAAGAATTTTATCAAAAGAAATATACTAGCAGTGGTTATAAACCTGTTGGTAAAAATAAAAGGATGGATCAGTCAAACAAAAGATCTGGTGATAGTAAAGCACAGTATAGAGACTTACATAAAGATCTTGCTAAGTATGGTCACGTTAAAACAGGTAAAGCAAGTAACCTTAAAAGTGGTTTGAAGAGTTTCAAGGAATCTGCGTGGCAACGTAAAGAAGGAAAGAACCCTAGTGGTGGGTTAAATGAAAAGGGAAGAAAGTCTTATGAAAGAGAAAATCCTGGTTCAGATCTCAAAGCACCTGTAACAGGTAGTCCAAAACCAGGTAGTAAGGCAGATAAAAGGCAAAACAATTTTTGCAAAAGAATGGGTGGAATGAGAGGACCTATGAAAGATGAGAAAGGTAGACCAACTCGTAAAGCATTAGCACTTAAAAAATGGAACTGTCGTAGTTCCTAGATAGTGTAACAGAAACTTTATTATGCAACCTGACGTTATTGATTTATTTCCATCCACAGTTCTAAGATTCAGACACGATGACTCTGAGATAAGGGATGAACTTGAAAAAGTTATTAGTGATGTACAAGAGAAAGAACAATTAATTCTTCACTTCGGTGATGATCCTTCCAAGCAAGATCATTGGAGGGATTTTTTTCGTGCGTATGAAATGCCAAACTTAGAATCATATATTGCAGAGTGTGTTATTAAATATGTTGGTCACGATAATTGGAATATACCTGAGTCTTGGTTAAATATATACCCAACAGGTGCTAATCAGAATCAACATATGCACCCAGGATTTGAGTTGTCAGGATGTTATTATCATAAGACAAGTCCAGAACAAGGATTAATTAATTTTCATAGTCCACTTGTACAAGCAAGAATGAGTTGTTTTGCTACTTATCAAGAGATGGCAGTAGAAACATTCCCTGATACTTTGATATTATTTCCATCTTGGTTGGAACATTCTACTACACAGAACTATTCAAGAGATCAAAAATATTCAATAGGATTTAATGTAAAGGTAAATAAAACAGGAGACTTTCCATTACACGGACAGTGGTATGGAAACCATACAATAGTACACAATAAGAACTAATGGTTGTCTGGGGTGTTGTTATTATGATTGCAATACTTGTTGTAATAGTTACTTGGTATATCGTCTATATACTAAGGACTGCATATATGGAGATGAACGATGGGAGCAATGGTTCCACCAAGCAGGAAGAGTTGCTACAACTTCCGAGTGACGGAGATAAACAGAGTAGTTGATGGTGACACTATTGATGTTACTATCGATCTAGGTTTTGATCTATACAAAAAAGAAAGGGTGAGAGTAGCAGGAGTCGATACTCCTGAGAAACGCACCCGTGACTTGGAAGAGAAAGCATTAGGTATAGATGCTACTAATTGGATAAAAGAAAAATTGGAGGGTGCTATTGATGGAGAGTCTGAACTTACTATACGAACTGAACTCAAGGGAGGGATGGGTAAGTATGGTCGTTTGCTTGGTTGGTTATATGTTGGTGATGAAGATGTATCTCTCAACGAGCAAATGATAACCGAAGGATATGCGTGGTCTTATGATGGTGGTACAAAGAAAAAAGACTTTGAGGAACTACGCGAAATTCGTCGTTCATATGGTACACTTGTAGCAGGTTAACTGTGACAAATCTTTGTGATGAGTTAGCGGATCTTATTCGCAGGAACATTAGTGATTTGCCTGACCTTGAGGTTATGGAATCGGATCATAGTGTTATAGAGCACGAGAAAGTGACTATACACAATGAGATGTGGAAGTGCAAAGGACTCAGAAAATTACATATTGAAAGAGCGAATACTGACAAGATAGAGATCATCCACTGTGTTCTTTATCCAGATCCAGAATATCGTTTACCTATTTTTGGTTGTGACATTATCCAAACAACTTCAACTATTACTGCTGCTATTGTTGATGTGTCTCCTGTACACGGGGTGGATCTCAATCCTCAGTTATCAGTAGTTAGTGAAAAATATAAATTTAAAGACAAGAGACCTCTTCCTATATGGGCAGAGGATATATTCTCGAACCATTGTAAATTTGCTAGATTGAAAGATCAAAAAGCAAGAGATGATTTCTATACTGTAGTTCAGAAATATTTACTAATATATTGTAATGCTGTGAGACACGCTAAGAAAGATCCACATTCTCCTTTTATACCAATAATGAAAAGATTAGATGATCAGTGTTGGTACTGTGTGTCTCAAAGAAAAAATCAAAAAACTAAAGCAGTATTGTCACAGTGGTTTGATCCCCTCTGGGCAGATAAATACATAAACAATGTCTTATTTGACAAACCTTGGAGTAAAGATTAATGGCAGAAAATCAGATATACTTAGGCAACCCCAATCTTAAGAAAGCAAACGTTGCAACTAACTTCTCACCAGAACAGGTAAGAGAGTTTGTTAAATGTAGTAGAGATCCTGCATATTTTATTCGTAATTATATTAGGATCGTATCTCTTGATGAAGGTGTTATACCTTTTAATATGTACGATTTCCAAGAGGAGATGGTAAAAAGTTTTCACGAGAATAGATTTAATATTGCTAAATTACCTAGACAGTCTGGTAAGTCAACTATTGTAACATCATATCTATTATGGTATGTAATTTTTAACGATAACGTCAATGTCGCAATCCTCGCAAACAAAGCCCCAACTGCTAGAGAAATGTTGGGACGCTTACAGTTATCTTATGAGAACCTTCCTAAATGGATGCAGCAAGGTATTGTTGGTTGGAACAAGGGGTCAGTCGAATTGGAGAACGGATCTCGTCTCCTTGCTTCATCTACTTCTGCTTCTGCTGTTCGTGGGATGTCCTTTAATATTATCTTCCTTGATGAGTTTGCGTTCGTTCCAAATAATATTGCTGAACAGTTCTTTGCTTCTGTTTATCCTACTATCTCATCTGGTAAATCTACAAAAGTTATTATCATATCTACCCCACACGGGATGAATATGTATTATAAGATATGGCACGATGCAGAAAGAAATAAGAATGAATATGTTAATACAGAAGTGCACTGGTCACAGGTTCCAGGTAGAGATCAGAAGTGGAAAGAGCAAACTATAGCAAACACATCAGAAGCACAGTTCAGAGTTGAGTTTGAATGTGAGTTTCTAGGATCTGTAGATACACTAATTTCCGCAAGTAAATTAAGATTGATGGTTTATGAAGATCCTCTACACTCCAGTGTAGGACTGGATGTTTATGAAGATCCGATTGACGGACACACTTATACAATGACTGTAGACGTAGCACGCGGAGTAGATGGTGACTATAGTGCATTTTGTATATTTGATACTACAGAACCTCCGTATAAATTAGTAGCAAAATATAGAAGTAATACAGTTAAACCCCTTTTATTCCCAGATATTATAGTCAAGACTGCAAGTGCATACAACCACGCTTTTGTATTAGTAGAAGTAAATGACGTTGGTGCACAGGTAGCAGACATCATACAGTATGATCTTGAGTATGACAATCTATTAATGTCTGCTATGCGTGGTAGAGCAGGACAAGTTATAGGACAAGGATTCTCTGGTGGTAAAGTACAACTTGGTGTAAAGATGTCTAGTGCTGTAAAGAAAGTTGGTTGTTCTAACTTAAAACAATTAATAGAAGATGATAAGATGACTCTATGTGATTATGATATTATCTCAGAACTAACTACGTTTATTCAGAAAGGACAGTCGTGGCAAGCAGAAGAAGGATGTAATGATGACCTTGCTATGTGTTTAGTTATCTTTGCTTGGTTAGCAGTGCAACCATATTTCAAAGAGATACACGATAATGATGTTCGTGTAAAGATGTATGAAGAACAAAGAGAAGCAATAGAAGCAGATATGGCACCATTTGGTTTTGTTGATAATGGTATAGAAGATACAACATTTATTGATGAAGATGGTAACGTCTGGAACTCTGATCCTTATGGTGAAAGAACCTATATGTGGGAATATAGATGAACCTAGAGGACGAGTTAGAATTAGAACACCTGTTATTAGAAGATAGAAGGTGTCGTAAATGTCTTGTCACAAAAAATTTATTATCAGATTTTTACAAAACTAGAAAGGATAGAGGTAACTATCCATCTGCATTTGCGTATGAGTGTAAAGAATGTACTAAGAAGCGTGTTCAAGTACGTAGAAGAAATAAAAAGAGTCGTAAATGGTGTGACTATCCTGACTGGTAAACAGTTCACGTTTTGTTTCCCCATCAGAAAGATCGGTATTAATAAATAATTCTAGTAAAATTGGAAGCATTTTTCAAGGAGAATTAAACAATGGCATCCACCCAACTTTCACCAGGGGTCGTTGTACTTGAGAAGGATCTGACAACAGTTGCAAATGCAACTTTAGATAATGTGGCAGTGATTGTTGGTTCCTTTGAAAAGGGTCCTGTTAACAAGATTGTTGACATTACAAGCGAGAAAGAATTACTTTCTATCTTTGGTAGACCTAATGATTATAACTACGAATACTGGTTTAGTGCATCACAGTTCCTACTCTATGGCGGTACATTAAAAGTTATTAGAGCAGAAGCAAGTGCACTTAAAAACGCAATAGATACAGCACAAACAACTCAGACTGTATTTTCTGGTTCAGACACAACTCTTACAGTTCAAAACAGTACAGACTTTGCTCAGAACGATTTCATATTAATCGACGCTGAAATTCTACAAGTAACTGCTGTTAACAGTAATGACCTTACAGTTCTACGTGGACAGTTAGCATCTGCTGCTACTTCACACGCTGCGGGATCTGCGGTCACATTAATTGAAGCAGCAGGAACTTCAACCACTATAAACGAAGGTGGAACACTTAGTGCTGCTGATACAACAATTACTGTTTCTGACGCAGGTACTCTTGGCGTACAGTTAAATGACTACTTAAAGATTGAAGATGAGATAGTACGTGCATCTGCAATCGTTGGAAACAACATAACAGTAACACGTGGAGAACTAAGCACAACCGCTGCATCTCATACAGACGGTGTTGCTATTAGTCGTCTAACAGTTACAGTCGGTAAGACATCTATCAACGAAGTAACAACAACTGGTGTTACTGCACCTCTTATCAAAAACATTGAGCAGTATGAAACAACTGTTGAAACTGCTGCTAATGCTTGGAAGTGGGGTTCAAGATTCCCTGGAATCTATGGTAACTCTATAAGAGTTGTAATGACAGATGCAGGTCCAGATCAAATCTTATCACTTGCAGAACCAACATCTGCTGAGTGGGACTTTTCAGATATAATTACAAACTCAACTAATGTAGTTTACAACTTAGGAAACTCACAGGCAAAAGTATTTTCCTACACAATGGTCGTAACATTTGATGCAACTACAATCAATGGTGACTTCAAAAAAGATGAATACTGGAGAGCAGAGAGTTCTACAGGATCATCCGTTGACGTTCTTGGTCAAGTTGTAGCATACGATCCTGTAACAAGAAAGATTGAACTTAGCGTAGACTACGCCCAGTCATCTGACTTCTTACAAATAGGTGACGTTATTGCACTATGGGATGCAGCATCAGGTGGTAACAGAACTGGTGACAAAGCAACAGTACAAAGTGTTGAGCGTCAATTACGTGTTGTAAACGCAGCAGGTTCAGAAAACTTTGCAGCAAACTACACAATAGATGATGACAACACTTCTGGTGGTGGTATTCAAATCTTAAGTGTACGTTCAGATTACGAAGAGCGTTACTATGGTGGTGAGCAAAAATGGATCAACATTGCTCCACGTCCTACAACTTCTCCTTGGGTTTCAGATCGTGGTGGTGACAACGACCAGATGCACATCCTTGTACTTGATGGAGACGGAAAACTAACAGGAACTCCTGGATCACTTCTTGAGAAATTCCTATTTGTTTCTAAGTCCACAGATGCTAAAGGTGTACAGGGCGAAACACTATACTACAAAGACGTTATTAAAGCAAACTCAGCATACATTTACTGGGGTAGTCACGAAGGATCATCTATAATGGATGTTGACGGTGCTGCTAATGGTGGATTTGGTTTATCAGGTGTGTCTCGTTCATTCGATCTTATCAAATACGGAACACCTCTTAAGACTAAAGAAACAAATTTAGGTCGCGAAATCATTGGTACAACTAACGGATCAACTGTTAAGTACACACTACAAGGTGGTGTTGACGGATATACAGTTGCTCGTTCTGACATCCTTGGAGGTTATGACCTCGTAGGTGATAAGGAAACAGTTGATGTAGATTACATCTTAATGGGTCCATCAATGGCAAGCACTAATGATACTGTTGCTAAAGCACAGAAGATCATTGACATTGCTGCAACTCGTAAAGATTGTATCGCATTTGTTTCTCCATCACGCGGAGACATTATTGGTCAGTCTGACACAAATGTAATTGTGAACAAGACTATCGATATGTACGAGCAATTAGGTAGTACATCTTACGCGGTATTCGATAACAACTACAAATACATCTATGACAAGTATAACGATCAATATCGTTACATTCCTTGTAACGCAGACGTTGCAGGTCTTGTACTAGGTGCAACATTAAATTCAGAAGCGTGGTTCTCACCCGCAGGATTTAACAGAGGACAGTTACGTAACGCAATCAAACTTGCTTACTCTCCTCTAAAAGATCATAGAGACAAACTCTATGCTGCAAGAGTCAACCCAATCGTATCATTCCCAGGTCAGGGTATTGTACTATTCGGTGACAAGACTGCACTTTCATATCAATCAGCATTCGATAGAATTAACGTTCGTCGCTTGTTCTTGGTACTAGAAGATGCAATCTCAGACGCAGCGAAAACACAACTATTTGAACTCAATGATGAGTTTACACGTTCTTCATTCAAGAACATTGTAGAACCATTCTTGCGTTCCATACAATCTCGTCGCGGAATCGTTGATTTCTTGGTCGTTTGCGATACGAGCAATAACCCACCTGAGGCTATAGATAGAGGAGAGTTCTTCGCGGAGATATTCGTGAAACCAACACGCTCTATTAACTACATTACATTAACCTTCACTGCAACTAGAACTGGTTCTAGTTTCTCTGAAGTAACTAACTAATCAAGAGACTAACAATGGCAGAAGCACAACCAGGACAGGTACAAGGTGCAAATATAAAAGCACCTATCTTTACCTTCCGAGATAACGTAAAGGACTTTGCACGTCCTAATCTGTTCCAAGTTGAAGTGTTTGCACCTCCTGTTTTACAGGATGCAATTACACCCCAACCTGGTGGAGTAAGTGGATCAACCGCAGAAGTTTTAGAAACATCAGCGGGTGGTTCACAATTAAACGCAGCATCAGCAAATGCGTTTGGTACATTCCTTGTAAAGGCAGCAAACATTCCTGCATCAGTTGTAGGAGTTGTTAACGTTCCTTACAGAGGAAGACAATTAAAAATTGCAGGTGATAGAACCTTTGAACCTTGGACAGTAACTGTACTTAATGATCAGTCATTTAAGTTCAGAGCATTCTTCGAGGCGTGGTCATCTAACATCCAAGCACTACAACAAAACTTCCAAAACTCAAATACTATTGCAGACTATCAGTCTACAGCAAAAGTTCGTCAGATGGATCGTAAAGGAAACATCATCAGAACTTATAGATTTGAAGGTATCTGGCCAAGCAACATTAGTGCTATCGAACTTGACTGGGGAACAAATGACACTCCAGAAGAGTACACTGTAGAGTTCCAAGTACAATACTGGACATACGATACAGACGTAGATAGCGGAAACCAGTCATAAAAGGCGGTTTCTTACCTCGCTAAATAGTTACGTAGAACAGGTACATAGTTAATGTCTCAACTTTTTGGTTATTCTCTTGAGCGTGCGAAGAAGGGTCAGAGTAATGGTCCTTCTTTTGTGCGTAAAGAATCTGATGATGCTGCAACTCCCGTAGCAGGTGGTGGTTATTTTGGAACCGCTATTGACTTAGATGGTAGTTATAAAGACGAATCAGATCTTATTAGACGATATAGAGAAATGTCCATTCACCCAGAGTGTGATAGGGCAGTGGATGATGTTGTCAATGAGGCAATCGCAGGTGACAGAGATGATAGTCCCGTAGATGTAGACCTAGCAAACCTAGAAGTAAGTGCAGCGATACGCAAAAAAATCAGAGATGAGTTTCATAACGTTCTCAGATTACTAGATTTTGATAAGAAAGCATACGATATATTCCGCAGATGGTACATAGATGGAAAGTTATATTATCATAAGGTCATTGATACTAAAAATCCTCGTCGTGGTATTACAGAGTTAAGGTACATTGACCCCCGTAAGATTCGTAAAGTAATAGAATTTGAAGCAAAGAAAGATAGACAGTTTGTAGATCCACGCACAATGGAATCTTTGACTGCACCTAGATCAGCAGAATATTACGTTTACAATCAAAAAGGTTTACGTGGTCTTGAAACTACAGGGATCAAGATTGCATCTGATGCTATTGCTTTCTGCCACAGTGGTTTGAAAGATATGAATAAGAATGTGATTATGTCACATTTACATAAGGCAATCAAAGCACTCAATCAACTTAGAATGATTGAAGATAGTCTTGTGATCTATAGATTATCAAGAGCACCAGAACGTAGAATATTCTACATTGATGTAGGTAATCTACCAAAACAAAAAGCGGAACAATACCTCCGTGAGGTTATGAGTCGCTATAGAAACAAGTTAGTTTACAATGCAGATACAGGAGAAATAAGAGATGACAGAAAATTTATGTCAATGCTCGAAGACTTCTGGTTGCCCAGAAGAGAAGGCGGGAGAGGCACTGAGATCACTACGCTCCCAGGTGGACAAAATCTTGGAGAACTTGAGGATGTCAAGTACTTCCAAAAGAAACTATATCGTGCATTAAATGTACCAGAGTCTAGATTAGAATCTGATTCCACATTTAATTTGGGTCGTGCTGCTGAGATTACACGTGATGAAGTTAAATTCCAAAAGTTTGTCACACGTCTCCGCAAAAAATTCTCAGAATTATTCCACGATTTACTTAAAACACAATTAGTTTTAAAAGGTATCATCTCTATTGAAGAATGGGATGATATGTCTGAGCACATTCAGTATGATTTTATCGCTGATAACTACTTCAGTGAATTAAAAGATCAAGAAATTCTGAATGAAAGATTGAATCTTGTTACTACAATGGATCCTTTTGCGGGTCGTTACTTCTCTCTTGATTACATACGTCGTAAGGTCTTACGCCAGTCAGACGCTGAGATTAAGGAGATTGATAAGCAAATGGAAAAAGAAATTAGCACTGGTAAATTACCAGATCCCGCTGCTCTTGATCCTATGACAGGAGAACCTATGGAGGGTGCACCAATGGATGCTCCACCAGAGGAAGAGTCCGAAGATATTACATCAACAGGACCCGAATCAGTGTCTCCCGCTGATTATAAACGCGGAGAATTCTAAATAGTATTAATTGAGGAATTAATTATGCCTAGCATTGGAGCTATGGAAATAGTCAACAAACTCTTTTCTGGATCAAAAGATGTCAGTTCAGAGGTTGACGATGCGATGAATACAATGACCGCTGCTGCTATTGATCAGCAAAAAATTGAAATTGCAAAAAACTTTCTGTACGAACCAGAAGAAACAGAGGAAACATCTAATGAAACTGATAACGGAGAAGGTTGAAGACGTACAAGTCTTAACTGAAGAGAAAAACGGTAAGAAAAAACTCTATATAGAAGGTACTTTTCTACAAGGAGAGATCAAAAACCGCAACGGAAGAATGTATCCGTTAGCAACTCTTGAGAGAGAAGTGTCTAAATATAATGAGTCATTCATAAAAAGCGGTCGTGCTCTTGGTGAGTTAGGTCATCCAGAAGGTCCTACCGTAAATTTAGATCGTGCATCTCATTTAATTACTTCTTTAGTGCAAGAAGGCAACAACTTCAGAGGTCGTGCTCGTATTCTCGAAACACCAATGGGTAACATTGCTAAGAACTTGCTTGATGAAGGAGTGAAACTTGGAGTTTCTTCACGTGGTATTGGATCATTAAAAGAAACTAATGGGTGTAAAGTTGTCGCTGATGACTATATGCTCGCTACAGCAGCAGATATTGTTGCTGATCCTTCCGCACCTGATGCTTTTGTCAATGGTATTATGGAAGGAAAAGAGTGGATATGGGCAAACGGACTTATAAAAGAGTCAGAAATTGCACATATTAAACGTGGGTTAGACAATGCCCCTAGTAGTAAAGTCTTGGAAGAAAGAAAACTTTCCGCGTTTTCACAGTTCCTAGGAACTTTATAATTATAAATAATTGTTAGAAAAACTGTATTAAAGTTAACAAGGAGACACAAATGTCCGCGAATGAAAAAGTTATGACACCCGAAGATTCTAAGCAGGAAGTCACCGAAGCAAAATTTGACGGTGCTGTATCTGATCAGTCTACTTTAGGTGCAGTTCAAGATCTTGGAGGTCCTACTCCAACGAACTCTAAACCTGATGATGAGTCAAACAAACTCAAGACTGGTGGTGGTCCAACAGCGACTGCTCCAAAAACAAAACCTTCTGATGCTAGTCCTCAGAAGCACGAGTCTGTTGAAGCAGAAAATGCAGAAGGCGACAACCTTATTGAGGTTGACTTATCCGCTGATGTAGCAGCACTCACAGAGGGTGAGGACCTTTCCGAAGAATTCAAAGAAAAAGCAACTACTATTTTTGAAGCAGCAGTTGTTTCTCGTTTGAATGAGGAAGTGGGTAAGATCCACGAAGAGTACGCTTCCACTCTTTCAGAGGAAGTAGAAAAGATTAAGACAGAACTTGCTGAGAAAGTTGATGAGTATCTTACATACGCAACTCAGCAATGGTTAGACAGTAACCAACTCGAAGTCGAAAATGGTCTTAAAGCAGAGATCGCTGAGAGTGTAGTTTCTGGTCTTAAAAAGGTTTTCGTTGAGAATCACATTGAGGTTCCTGACGAGAAAGCAGACGTTGTTGATGCAATGACTGCTGAATTAGATAATATGGAAACAAAACTCAACGAGCAAATTGAAGCTAACGTTGAACTTACTAAAAAGGTAAGTGCCTTTGTTAAGAATGGGATTGTGAACGAAGTAGCAGAAGGTTTAGCATCTACCGAAAAGGAGAAGTTATCCCAACTTGCTGAGGGTGTTGAGTTTGAAGATGAAGAGTCATTCCGCAATAAGGTAGCAACTCTTAAGGAGAGTTATTATCCTAGCAAACCTGCTGCTCCTGCAACAGAAACTATTGCTGAAGACGTACAACCTGTTGTGGATACAGATATGACTGAAAGTATGTCACGTTACGTGGATGCTTTACGTCGTTGGACTAAGTGATAAAAATACCCTAAACAACTTTTAAAAAAATACTTTTCCTGGAGGGGAAATACGCAAATGTTTAATTCTGAACAGTTGCAGGAAAAGTGGAACCCTGTTCTTGACTGTGATGGTCTTGATGGTATCAAGGACAATTACAGAAAAGCAGTTACCGCTGTCCTGTTAGAAAACCAAGAAAAATTCCTACGCGAAGAAGCAGGAATTTTAACTGAAGCAGCACCTACAAACTCTACTGGATCTTCAAGTTCAGCAGCAGGTTTTAGTGCTACTGCTACAGCAACTGGTCCTGTTGCAGGTTTCGACCCAGTTCTAATCTCATTGATTAGAAGATCAATGCCTAAGTTAATCGCTTATGACATTGCGGGTGTACAACCTATGACTGGTCCAACTGGACTCATCTTTGCGATGAGATCTAGATACGGAACCAACCGTGCATCTGGTACTGAAGCATTCTTCAACGAAGCAGATTCACAATTCACTGGTACTGACGCTGCTCAGACAAGTGGATTCGGTTCACAAGGTTCTGCACAAGCAGGATCAAACCCAGGTCTACTAAATGATTCTGGTACATACACAAACGGTACAGGAATGAGAACTGATGAGTCTGAGACTCTAGGTACTGGTTCTAATGCCTTCGCTGAAATGAACTTCAGCATTGAGAAAGTTACTGTGACTGCGAAGTCCAGAGCACTCAAGGCAGAGTACAGTTTGGAACTAGCACAGGATCTTAAAGCAGTTCACGGTTTAGACGCTGAGTCTGAATTGGCAAACATTCTATCTACAGAAGTTCTTGCTGAAATCAACCGTGAAGTTGTTAGAACTGTTTACAAGATCGCAAGACCTGGTGCTCAGAACAACACTGCTACCGCAGGTATCTTCGACTTAGACGTAGACTCCAATGGTAGATGGTCTGTTGAGAAGTTCAAAGGACTTCTATTCCAGATCGAGAGAGATATGAACGCAATCGGGCACGAAACTCGTCGCGGAAAAGGGAACATAATCATATGTTCTGCTGACGTTGCTTCAGCACTCTCAATGGCAGGTGTACTTGATTACACTCCTGCTCTACAAGGTAACAGCAACCTACTTCCAGATGATAACTCCTCAACACTTGCAGGAACATTAAACGGAAGAATCAAGGTTTATGTTGACCCATATTCAGCAAACGTAAGTGACAGACACTTCTATGTTGCAGGATACAAAGGATCTTCTGCATATGATGCAGGATTATTCTACTGTCCATATGTTCCTCTACAAATGGTAAGAGCAGTTGGTCAGGACACATTCCAACCAAAAATCGGATTTAAGACAAGATACGGTCTTGTTGCAAACCCATTCGCGGAAGGTACAACTCAAGGAGAGGGAGCACTTACTGCTAACGCTAACCGTTATTACAGAAGAGTTCTTGTTGATAACCTAATGTAAGCAATCGCTTATATTCTTTACAAAGACCCCTTCGGGGGTCTTTTTTTATGTTAAATAATGGGAGGTTGAACATTTCTATGAACGGACGATTGAACAAAGTTCAAATGCTTGCAAAAGTTATGCGTATGAAAGATGGTCTGCACAGACATCAGTGGTATCCTCATTGGAATGATGAAGAACGTGCTGCTGCACAGATGATATTAAATAACGTTCTTGATGTTCTAGACGAATACTGGGAGTAGTATAAATAAAATTACGGAAACAACTAATATCGTAAATGTCTTTTCCAACGCAAATAAGCAATAGGAATTTCCTTAGTCCAGGTGGTTTCCGATTTACCTTAGCGAAGTATCCTAAGATTGCATACTATTGTCAATCAGCAAACATACCCGCTATATCAGTCGGTGAACTAACTCAACCAACACCATTCAGACCTATTCCATTTGAAGGTGTATTAAACTATCAAACATTATCATTAAGATTCTTAGTAGATGAGGGTCTTGAAAACTATCTAATTATCCATAACTGGATGAGAGGACTTGGTGTTCCTGAGAAGTTTAAAGAAAGACAGGAAATGATTGACGCAAACCCTAATAATTTTTCACCAGGAATAGGTGATAAAGAATTTGCAGACGGAACTCTTACTGTATTGAATAGTAATTTTCAACCTTCATTCAATATAGTATTCAGAGATATGTTCCCAATAGCATTGAATACACTAGAGTTTGACGCTGCTTTATCTGACACCGAATACTTTAATTCTGTGGTAGAATTTAACTATCTAGATTATGAAATACGTAGTCTAACAGGAGATCGTTTAACAACCTTAAAATAAAATATGGACCCACTTGAAGTGATTAAGCAGTCTTGGGCAGGAGACTGTATTTTTGATGAAGACAAATTAGATCAAGAGTCGTTAAAGATACCATCTTTACACGCAAAGTATCAAGACTATTGGTCAAAGTATTCTTTAATACTAGAAGATAATAAGAAAAAACTTAGTGTCTTGAGGAGAGACAAGTATCTTTTTTATACTGGTAAAGCAGATGCGGAAGTATATAAAGATAATCCTTTTGATTTAAAAGTATTGAAGAATGATCTGAATACTTTTATGGAAGCAGACGAGGACATACAGACTCAGCAATTAAAAATAGCATACTTTGAAACTGTTATAAATTATTTGGAAGGGGTGTTAAAACAAATTAACAACAGAACCTACCACATTAAAAATGCCCTTGAACATAGACGTTTTGAAGCAGGTTTCTAATGACCCTCATCACAAAGAAGAATGAAGTCTTCTTGCGAGTTGATGCTGATCCACACATCCATCAAGAACTATCAGATTATTTTACTTTTGAAGTACCTAATGCAAAATTTTTACAGAAGCAGAGAAGGTACAAATACTGGGACGGAAAGATCAGATTATATTCACCTGGAAATGGTGAATTATATGTTGGGTTATATGATTACCTAGTTGAATGGTTAGATAGAAAAGGTTATAATTACAGTGTACAGTCAAACAAACAGTATGGAGAACCCAATGAGTCGGAAGAATTTGTCACCCCTGAGTCTGTTGCTTCCTTTGTTAGAGGTCTCAATCTGCCTTTCAAGATCAGAGGATACCAACTTAGAGGACTTTATTGTAGCATTAAGTATAACCGAAGACTTCTATTATCACCAACTGGATCTGGGAAATCGTTAATCATCTATACTTTAATTAGATGGCACTTGTTTCACGAAAGAAATATACTTATTATCGTACCCACTACATCATTAGTAGAACAATTATTCAAAGACTTTCAAGATTATGGATGGAATGCAAGAGAACACGTTAACAAAATCTATGCAGGGAAAGAACGTTATAGAGAATCTCCTGTTGTCATTTCTACGTGGCAATCTATCTACAAAGAACCTCGCAATTTCTTTAATAGGTTTGATGTTGTTATCGGGGATGAGGCACACCTTTACAAAGCAAAGTCTCTAACAAAATTACTAACCAAAATGCACAGTTGTAAGTATCGTATTGGTCTTACAGGTACTCTTGATGGTATGCAATGTCATCAATTACAACTAGAAGGATTGTTTGGTCCAGTAGAAAAAGTAATTAGAACTGATGAGTTACAGAAGAAAGGATACTTATCAGATTTAAAAATAAATGTATTAGTATGTAAGCACGAATATATTGAGTTTGAAAACTATCAGGAAGAGATAGAGTATATAATTACACACCCAAAACGAAATAAGATCATAGTAAACCTAGCGTCAGATCTATCTGGTAATACCCTTGTGCTATTTAATTACATTGAAAGACACGGAGACGTTCTTAGAGATATGCTAAATAGTAAAAAGGGAGATAAAAAACTCTTTTATATTCACGGAGGAACTGATACTTCTGAACGGGAAATGGTGAGAGAGATATGTGAGGTGACTAGCAATGCTATCATTCTTGCATCGTACGGTACATTCAGTACGGGTATTAATATTAAGAACCTACATAATGTAATCTTTGCTTCACCATCCAAGTCTAGAATCAGAAACCTTCAATCCATAGGAAGGACACTTAGGAAACACGATTCCAAAGCACGTGCTTATCTGTATGACTTTGCTGATGATATTAGTAATGAGTACAACCGAAATATGACTTTGAACCATATGGTTTTTAGGATTAAGACATATAATGATGAAAAATTTGACTACTCAGTAACAGAAATTAATCTCAGGAAGTAAAACAATGTCACTCAATTACGTCAAACACGAAGAAGAATTTTTAGGAGTTGCTAAACTTACTAATGGGGATGAGGTTATTGGTAAGTTTACAGTTGTAAAGGATACAGATGGTACAGATGTTGTATTCATAGTTGATCCTGCTAAAGTACATCACGGATCAATCAATACAGCAGACGGAAAAAGAACTGAGATGGTTGGTCTAAAGAGGTGGATGTATTTTTCTGATGAAGAATTTTTTATAGTTCCTGATAATCAAATTATTTCACTTGCTCCGCAGTCGGTCGAGGCGACGATGATGTATAAGATGTTTGTTCGTCAAGAGTTTGAACGCACAAGTCTATCAGACTTAAAAGAACAAAACGAACTACCCCCAAATCCTAATCAAGGATTCTTAGGTACTGTTGAAGATAACCGTAAAAAGTTTGAAGATCTCTTTAATAAACCTTTAGAGTAGTTATAACCATCCCTTGAACCCTTACAGTGTTAATTGTACAGATAATTGTAACTCTTGTCAACCCCTATTGACGTTTCCTAACAAATAAGGTACTATAAGGTATAGGAAATCTAGTCATCAATGGCGATCTCAATGCCAAGAAGAAAACAAAAGAGTCAGCATTACGTTGACAACAAAAAATTTTTAGAAGCACTTATCAATCATAAAGAAAGGATAAAGCGTGCAGCATCTCAGGACAAACCTAAACCAAGGATACCAGAGTATGTAGGAGACTGCTTTTTAAAAATCGCGACGCACCTTTCGTATAGACCAAACTTCATAAACTATATGTACAAAGAAGATATGGTTTCAGATGGTATAGAAAACTGTGTTCAGTATATTGATAACTTTGATCCAAATAAATCTAAGAATCCATTTGCATATTTTACACAAATAGTTTACTTTGCTTTTTTAAGAAGGATTGCAAAAGAGAAAAGACAGCAATCAATTAGAGAAAAAATTATAGAGAAGTCTGGTTTTGATCAGATCTTCCACACTGACGGTGATGTAGATCCTGCTACACTAAACAATATTAAAACTCGTATTGAGATGAACAACAGATACCAATGAAAGTTGATAGGTACTATGATCCATACGAGGATCTTGAAGCACAATGTCTAGAAGAACTAGAACACATCGCCAAGTCACTAGGCGGTAATATGAAAAAACTGACCAGAGCAGATTACTCTGGAAGATCATCAAAAGTTATTGAAATTGAGTATGAAATTAACGAAGGAACTAATTGACAAGATACAAGAAGCAATGCTTCATACCAAGAAAGATGGTACTGTCAACTGGAAAGATACCGATGAGATTGAGGTACAATTAGCAGGAACATTTGCTGCTGACAGATTTATTGTTATTAAGAACAAAACAAAAGACCCAGTAGTATCTGCTGCACCTCATCCTGATTTCGATTACGAAAGAAAGGTCTTTACCAAAGATGGTAGAGAAGAGTATATGAAAGAATATGCAACTAAAAGATTACACAATGATATAAAAAAATCAAAATGAAAATTCTTTTAATAACTGATCAGCATTTTGGTGCTAGAAATGACAACCCAATATTCTTGGGTAAATTTAAACAGTTCTATGAACAGATAGTATTTCCTTATATTGATAGGAATAATATAGATACTGTATTTTGTTTAGGAGATACGTTTGATAAACGTAAGAGTATAAACTATCTTTCATTAGATGCAACTAGAGAAATGTGGTTTAAACCTTTACAGGATAGAGGTATCAAGATGTATATGTTGATTGGTAATCACGACATATACTTTAAGAATACTCTGAGAGTAAATGCTTGTGACCATCTACTTAAAGAATATGATAACTTAGAAATCATAAACAAACCAACAGAAGTAGTATTAGATAATAGAAAATTTCTAATGCTTCCTTGGATTTGTGACGATAATAAAAATGATATTTACCAAGCAATAGAAGATACAGATGCCACTGCTTGTATGGGACATCTAGAACTATCAGGGTTTGAAGCACTTCCTGGGATTCGTATGGAACACGGTGAAGATCCTGAGAGATTTTCTAAGTTTAAATTAACTTGCACAGGTCACTTCCATCACAGATCAAGACAAGATAATATAATGTATCTCGGTAATCCGTACCAACTTTACTGGAATGACTACGGTGCAATTAGAGGTTTTCACACCCTAAATACTGATGACTTAAGATTAACATTCATTCAAAATCCTTTTAATATATTTGAAAAAATATTTTATGATGATACTAATAATGATTATGAAACATTACCAGACCATAAGGAACTGGTAGGAAGTTATGTAAAACTTGTAGTTCAACAAAAAGATAACCAAAAATTATTTGATCGCTACGTAAAACATTTACAAGACATAGGTGTAGCAGATTTAAAAATTATTGAAGATCTTACTCTTGAAGCAGTAGAGGTAGATGAGTCTATCAAACTAGAAGACACAATGACTATCTTAGAGAACTATGTTAATGAACTAGAGGATCACATAGATAAGAAAAATATTGTTAAAATAGTTAAGTCACTTTACCTAGAAGCACTCAACGTTTAATGTACGTCCTAACTGATAAAGCAACTGGAGGAGTCTACGCTGTCACAGATGATGAGAAAGATGAAAAGGTTGTGCAAATTTTTGTTGACAAAGATGACGCTATACGCTATTATGGACAGTTAGAGGCATTAGATTATCAACGTCCTTTGCAAATTCTAGAATTAGAAGAAGAGCAAATTAAGGCAAACTGTGTCAATCACGGTTATATGTATTGTATAATTACTCCTAACGATCTCGTTACCCCTCCTCCTGATTTAATTTTATGATTGTATTTGAAAAACTTCGTTGGAAGAATTTATTATCTACAGGCAATCAATTTACAGAATTTAATTTATGCGACACTAGGTCAACTCTAGTGATAGGAGGTAATGGCACGGGCAAATCTACAATGCTTGATGCTTTAACTTATGGATTATTTAATAGACCCTTTCGTAAAGTTAGTAAAGGTCTTTTAGTCAATTCAATTAATGATAAAGATTGTGTAGTAGAGATAGAATTTTCAGTAGGAACAGTTAGTTATAAAGTAGTGCGTGGTATGAAACCCGCTATTTTTGAGATATATCGTAACGGTGCATTGTTAGATCAAGACGCTGCTAGTAGAGACTATCAAAAATATCTAGAACAATCTGTTCTTAAACTCAACTACAAATCATTTACACAAGTGGTTATATTAGGGAGTAGTACATTTGTTCCTTTTATGCAACTTACAGCATCACATAGAAGAGAAGTTATTGAAGATTTACTGGACATACAAATCTTTTCTAATATGAATCTGTTACTAAAGGAACGTGTTAGAGATAATAATGAATCTCTAAGAGATTGTGAATATGAGTTACAGATAGCAGAAGAAAGAGTTACTGCACAGAAGAGAACTCTAGCAGCATTAACAGGTGCTAACGATGAAAGGATACAAGTATTAGAAGAACAGTTCCAAGAAAATGAAGATAATATGATGGCAATAAAAACTAAGATTGAAGAGTTGCAAACATCTATGACAGAACTAGGTGACTTTACAAGTCATATAAACGCTCTTGAATCTAAATGGGAATCAGCAAAAACTATTGAAACTAAATTAGATACTAAGATTGAAAGAATAGAAAAAGATATACAATTCTTTAATGAACATTCTACTTGCCCTACTTGTACTCAAGATATTAATGAGTCACTTAGAAATATAAAAGTTAATAATCTTGCAACTAAAGGTAATGAGTTAGACAAAGCACGTGATCAACTTAAGTTAGAGATTGCAAAGGTACGATCTAAGATGGTTGCATTTACAGAAGCAGCAGATAAGTATGCAGATATGCAAAGAGAAATACATCATCTATTAGATAAACAAGATAGGTTTGTAAAGACCAATACTAGAATACTAGGAGAGATTAAAAACTTACACGACAAACCTAATATTGCTACAGAGAAACAAACTCTTATGCAAAGACAAGCAGAGTTTGATGTTAAAGAAGATGCCTGTGCAGAAGTATCAAGACTATCAAGTGACTACAAACTTGTAAGTAGTTTATTGAAAGATGGTGGTATCAAGTCTAAAATTATTGCTAAGTATATACCTGTCATCAATCAAAACATTAATAAGTTCCTATCTAATATGGATACTTATATTAACTTTACTCTAGATGAAGAGTTTAATGAAGTTATAAAATCACGTTACAGGGATAAGTTTTCCTATGCTTCTTTCTCAGAAGGAGAGAAACAAAAGATTGATCTATCACTTCTCTTTACTTGGAGACACGTTGCTAAGATGAAAAATTCTATTGCTACAAACTTACTTATCTTAGATGAGGTCTTTGATAGTTCTCTTGACAACTATGCTACAGAAGAATTATTAAAGATACTAAAGGGATTTGGAGATGCTAATACTTTTATTATCTCACATAAAGGTGAAGTCCTACTTGACAAATTTGAAAAAACAATTAAATTTGATAAGGTAAACAATTTTTCTAAATGTGAGGAGATAGAATGAACTGTTGGCACTGTGGCACTGAATTGATTTGGGGAGCAGACTTCTCAGGAGAAGATTATGATTTACCTGAGATTGCAATAGTCACTAATCTTTCTTGTCCTAAATGTGATTCATATGTAGAGGTCTATTTACCGAAAGACGAAGACTAATGTTTGACACTCCTTATTACAGAGGAAATGATGAGTTTAAAATGCACCATCAGTTCCAGAAACATCTACATAGTAGAAGGGATGAATTTTGTGTGCCAGATAATGCTTTTAATGGAACTGGATATTCTACAATAAGATCAGACAATCGTATTCACTTAGAGTATCCTGAGTTTGGTTCATATCTTAATGAAGCAATATCAAAGTATGATGATAAACTACAATGTACTCACGCTTGGGTTAATATAAATCCACCAGGATCATATCAAACCAGACACAACCACGCTTGTTGTGATATGGCAGGTACATACTATGTGACAGTTCCAGAAGCAGACTCAGGTAACATACAATTTTATAATCCATCACCTACAGTAGAAGCAATGATGATACACCAACCCTATCATTGTTCCACCCATCTTCACATACCTACAGAGAAAGACATCCTGATCTGGCCAGGGTTCTTGGACCACGAGGTAACATATAACTATTCAGATGAAGAAAGATGGAGCGTTTCGTTTATGTTATCCTTAACTCACCTAGATAGATTAGAAAGATTTCCATCTATGTTAGTCTATGATTGAAAGATTTACCGATAACAGCGAGTGGTTGGATAAACTAATCAACGATCTGGAAAAGAAAGATGAGTACAAGAGTCCCGAATTGGCAGCATCACTCGAAGAAGGAGACGAAGAGACATCTAAAACCTCAGAAACTAAGAGCAGCAAGAAAAAGATGTAGACAATTAATAAACCGTCTACTAAGTGTTTCCAAACAGTCAGGGAACGTTTAATATAGGTGTAACGAAACAAATTCAAATGACTGTTAACACTGGAGTAAAAGGCACACTTGCAAAACTACTTGCAACAGAAGACCTTGTTGTTGAGCACAAGACCTGTGAAACTGCATCTTTCGATGTTGCTCGCAGAGTCCTTACATTACCTAACTGGGAAAAAGCAACTGAAGAAGTATATGATCTTCTAGTAGCACACGAAGTAGGACACGCATTGTTCACACCTAATAGACAATGGGATGATTTACCTTGCCCTAAGTCAATCATCAACGTAACAGAAGATGCACGTATTGAGAAGTTGATGAAGAGAAAGTATGGTGGTCTTCCAAAAACATTTTATAGAGGATACAGAGAACTAGATGCTATGGATTTCTTTATGATTCCTGATGATCAAGATGAGATCAATCTAGTTGACAAGATCAATCTTCACTTCAAGTCAGGTGCATTTACTCCTATCGAATTTGCTCCAGAGCACGAGTATCTTGTAGACCTTGTAGGTGAAACAGAAACATTTGAAGATGCAATAGAAGCAGCAGTAGAAATATACAAAGTAATGCAAGAGATTGAAAAGCAAAAAGAACTAGAAAAACTTGCTGAAACAGAAGAAGGAGAAGAAGAAGGTGGTGGTAGTGGAAATCTAGGTGAAGGTGAGCAAACACCAGACCTAGAGATCATTGATCCAAATCAACCTTGGGATCAAGGACAGCAGATGCAACAAAAAGGAGTGCAAGAAGGTAAAGCATCAGGTGGTAATTCTGGTGGTGTAGACTACGATCCATTCCAATCACAAACTGATGAAGCGTTTACTCAAGGAACTAAAGATCTAACAGAAGAATCACATTACGGTCGTGATACAGTATATGTTGAACTACCAAAGAAACTAAATCCTGATCACTTTACAGTTGGTGCAGACTATCTTCTAAAGATAAACAGAGAGCATTACAGTTCTGAGAATGAATTAAAAGAAGAAGGTAAGCAAGCATCCTATGATCAAACTGTTAATGAGTACAACACCTTCTACAAGAAATCACAGAAAGAAGTAAACTATCTTGTAAAAGAGTTTGAGTGTAAGAAAGCAGCATCATCATATGCTCGTGCTAGAACCTCTCGTACAGGTGTTCTTGATACATCTAAACTACACACATACAAGTTTACTGATGACATCTTCAAGAAAGTTACTGTTCTTCCAGAAGGTAAGAATCACGGTATGATCTTCTTATTAGATTGGTCAGGTTCTATGTCTAATAACATCAGAGAAACTGTAGAGCAGGTTATCCAACTATGTTGGTTCTGTAAAAAAATCAACATCCCATTTGATGTTTACGCATTTACTAATGATGGATATGCTGCATCTTATAGAATGGATGTCAATGGTATCAAGAACGACCCAGATCATTATGGATATAAAAGTCTACACGAACCTGTTGTAGGTGAGTTTGCTCTTGAGAATGGTTTTACATTACTCAATGTAGTATCTTCAAAACAGAAAAAGAGAAACTTTGAAGATGCACTTAAGTACCTTTTCATTAATGCTACTGCTAACAACTACAGAAGTTACTACAGTTTCAAAAATGGTTTTGCTGTAAGTTATCAAATGGCACCAGGATTCGGTTTATCAGGTACACCTTTGAATGAAGCACTTGTATTGATGAAACCTGTTGTAAAAGAATTTTCCAGAAACTTAGACAAAGTTACACTATGTGTTCTTACTGATGGCGAAGGTCAAAATTCTGCTTACTACAGCGGTGAGCATACTTATAATAATCGTCCATACGCAAACTCTATGGGTTACAACTGTTCTCTTAGAGATCGTAAACTAGGACGTACTTATGAGAAGTTTGATGGGTCTGATAAAACTACAAATATTCTCCTTGAGAACTTACGTGAGACATATCCTACTCTCAATATTATTGGGTTCCGTTTACTTGGTTCACGTGATGGATATAGTTTCTTCTCCAGAACATTTGAGTATGATCAGGAACCAATGGAGAAAGCACAGAAAGCATACAGAAAGGATAAGTATGTTGCTATCACACATACTGGATACCACAAACTATTCGTTATGCCATCTAACAATCAATCAGATACAGAAGAACTATGGGATGACATCAAGGAAGGTTCTTCACGTGCAGAGATTACTAGGACATTCAAAAAGATGTTCAAGAACAAAAAGTCTAATAAGAAAATGCACAACTCATTCATAGAGACAGTTGCATAACCAATTATATTAGTGTCACACAACCCCCTTGAAAGGGGGTTTTTTATTGCTATTGTATATACATAGACACAAGACAACTAATGCCTTTTACAACTGCAATTCCTGTGACCACACCTGATATAGTCACATACTTAACAACAAACTTCGGCAATGAAGTATCTGTCAAAGAACTACTATCTGCTGCTGATGAGTTCCGTTGTTCACTAGCAACAATCAAGAAACGTCTTAAGACTTACAAAGTTGCTATTGGTAAGTGGAACCTATCTGTTAAAGAACTAGAGCAAACATTCAAAGCACCTGCTGCTACACCTGCTGTTCAGCAAGTACAATCTGTTCCTCGTTCAGAGCAAATACTTGTTCCAGAAATTGACCCTAACTATGTTCCTTTTGGTAACTTCACTGCTCTTAAAAAGATTATCAGTTCAAACGTTTTCTATCCTACATTCATCTCTGGTCTATCTGGTAACGGTAAGACATTCGGTGTAGAACAAGCGTGTGCTCAACTCAAGAAAGACTTTGTAAGAGTCAACATCACAGTTGAGACAGATGAAGATGATCTTATCGGTGGTTTCCGTTTAGTCAATGGAGATACTGTATGGCACAATGGTCCAGTTATCGAAGCACTTGAAAGAGGTGCTATCCTTCTCCTTGATGAGATTGACCTAGCATCAAACAAAATTCTTTGCTTACAATCTGTACTAGAAGGTAAAGGTGTATTCCTTAAGAAACTAGGTAGGTATGTAAAACCTGCTAATGGATTCAATGTATTTGCAACTGCTAATACCAAAGGTAAAGGTTCTGACGATGGTAGATTCATCGGCACCAATGTTCTTAATGAAGCATTCCTTGAGAGATTTGCTATCACACTAGAGCAAGAGTATCCAACAGTTACTGTTGAGAATAAGATTCTTACTAAGATCGCTACTGATCTAAAGATCAATGACAAAGACTTTGTATCTCGTCTATGTGATTGGGCACAGGTCATCCGTAAGACATTCAACGATGGAGGTATTGATGAAGTAATCTCTACTCGTAGACTTGTACACATTATGCGTGCATACTCAATCTTCAACAAGAAAGAAGATGCAATCAAGTACAGCATCAACAGATTCGATGATGAGACTAAGCAAGCATTCTTAGAACTCTATGATAAGATAGATGTTGACTTCCAAAAGGAAGACTGATATACTAGGGGGGTATAAACCCCCTTTTATAATGTTCAAGTATGAAGAGGACAAACTCCTCAAAGAAATTTACAAGTACATTGAAAAGACCTATGAAGGTCACTACTCAAATGGACAAGTACAAACTCTTGACATTATAGAATCGGTCGGTGATGCTGAAGCATTCTGTAGAAGTAATATTTTAAAGTATGCTTCTCGTTACGACCGCAAGGGAACAGCAAGGAAGGACATTGTTAAAATCGTTCACTATGCTATACTCTTATTACATTTCTCTGATAAGTCCGACAACAATGACCCAAGTTAAATTAACTAAATCCACATTCAACACACTTAAAAATTTTGCGACGATCAACAAATCTATTGTTATCAATCCTGGTTCTAAAATCCGTACGATCAGTGTTAACAAAAACATATTTGCTTCTGCTGAAGTCGAAGAAGTCTTTCCTACACAAGTCCCCATTTATGACCTCGGTGTATTTCTCTCTGGTCTCTCGATGTTTGAGAACCCTATCTTTGATTTCAGTTCAGACAGTAAGGTTATCATCAAAGATGAATCGGGTGCAGAATCAAACTTCTTCTACAGCGACCCAGAACTCGTAGTACAACCTCCTAAAGATGGAGTTAAACTACCTGACACTAAGACAGTTAAGTTTACTCTTAAACCTAATGTGTTAGATAATCTTCTACGTGCAGCATCAGTTTATGCAGTTCAAGATTTATGTTTATATTCCAAGAATGGTTCTCTTGTATTAACTGTATGTGATAAAAAGAATGAGACATCTAACAGTTATGAAGTGCCAGTAGGAACAACAACTGAAGATGATCTTTGCTATTGTTTTAAAGTAGAGAATCTTAGGTTGCAACCCGAAGAATATGATGTTACAATCTATGATAATAGATGTGCTCTATTTGATGCAGTGAATCGTGATCTGCAATACTTTATCGCTCTTGAACCACAATGAAACTTAAGAAACACGACACTCCAAAACCAACAGAAAATCCAGAACAACTGTTGGCAAGATTCGACAAACGTATCAAACAACTCACTGCTAGAAAAGATGAGTTGCAAGGGTGGTATGATGAGTATGTAAAACTCGAACAAGATCTTACTAGACTTCAAGGATCAGTTGATGCAGTTACTTACATAGCAACTGGTAAACTTCCTGGAGACGGAAACCACGGTGGTATGAAAGATCACAAACCTGTAAAGCACGGTAAACTAGACGCACTCGACTAGATGAAAGAATTTGATTATGGACTCGATTATAAGTCTCTTGACTTTACAGACGAGAAAACTCGTGAACTTTATCGTATTGGAAGGGGAGAGCAAGGAGTTCTACTGGTTCGCCCTTATACTAACGACATATGTGCTCATTGGAGATTCAAAACTCCTGATGAAGCAGTAACATCATCCAATAAAATTTACTCGATGTATCTCGATTACAGAGATGAAGAGGATTTTATTGGTATGGATATGTGTCGTAAATTTTTAGAGATGGGATTTACTAGGTCAAGACGTTATGCTAATCATAAAGATGGCAACAAATATGATGAGAATAAGAATGTCAAACCTCAAGAACCAGATCATCTGACTAATAAGTATGCTAAGTCGGCACAAATATTTAAAAAGATTAGAGACATTGTTGCTAAATGTGACACCTATGTTAGGATGAGAAAAGAATGGAGATCTAAAGAATGAATATTTTTGTCACAGATGCTGACCCTGTAAAGTCAGCACAAGTATTACCTGACAAACACATTGTCAAGATGCCACTAGAAACTTGTCAAATGCTTTCTATTGTTGCATCAGAAAAGTGGGGTCACGGTTTCGGTGTTCTACCCAAGTTAGACGGTGCTCCATATAAAACAGACAAAGGTGCATTTCGTAATCATCCTTGTACAGTATGGGCACAGACATACTTTCGTTGGTTAATAGAACACGGACTTGCCTTATGTGCAGAGTACACTCATCGTTATGGTAAGACACACAGTTGTCAATACACTATCGAGTGTGCTGATATTATATTTCCTGATAGTCCTGCACCTACAAATTTTGTAAGAGCAATGTATGATGAGTTCAAGTACGATAATACTATCGACACTTTTACAGCATACAAAAGATACATTGCATCTAAACCTTGGGTGTGCGATAATTATCTTCGTAGACCAGAACGCAAACCTTCTTGGATTTCATAATGAGTAATTTTTTATGGGTTGAAAAATACAGACCCAAAACTATTGATGAGTGTATTCTTCCAGAAAATATAAAAGATGTTTTAAATAAGTTTGTAGAGAAAGGAGAACTACCTAATCTATTACTATCAGGTCCTCCTGGGATTGGAAAGACCACTGTTGCTAAAGCAATGTGTGAACAGATTGGTGCAGACTATTATGTAATCAATGGATCTGATGAAGGTAGATTCTTAGACACTGTTAGAAACAATGCAAAGAATTTTGCATCTACTATGTCTCTAGCATCTTCTGCAAAACATAAAGTAATTATTATTGATGAAGCAGATAATACTACTCACGATGTTCAACTTTTACTTAGAGCATCTATAGAAGAGTTTAGTAGTAACTGTAGATTTATTTTTACTTGTAACTATAAGAATAAAATTATAGAACCATTGCATTCAAGATGTAGTGTAATTGATTTCTCAATCACAGGTAAAGAGAAAGCAACTATAGCAGCAGGATTTTTTACTAGCATAAAAACTATACTAGATAAAGAGCACGTAGGTTATGAACCTAAAGTTGTTGCTGCTTTAGTACAGAAATATTTTCCTGACTTTAGAAGAACACTTAATGAACTACAAAGATATTCTTCTATTGGACAAATTGATACAGGTGTTCTTGCTGTACAGCAATCAACTAATCTAAATGATCTAGTATCTTATTTAAAAACAAAAGAGTTTACTAAGATGCGTAAGTGGGTTGTATCTAACTTAGATAACGATCCTAATTCTATTATGAGAACTATCTATGATTCTCTGTATGATCATTTACAACCACAAAGTATTCCACAGGCAGTTCTAATTATTGCTGACTATCAATACAAAACTGCATTTGTTGCAGATCAAGAGATTAACTTAGTTGCGTTCCTAACCGAAATGATGATGCAATGTCAATACAAGTAGGATATATTCCAAGAGACATATCAGATTTTATGTATGAGGTCTTGTGCAGAGATAATACCTTTCCGTGGTTTTATCAAGAGCAGACCTCATTTTATAATGGCACTGCTGAAGTATTACAGTTAGATGGTTATGAAGAACATCCATACTTTGCACACACTATTGTTACTGACAATCAGATAAAGTCAAACGCATATGATATTGTGTTTGATAAATTTTGGAAGTGGATGGTAAAAAATGTTGACGGAGATTTTGGTGAGTTAATTCGTGTACGTGCAGCAAAGACTATGAAGAATAAAGTGCCACCTACACAACCACACGTTGACGCACCGTTTGGACATTGGGTTATGATTTACTATTGTGATAATAGCGATGGTCCAACTACGATATATAAAGAACGGTATGGTGAAAATCCAGAGAACGTCAGACCTAAACAATACATAGATCCTGAGAAAGGAAAGTATGTAATCTTTGATGGTCGTATGTATCACTCTGGTAATGCACCTAGAAAACATTCTTCAAGAACTATCTTGAACATTAATTATTATGGACACACACGAATTCTTCCCAGTTAAGTTTTATTCATTTGATAATAAAGATTTAGTAGAACCTACTTTACAGACCCTTATGGAATGTGAACGTGGGTTATTTAATATTCCTAATACTGTAGAGACTACTAAAGGTGATTTATTTGAGAGAGAAGAATTTAAGGACATACATAAATGGTTTGAAAAATGTTTGAATGATATAAAAACTGAAGAACAATTACAGTTTGAAGGTGACTTCAAGGTCTGTATGTCTTGGGGAAATGTAAGTGGACCTGATAGCGGTGGTTGTCATCAAGCACATAGGCATCCGTTTTCATACCTGTCTGGTATCTATTACCTCACAGAAGGGTCTCCTACGGTCTTCCAGGACCCTCTGACACCACGTACGATGAATCAACTAGAGATAATAAGTGGAACATATGAGAATGCTGTAGCGATAGAACCAACTGTAGGTCAACTATTGATCTGGCCAAGTTGGATGATTCATTGGTCTGTACCACATCACGGTCCAGAACCACGTGCTGTTATTGCTTGGAATGCTCTACCTGATGGTGGTATTAACTTTGGTCCTTATGGACAGAATATGGTAAACCTAAAAGTAAACTAATGATCTTAACTCCTTTCGGTCCTAAAATTTATCACGGTAGAATAGATGAAGATGTAAGACTAGACTTACTAAGATATGCTTTTGATGCAGAACCATCACAGGATGCGTCTGGTATATTAGCAGGTCAACTAGAAGAACAATTTTATATCTATCCAAGTAAACGTGATTTAGATGAATTGCGTAAACACATTGGCACATATACTAATCAAAATTATATTGATATAGAACCTATATGGGTAAACTTTCAACGTGCAGATGATTGGCAACCTGTACATAATCACGCAGGTGAATTTAGTTTTGTAGTTTATGTAGATATTCCACCTGGAATGTATGATGAACCAGAGATAGCAGGTTCGATCGTGTTTAACTATGGAGAACAGTTACCACACGCAAGGTGTCAGTATGGTCCAATCAAACCACAGGTAGGTGACATTTATATTTTTCCTGCTTGGTTAAAACATTATGTGTATCCCTACAAATCTACTGGACAAAGAGTGTCAGTTAGTGGTAATATAATAACAAGATTAAATTCATAATGAAATCATTGAAGACTCCTCTTAGGTATCCTGGTGGAAAGTCAAGAGTAGCACCAATGCTCGTGGACAAGATGCCACGTATGACAGAATATCGAGAACCTTTTCTTGGTGGTGGTTCTACTGCTATAGAATTTACAAAAAGATATAGAGATATACCTGTATGGGTAAATGACTTATACGTTCCTTTGTATAATTTCTGGACTATCTTACAAGAAGATTATGATACTTTATCTGATGCCCTAATGGGATTGAAGATGAATCACGATACTCCTGAGAAAGCAAGAGAACTATATCACGCAGCAAAGACTAGAGTTAATGACTCTGATATGTTTTTGTCTGCTGTTTACTTTTGGGTAATGAATAAATGTTCCTACTCAGGTCTAACAGAGAACTCATCATTTTCACCACAGGCATCAGTACAGAATTTCACTAAGAAAGGTATTAAGAACTTACCTTACTATGGAGAACTGATTCAAGATTGGAAGATAACTAACTTAGATTATAATTCTTGTTTTGGTGGTGATGCTTTTCTCTTCTTAGATCCTCCATATGATATAAAAGATTTTTTATATGGTGGTAAAGGTGGAACAATGCACAAAGGTTTTGACCACAGACAGTTTGCATATAATTGTGCAGAGACAACTAACAACTGGATGATCACATATAACATCAATGAAAACATTGAAGAACTATTCAAAAGTTATAATATAGAAAAATATTCTATTACGTATGGAATGCAACACAGAGAAGACAATACTAGAAAGAAGGAACTTTTAATTACTAACTATAGTATAAAATCACCATTGGAGGAGTTATTCGTTGATTGAAGTTATAGATGATTTTTTTCCGAGACGTTTAGTAAATGAAGCATACTACTATCTTGATTCATATAACAACTGGGATCACCTAGCAGATTCTCCTGAGAACCAACACGCATATACTTTAGGCAAGTCGTTTGATTATCCAAACTTTGAACCAATAGGTAATAAGTTTTTAGATGTTATAGATGTGCCAGTAAAGAAATGTTTGTATAATTGTTTTAGACACGAAGACTGTCCTAAACCTCACGTTGACTCTCAAGTAGAACAGGGTGTAACATATCTGATATATGTCAATCCTGATTGGAACATTACTATGGGAGGAGAAACACTCTTTATAGATAATGAAACAGATGAGATTATAAAGTCAGTTCTTCCTAGACCAGGTAGAATGATTAAGTTTCAATCTATCATTCCACATATGGCAAGACCTCCTGTAAGGGATGCTTTTCCCAGACGATATAGTCTTGTCTTCCAAACACATCCAACAGATTCATTCTCTCTCGGAGATATATTATGAGCAAACGTGACGACTATCCTTTAAAGGATTATTTGAATAGTATTAATCACACTAAAGAAAATTTATTAGAACGTGAAGGTGACTGGGATAAGAACTATCCTCCATTCATTGTAAACAAATGTCTTAGCGGTTTTATAGATACAGTTCTATATGCTAATGAAATGAATGCGAATTTTAACTTAGATAAAGATCTACAATATTCCTTTTATCTAAATAGCCTTAGGAAGAAACGACGTTTCTCACCTTGGGAAAGAAAGGAGAAAATAAAAGACTTTGAACTTGTAAAGAGTTTCTTTAAATACTCTGATGAAAAAACCAAGGATGCGTTGAGGATTCTAACAAAGGATCAAATTGATTTGATTAAACTTAAAATGGATACAGGAGGCAGAAGATGACTGACGAGAACGTAGAAATCTCGTGGAGTCCTGAGCAAATGGTAGAGGTGACTTTACGTCAACCTGATGATTTCCTCAAGGTAAGAGAGACACTAACAAGAATTGGAGTTGCTTCTCGTAAAGAGAAAAAACTATTTCAGTCTTGCCATATATTACATAAGAAAGGTAAGTATTATATTGTTCACTTCAAAGAACTATTTGCTTTAGATGGTAAGCATTCTAATCTAACAACTAATGATGTACAACGTAGGAATCGTATTACAAAACTGTTGTCTGATTGGGGTTTAGTTGTAATGGTAGATGAGAATAGAGTCGAAGATATTGCACCTTTAAATCAAATCAAGGTTATTTCTTTTAGAGATAAGAAGGAGTGGATCTTAGAATCTAAGTATAATATCGGTAAAAAGAAAACTACGGAGGAATCTTAATTGTACGAAACAGATGAACTAGGAGAGATAGTAAGAGATTTTGCTAAGAGGATTGAGTATGTGTGTGCAATGGAAATGTCAGGTAAGATAACACAGGAAGTTGCATACGAAAGAATAAGGACTGAGTGGAAACATCTAAAGAAAACTAGAAAATTTTTGGTGTCTAAATAGGGTTAGTCACCCTAAATTGTAATGGCAGAAGTAAAAGAAAAACCTAAAGGTCCTATAGGTAAACTTAAAGAAGTTGCAGAAGACAAAGAAGAGCAACTAATGTACTTAGCGACACTGATAAGAGTGATCGTTCTCGTGTGGTCAGCAGGAATTTTAACTTTGAACTACGTTAAAATACCAGGTTATGATGCAGGAGAAAAGATTGATCCAACTTTCATAGCTTCAGTGTTTACAGGAACTTTGGCAACTTTCGGTGTCCAGACTGGGGGTAAGAAAAAGAAAGGTGATGGTAGTGGAGATGCAAACATATCTAAAAAAGATATGGAGTTTCTTATTGCCAAGGCATCAGAGACTGCTCCTGCACAGACTATAAGAATAGAGTCAGCACCTATAAAAATTACTCCTGATTCAAAATGAAGTGGTTTAGTCTAGGTCTAGGTGTTCTGTTGGGTGTATCCCACATAGGAATGATTGGTATGATTGCAAGACGACAAGGAAATGGATTTCCTAATATCAATATACCAGTAGGAAACTATACTTCTTATCACGCAGAAGTAAGTAAAGAAGGTTATAAGATTTCTTATAGAGCAAATGATCCAAAGATAATGTATAAGACTTCTACAATAAAAGAGAAGGCAGGATTCTTAGGATTGGCAAATAATACTAGAGATATAGCAGAACAATTCACAATGGAAGGTGATACACATATAAGTGGTAGTGTTAATAAACAAGACAACCCTACTGCTAGTAATAAATCAGAAGCGTGTATTGAAGCGGTTGGTGCTGCAAAAGGAACTGGAAGACTTGTAGGCACTAGCGTTGGTGCTGCTGCTGCTCCTACTCTTAGTAGTATTCCTTTTGTAGGTTGGGTTGCAGCAGGTTGGGTAGCGATGTTCGGTGGCGACCAAGGTGCAAACATTGGTGGTAATATGGCAGAAGACCTAAATAAAAATTGTTAGGATTAAATTATGTTTTCAGTATTAAACGTAGTAGAAGCGTGGAACGAAATCTCTTGGGCAGATGCAGTTCCTTTTACACTTGTTCTTATAGGTCTTTACTGGGTAAAGGTAAAGATAGATACATCACTTGGATCTATTAATAAGAAGCAAGCAAAACAATTAAAGAGAATCATTCGAGAAGCAATCGATGAATCTGAATTAATAGATAAAACAAAATGATATTCTGGATTGGTTTTTTTGTTATGTTCTTCAACGAAGGATTCGTGATGATGCGTCACGTGTCACCGTGGTTTGCAAAACAAAGAGAAAGAGTCATTAACAAATTAGGAGAGAATGTGTGGTATCGTCTTCACGGTACGTTAGATTACACTTGGATTGGACTTGTAACACTTGGTCTAATAGTAAACTCTAACAGACTACTACACATATCAGTACTAGCAATTTTTTGGATTGGTTCTTTCGTAGTATTTTATTTACCGAGATGGAAAAGAAAAAGACGTTACTTAAATTTGAAAAACAATTTGGGAAAGGAGTAGATCCTTGGTATGCCAAGATGGAAAGATGGGCAAAGAAACAAAGGTTTCCTATCAATCATCTTTTACTAGGTCTTGTAGCATATCTTAAAGAAGAATGGATAGAGCAGAAGATAGAGAACACAATGGATGATGTAGATAGGCAGGTAGAACAGATTAAAGAAGACTGGGATGCTGAGGAACGTGAACAGTTTGGAGTGATAAATAGTTCACCTTCAGAAGTGAAGGGTTTAAACAATTTTGAAATTAATTACAATGCAAAAGATCATTAATGGAATCGCTATTGCAAGTGGTGTTATCTCTCTCACCGTTGTTGGTACTGTTGGGTATGTATTCATACGCAAGGATGCGATTATCGAAAACGTCAAAGGTAAAATAATGGAAGCAGTTATGCCTTCTATGGGCGGTGCTATTCAAAAATCATTACCTGATATAACTGGACCTGTCTTACCTACTGGACCTAACCTACCTAAAGGAATGTAATGGAAGAAATCCCAAATATTATTATTTCGGATCTCTACATACCAAACACAAATGCTGTAAATGTACCACCGTGGGTTGGAAAACCCGCGTGGTCGTTTGGTCCTAGCGTTCCTGTAACAGTTGACATCGGAACTCCTGTTGTCAATATTCCAGGTTGCGTTGAAGCACACGAACTCAATAATCAAAAAAATAAAAATCTTGCTGAGGATGATCCTGATAAAACTATCACATATTGTGATGGAGGAGTACCATCTTTTGAGACTATAGATTATAGAGAAGATGAATTAATATTTGAACAGGAGACTGTGGTTCCAGATATAGCACCACCTCCAGAAATAGAAACACCAGAAGTAACACCACCAAACATACCTTCTACAGATAAAGAAATAGAATGCCCTGCACCTAATCAACCTAGAGTTGGTGATCTAACTCAGAATGGAGAAGAGAGAGTTATAGGTCACGAGGTACGAGAAGGTCAATGTGTAGTGTTATATGAGGACACTACAGTAGTCGAAAAATTTTTACCATCTACAAATCAAGTATCTGTGACAGCAGCGATAGCAGTGGTTGCTACAGCATCTGCTGCTGCGACACCATTATTATTGAGAGTTATAAAACCTGCAATAAAAAAACTCACTACTACCATACAGAAGAAGTTCGGTAAAGAACCACCTAAGTTAAGTCGTAATGAGATACAGTGTAATAAATATCGTGAGAAAAAAGGACTACCTCCCTTCAAACTTCCTAAAAAGAAAAAGAAAAATTAATTATTACCAATAGATACTTCTTTTAATAATGAAGCATCTGTACTAGGTATTGTATGAGCGTGGTTTGGAAGAACTCCAGGTGGGTTTACTAGAACCACATCGGCACATACAGCATAGTATGGTGAGTCTTTATGGAACATTATTCCTGCCTTCATCAGTTCACCACAATTTTTTAATCTCGCGATCTCAAAGTCTAATCTTTTATTAGCAGTGAGTTGTTGTGAATATGCTATTTGAGTTGCTACTGCTTCCTTACACTGGTCTTGTAGTGTCTTGTCTAATGGTTTAGACCACGTTGCACTAAAACCTATTGATATAGAATGATTATCTTTCTGACCTGTTCTTACTGGAACTTCATATAACACCACCCCTGGATTATCTGGTGCACCATCTCCTGTGGGATTTCCATTTGCATCTGTAGTACCAGTCAAGTCACGCATATCATACACTTGATCAAACCATATATCTTCGTAGGGACGTTGTAGAGATGTACTCCCTGTAACATACGGTGTGAAGTTTAACGTTGGACCTTGACATTGTATGCCATTTCCATAAGTGTTAGTTATATACGGACCCTGCAAAACCTGTATAGCTTGATTTGTGACACTTCCAGAACTGTTTGCTATTGGCGATGCTGTTGCTGACACACCACCAACTGTCTCTGCACGCATAGGTAGAGCGTTAGCAGTGAGAACTGTTGCTATTATTGTTGAAATATACTTTGCGTATCTGTGACCGAAGTTACGGTTGTTTCTCTTTGTATTACTGTATGATTTATTAGACCTGGGGCACGATACGTCTCCGTGAACTGGAACGCTGCTCCTGGAGTTGTTATCGTGTAGTTTGGTTTGTTTGCGTGGTCTAAGTCTTGCCATTGCGAAGTCACTCCATTAATAGTATTAGATGAACCATTCCCTATAGCGGGTGATATGGTTGTTCCATCTTGTGATATGTTTGTACCACTGACCGAATATTGCCACCCTGTCGCATAATCCATAGAATTTATGGTCTCCGTCACGGTGGAAGTCGTTTCCGTGTGGGAAGTCATACTACCCTGAGAAAAATTTGGCACCACAGGCACTGCTATGACTGGGTTTACGCCCATAGTCAACGTTGCAATGCCACATATGTACCATACACGTTTCATATTATATAGTTACTTATTGGATGGTTAATTCAGTTGTGAATTGTCCTACAGCACCTGTACCTGCTCCACCTGCTGTTAGTGAAATCGTACCAGATGAATCAACAGTTCCTGCTAAACTATCTTTTGTACCTGCTGCTGTGGATGTCTGATTACCGAACGCTGATACTGCACCTGTGGTCAACGTTGTTGATATGGCATCACCTTGATTCCAAGATTGTGTAAAGCTGAAACTTTCCCCTGCTGTTGCCTGAACTGCACCTAGAGAAGGTATTGCTCCGACACCTGTAGATGCGGTGATTGTCATAGCACCTATGGTGTTGTATGATGCACCATTAGAATCTGTACCAGTTGTTGTAACGTTATTACCTGATACACTGTAAACGTTTGGAGTACGACTTACCTGAGTCGCTGCTGCATTCACATTTAACTGGATACTAGATTGAATTTTATGCGTTAAATCTGCCCTCGCTGATAGAGGTGCACCCAATATTCCCATAACAATAACGAAAGCGAGTTTCTTCATTGTCTTTAAATTTAGAGACTATACTGGCTCTATTTAGACAAATGAATGGTTTCGTGACACCCGTATATTTACTTATGGTTATCCTCCTAGTCATAGCAATACATATAGTGTTAAATAGTATTGTCGCCTTACAGGGACACTATTCACACTCGCTTAAAAAGGAGAACTATTATGGGTACGCTATCTAGGTACACAGCAAATGACCTTGACTTTCTAATGGATGCTATAGAGAAAACAAGCATCGGATTAGGACCAACTCTTAAGAGATTGGATGTCACAAACGGATCTAACAGATCCTATCCACCATATAACATCATCAAAAACTCAGAAGAAAACTGGGAGATTGAGATGGCACTTGCAGGATGGGATAAAGATGACATAGAAGTATCTACAGAACAAAACGTTCTAACTATTGCATCTAAAAAAAGTAAAGAAGATGAAGAACCACGCACACACGTGCATCGTGGACTCGCATCTAGAGAATTTACTCAGACTTTTAACCTTGCTGATGATGTAGAGATTGGAGAAGTTCAATACAAGAACGGTCTTCTATCAATAAGTTTGAACAAGATTGTACCAGAACATCAGAAGAGAAAAGTCTTTGATATATCCTAAATTAAGGACACTTGACAATGTTAGTGTATTAAGATATACTATATAATTATACAAAGGGATCGAAAGATCGTGCCCCTGCGTAGATTCAAAAGACACCTATGTCGAGGTAGTCTAACATCCGCGGGGGTTTTCCTTGCGAGAAATTAAAAACAAAAATGATTAAATCACTATTAGCAGTAGCATCTGTCTCTGCACTCTCAGCACCTGTACTAGCAGGTCCTTATGTCAACGTAGAAGTAAACTCATCTCTAACAGGTAGTAACTACACAGGCACAACAACAGAATTACAAGTCGGATATGAAGGAGACAACTGGTATGTTTCTGGTGGTCCTATCACAACTGCACCTGACGGTGGTGAGTCTTCAACAGACTTCATTGGATACCTTGGTGGTTCTGTTGACGTAACCGAAGCAGTTGGAGTGTATGGAGAGTTTTCACTACAGACAGCAGATGCTGCTGATAACGCATACGGTGTTAAGTTAGGTACAAAGTACACTTTCTAAACCTTTATACATAATACACAACTGAAGAGACCCACCCATCGGGTCTCTTTTTTATTCAACTAAATTTATGAACTACTATGTGAATTGCACACCTCGGCATATTAAAGAGAAGGAGAATGTCAATATGGACATCCCTACATCTGATGTCGAGGATTTTCTTTACTACGTTCGTCTCTTAGCGGACGAAAGAAATATTTCATCACGTCGTGCCTTTGGCGAACTTGTCAAAGGTGTTTACCAACAACTTATGGAGAAAGAGTATGACCGTCAAGATCGTAAGAGTCGCCAACGGGGAAGATATAATCGCTGATGTTCAAGAAGCGTATCCTAATAAAGAAGTATATTCTCCTATTGGATACTTTCTTACTAACCCTTATCAGGTTATAGTAGAAGCAACAGCGGAAATGCTTTTTGAATCAGGAACTTCTGATGAACCACAAAAAATCAATGACTTAGATCTACAACTATTTCCTTGGATACCTATGTCAGCAGACAAACGTTGTCTAGTACAGTTAAGTCAGGTTCAAACAATTTACAATCCACACCCAGAGTTATTATCTAAATGGGAAAAACTAACGGAGGCAGACAATGGCACCAATCAAACTGGTGATACTAAGGGACAGTCTTAGTTACCTTATGGGAGAGGTTACTGAATTAGATGAAGAACCATCATACTTAATTACAGGTTGTATGAAAATTGATGGTGATAAAGTATCTGCTTTTCCAGAACATACAGATCAAAGAGATGTCTTCTTGACATCTGATGTAATTTTGACTATAGTAGATCCATCCAAAGACGCAATAACTAATTACAAGAAAGCATTGTGAGCAGATTATACTCTAACGTAACTTTACTAGGTGACTCTATCCTTTGTAGAGGATATGAAAATGGTGATCCAGTATCGTTTAAAGAGATTATCAAACCTACATTATTTGTTCCTTCACCTAAAGGTAAATGGAAGTCACTAACAGGTGAGAAAATGACACCTGTAGTGCAGGATGGTGCTCGTCGTGCTAGAGAGTTTATTGAAAAATATAAAGACGTTAATAACTTTGAGGTTCACGGTTACGAACGTTTTGTATATCAATGGATCTCTGAAAAATATCCAGGTCAACTAAGATTCAATATGAGTGATATGAAAATCATTACTATTGATATTGAGGTTGCTTGTGAAAATGGATTCCCTGATGTAGAAGCATCACAGGAGGAAATGCTTTGTATAACAATCAAAGATCTTGCTACTGGTAAGTTTATTACTTGGGGAACTCGTGAAGCAAAGGTAGACACAGAGTATCGAGTGTTCTGGACAGAACAGGAAATGCTTACCGACTTTCATAAGTGGTGGTGTTCTAATACACCTGATATTATTACTGGTTGGAACTGTAACTTGTATGATATACCTTACATTTGTCGTCGTCTAGAACGTGTACTAGGAGAGAAATGGCAGAAGTCATTATCACCTTGGAATAAAGTAAATATGCGAGAGGTCTACATTCAAGGACGTAGAAATCTTGCTTACGATATACTAGGTGTCAGCATCTTAGATTATCTTGATCTCTATAGAAAGTTTACATATACTAATCAAGAATCATATCGTCTAGAGCATATTGCTACAGTAGAACTTGGTGAAGGTAAACTAGATCATAGTGAGTTTGAAAACTTTAAAGACTTCTATACAGAACATTGGCAGAAGTTTGTAGAGTACAACATTAAAGACGTTGATCTAGTTGACAGACTAGAGAAGAAAATGAAACTTCTCGAACTAGCAATTACTATGGCATATGATGCCAAGGTAAACTTTGAAGATGTGTATTCTCAGGTTCGTATGTGGGATACACTTATATACAACTATCTAAAGGAGAGAAAGATCTGTGTTCCACCTCGTCAAGAAAGTAAGAAAGATGACAAATACGCAGGTGCGTACGTTAAGGAACCTATACCTGGGTTATATGATTGGGTGGTTAGTTTCGACCTTAACTCTCTGTACCCTCATCTCATTATGGAATATAACATTTCACCAGAGACTTTGGTTCCCACTAGATACCCAAGTATCTCTGTGGACAAAATCTTAAATGGTGAGATTGATATTGATAGTGACTATTGTGTTGCTGCTAATGGTGCACAATATAGAAAAGACATTCAAGGTTTCTTACCTGAGATGATGCAAAAGATCTACGATGAACGTACGATCTATAAAAAGAAAATGCTTATTGCCAAGTCTGAATATGAAAAGACAGGTGATAAAGAATTACAAGCAGACATATCTGCTTTTAATAATATCCAGATGGCACGTAAGATTCAACTTAATAGTGCTTATGGTGCTATCGGAAATCAATACTTCCGATACTTCAACATCGCTAATGCTGAAGCAATTACATTGTCTGGACAGTTATCTATCCGTTGGATAGAAAACAAAATGAACTCTTACATAAACAAAATTTTAAAAACAAAGGAGGTTGATTATGTTATTGCTTCTGATACCGATTCCATTTATCTTAATCTGGGTTCTCTGGTTGAAACTGTATTCAAGGGCAGAGAGAAAAGCGATCAAAGCGTTCTCAGGTTCCTTGAGAAGGTGTGTGATGTGGAATTTGAAAAGTATATTCAGAATTCTTATGAAGCGTTGGCAACCACTGTAAACGCATATGATCAAAAGATGTTTATGAAGCGAGAGAACATCGCTAACAAAGGCATCTGGACTGCTAAGAAAAGATACATCCTCAATGTATGGAATAGTGAGGGTGTTCAATACGCTGAACCTAAACTAAAGATGATGGGTATTGAAGCAGTTAAATCATCTACACCTGCTGCTTGTAGGACAGCAATTAAAGATGCACTGAAAGTTATTATGAATGGTACAGAATCTGATGTACAAGAATTTGTAGGAAACTTCAGAAAGAAATTTGAAACTATGCCACCAGAAGATATTGCATTCCCTCGTGGATGTAATGGGGTTGGCAAATTCTCAAATCCTGCTACAATTTATAGTAAGGGAACTCCCATACACGTACGTGGTGCGTTACTATATAATTTCCACGCTAAGAAAACAAAGATAACTCACAAGTATCCTCTCATACAAGAGGGAGAGAAAGTAAAGTTTCTTTATCTTCGACGACCAAACAAAATTAATGAAAACGTTATTTCATTCTTCCAAACATTACCTAAAGAGTTTGGACTTGACAAATACATAGATTTTGATCTACAATTCCAGAAGAGTTTTCTTGATCCTTTACAAGTTATTATGGATACTATCAACTGGAAGGCAGAAAAAATCGCTACTTTAGAAGACCTTTTTGTATGACATCAGCATTTTTTAAAGACATTATCAGCGACATCGGAAACGAGTATGCAGGTGTAGTGTCAGATGGAGTATCAGCAGGAGACGTTGCGTCTTTTGTAGATACAGGTAGTTACATCTTTAATGCCCTAGTAAGTGGTAGTATTAAAGGTGGAATACCTTCCAATAAGATCACCGCTATTGCAGGTGAGAGTAGTACAGGTAAAACTTTCTTTACTCTTAGTATGGTAAAAAGTTTTCTTGCAAGTAATCCAGAAGCAGGGTGCATTTATTTTGAATCTGAGTCTGCATTATCTAAGGATATGATTGAGTCTAGGAATATTCCTTCTGATCGTATGGTCTTAGTTCCTGTTACTACAGTTCAAGAATTTAGAACACAATCATTAAGAATTGTTGACAAATATCTTGAACAACCAGAAGCAGAACGTAAACCATTAATGTTCGTTCTCGATTCTCTTGGTATGTTATCTACTTCAAAGGAAGTCCAAGACTCCTCTGATGGTAAGGACACACGAGATATGACTCGTGCACAGGTTGTCAAAGCAATCTTCCGTGTTCTTACTTTGAAGTTGGGTAAAGCGAACATACCTATGATTGTCACAAACCATACATATGATGTAGTGGGTGCATATGTACCTACAAAAGAAATGGGCGGTGGTTCTGGTCTTAAATATGCAGCATCGACTATCATCTATCTCGCTAAGTCTAAAGAGAAAGATGGTAAAGAAGTGATCGGAAACATCATTAGATGTGAAACAAAGAAATCTAGATTTACAAAAGAGAATGCTAAAATTACTACTCGTCTTTTCTATGACGAACGTGGACTCGACAGGTATTACGGATTACTGGAGTTGGGTGAAAAGTATGGAGTCTTCACAAAGCGGGGTAATAGGATTGTTGTTGGTGAATCTTCCGTTTATCCTTCTGCTATCCTTGCCGATCCTGACAAGTACTTCACCGAAGGAATAATGCAGCAACTAGATGAAGCAGCACAAAAAGAATTTGCGTACGGTTAGTGGAACTCAGAGATTACATACAAGTTTATGACTACACATTACCTAATACTGTTTGCAAAAACGTTATTAGATTATTTGGTAGTCAGATTCACGAAGAGGTAGATCAGAAAGGTCTACCTAAGTTTCGTCAATTCAATATCACACAGGCAATAGATGACAATGAGCATAATCTCAATGTATCTCCTTGGTCTGAGTGGGGAATGATACAGAATGCTTTGATTGAATCATCACATTACTATGTCCAAAAATATATGGAGGATGTAGATTGTAGACCATATTTTCCTGTCAAATCTGCTCTTGAACAATTCAGAGTTAAGAAATATGAAAAGGGAACTGATGATCGTTTTGATAAACACGTTGATGTGGGAGACCACGCATCTGCTCGTAGGTTCTTATCAATGTTCTGGTATCTAAATGATGTTGAAGAAGGTGGCGAGACAGTTTTTGAAAACGGTCCTACAATAAAACCAAAGGAAGGCAGATTAGTTATGTTCCCTCCTCTATGGTTATACCCACACTCAGGTAAACGCACTATTTCTGACGACAAATTTATCGTAAGTTCTTACACACATTATGTCTAATCTTGAGAATTTAATTATCTCATCATTATTCTTTGAAGAAAAGTTTACTCGTAGAGTAATTCCACATCTCAAAGGAGAATATTTTGAAGATGTTAATAACAAAATACTTTTTGAAGAAACATCAAAATATTTTGTTGAGTACGATCGTCTTCCAACTAAGGAAGCATTGACTATTGAATTAGAAACCCGTAGAGATCTTACAGATGAACAATCTAAGACTATACAAAATAGTATTTCTAATTTTGAAGATACAGCACACGATATTAAATGGTTAGTAGACACTACAGAAAAGTGGTGTCGTGATCGTGCAATATACAACGCTCTATTAGAGTCAATTCAAATTGCTGACGGTGAGAAGAAAGCAAGTAGAGATGCTATTCCATCATTACTTACTGATGCACTTGCTGTTAGTTTTGATAATTCTGTTGGACACGATTACATAGATGATGCTGACGATAGATTTGATTTCTATCATAGAAAGGAAGAGAAAATTCCTTTTGATATTTCTATGCTCAATAAGATTACAAAGGGTGGTCTAGGTAAGAAGACATTGAATATCGCACTGGCAGGAACTGGTGTTGGTAAGTCATTGTTTATGTGCCACACCGCTGCTTCACATCTAATGCAAGGATATAATGTTCTTTATATTACTTGTGAAATGGCAGAGGAAAAAATTGCTGAACGTATTGATGCAAACTTATTGAATATAAACGTACAACAACTAGAAACATTGCCTAAAGTTATGTACGATAATAAGTTGACAAAGGTTGCAGAGAAAACTCAAGGTCGTCTTATTGTAAAAGAATATCCAACAGCAGCAGCACACGTAGGTCATTTCAAATCTCTACTACAAGAGTTAGCAATTAAAAAGTCTTTTACTCCTGACGTAGTGTTTGTAGATTATTTAAACATCTGTGCATCTGCTAGATATAAGGGGGCAATAGTTAACTCTTATACCTATGTTAAAGCAATCGCTGAAGAACTCCGTGGTCTTGCTGCTGAGTGCAACCTTCCTATCATTAGTGCTACTCAAACTACTAGATCAGGTTACGGTAATTCAGACGTGGAACTTACCGACACTTCTGAATCTTTTGGTCTTCCTGCAACTGCTGACTTTATGTTTGCTCTTATCTCTAGTGAAGACTTGGAAGCAAACGGTCAAATAATGATCAAGCAGTTAAAAAATAGATACAATGATCCGACAATGAACAAAAGATTTGTTGTGGGTATTGACAGAGGGAAGATGAGACTGTATGATTGTGATCAGCAGGAGAATATTATAGATCCTGGTCACAATGGTGAGGACACACCTAAAATTCAACCAACATTATTTACTGATTTTAAAGTATGACTTCTACACCAGACCCAATGCCTCAAGATTTTACACAATCACAAGATTTTAAGGGGTTCGCATCACCAGAAGCGAAAAAAAGAAAGGGACAAAAAACAGCAGAGAAATTTGACATAGATCTTGATAAGTACACAGAGTTCGTTGATTTGGTAACATCTGATGCAAGTAAGAGTTATGATTCTCTAATAGAAAGGTACGAGGAACTACATAAAGAAGGGTGTAAAATAGAAAGACTCGATACCGCAGCATCAGGAATGGTTGCTGAAGCGGGCGAGTTTATGGAACTTGTTAAAAAAATCAAATTTCAAGGTAAACCTTGGAACGATGATGTTAAAGACCACCTTGTTACAGAACTCGGAGACGTGATGTGGTATGCTGCACAAGCAGCAATGGCATTGGATGAACGTCTTGCAGAAGTAATCTTCCGTAATACAGTGAAACTTGCATCTCGCTATCCAGAGGGAGAGTTTTCTATAAAACGTTCAGAGGAACGAAAGGAAGGTGACAGATAAATCACAACAGGAAAAGGAAATGACTAATTTTCCATTCTCAGATATGAAACCAAGTATAAAACTTCCAGGATTAGGAAGTTTTTATACTAAGGAAGAAGTTAAATTTTTACTTCAACAGACATTAGAACAAGCGAAGAAAATAGATGAAGAATCTATGCGTAAGCATAACAGAGATGCTACTGTCATAAGTATGATATTAGGATTTACTTGCCTAGCATTATTTTTAGATGGAACACTACGTCTACTAGGTATCATTCCACCATTTTTAGGAATAGATATTGACATTATAGATAAAATAGTAGAGAAAGTTAATGAACTAAGATGACAGTTTATGTCGGTAGTGGACAACCAGTATTTGAGTTTATACTACCAGATGAATGTATTGAAGAAGCAAACACTGTTATTGATGATTGGTTAAAGTTAGATAAACCATCACCAGAAGCATCTAATGTTGTAGCACGTCAAACTGATTGGGATATGAAAATGCCTAAGTGCGAATCATATGTCAGTTTGTGCTGTAAAATGATTGCTAACCTGATATACAATGCAGGTGGCAGAGTTTATGGTGGATTGAATGATGGAACCACAGATGTAGAATATTTTGCTAAAGATATATGGGGTGCAGATTATAAACAGGGAGACTATGTGAAACCACACTGTCATTTTCCTGCTGATTTTGCTGCTGTTGGATATTTAAAAATAGATGATGGTGCATCACCTATAATATTTGACGGACGTAATCCATACTATGTGTCAGCAAGACAACTATTAATATTTGATGCAAAGATGCAACACGAAGTGCCAGTTACGTCAGCAGGAAGACGTTGTTTTGCTATGAATTTATATAAAAAAGCAGGTACCTTCTAAATAGTAAAAAAAGGTCGATGGCAAGGAAACAAGATCAAGGAACTCAGTTTGAATGGTGCGTATTACATACTGCATATAGTCGTCTTACTAATCCAGAAGTTTTATCTAGTAAACAACTAAAAACTAAAGAAAAAGCATTAGAAACTTGGAATAAAACAAACAGTACAGTACAAAAAGACTCTGTAAAAGTAGTAGATAAACTTGCAAAGACCTTATCCACTAATGAAAGTTTAAAATTTTATGCCTCATTTGAAAAGATGGAATCGGGAAGTAAATCTGATATAGTTTTTTATAAAGGTGGTAAGTTATATCAATGCTCTATGAAATATGGAAATTCTTTTCAACTTAGTAGTTCAATGATAGAGACTAATGTAACTGCACTCACTGAAATATATAAAAAAATTGCTAGAGGTAAGGGTTCAAGCACAGATGGTAATACTTTGGCAAATATCCAAGCAGTAATTAATGATGTGGAAGCATTTTTTCCAAATAAATATATGACAAAGGAAGACGTTGATTCATTAGTCAAACACAATCCAAATGCAGCAGCACTAGAAGAAAGGTTGATAGAAATTATAGGAACTAAAGGTAAGGATGGTGTCGGATCAGTCTATGATGAATTTAGATGTGCCTTTGTAGAAGAATCAATCACAGGAAAGTTGACATTAAAAGGAAAACCTCTCCAAATAGCGACACATATACTAACAGAAAAAGGTTTGAGACCAATTACTAAGAAATTAGTACAAGAGTTTTGTGCAATAGTAAATCCAAGATTTTCTAAAAAGAAACAAGGTACATTTCCAAAGACAAGACAACTAGGGCAAGGTGTTCAAGGTCCTATAGAGAGGATTCCTACCAGTCTACAAGGTGTCACACAATATAATCCAGTAATCAGAATAGATGTTAAACTAGGATAGTATGAAAAACACTCACCTCGAACATTTAGAAGACGATATACTCAACAGTGGGTCTAATGGTGGTAGAAATGCTATCAAGATTCTAAGAGAGTTAGGTCTTATGTTAACAGAACCACATTCCAATATACGAATCACTACCAAATGGGATGGTGCACCTGCTATTGTATGTGGACAGCATCCTACTACAGGAAAATTTTTTGTTGGAACAAAAGCAGTATTTAATAAAGGAACACCAAAAATTTGTAGAAGCAATAGTGATATAGACACATACTATGCAGGTCAACTAGCAGATAAACTTAAGGTTTGTTTAGAATATTTACCTAAGTTAGGTATCAAAGGTGTACTGCAAGGTGATTTACTTTTTTATAATGATGTGGTTACTAGAAATGTAAATGGTGAATCTTGTTATGTGTTTACACCTAATACTATTACCTATGCTGTACCTGTAAAGAGTGATATGGGTAAGAAAATTAGAACCGCAAAGATGGGTATCGTATTCCATACAAAGTATAGCGGTGGTGATGGCACAGTTAGAGATATGAAAGCATCTTTCGGTGTTAATACATCTTCTATGAAAAGTAATGACGTAGCAGTATTCTCATCTAACTTTAAAGATGCAACAGGTGCTTCTACATTTGATAGAACTACATTATCTAAGTTTATCTCAGCAACAAACCGTGCAGAGGGTTCTCTCAAACAAGCATCACAGTTCTTAGATGTTCTAGGACAGACAGGTAGTGGTAAGTTTTTACTATCAGAAGTCTTTAAATTATTCTTTAACAGTTATATTAAAAAGGGTGTGAAGTTTTCTAGTACAGCAGATGTATCTAATGCTTTTGAGAAATTTTATAAAGCAACATTGCAAAAAGAAATTGATACCAAGAAAACAGAAGCGACAAAGAATAAATATAAACAGATACAACTAGATGGTCTAAAGTTTATTAAAACTAATGCACGACCGATATATATGACAGTAGCATCTTATATGAATTTAACTGAATGTAAGATGTATATTGTTCGTCAGTTATCAAAAGTAAATACTATTGGTACTTACATCAAAACTGACAATGGTTATCGTGTTACAGCACCAGAAGGTTTTGTAGCAATTAAATCTGGTTCCGCTATAAAGTTAGTTGACAGACTAGAGTTCAGTAAAACTAACTTTAATATAGAAAAGAACTGGGGTTGATAAATAGTATTATGAAATTTAAGCAATTCCTATCAGAAGCACGCACTGTTGCAGGAGAAGCAGCAGCGAAACGAGGTCTCCAACACGTTGGTCACGGTTACTATGCTGATCGCACAGGTAACATTGTGGCAAAATCAGAAGGTGGTGAGAGACTTGTTACAGTTTCTCGTGATGAAGCAGAACAAGCACAAGCGGGTGCTGAAGAAGGTGCTGCTGAAAATGAAGGTAATTCATCGGTAACAGATCTTGGAAACATTGCAATTACTTTTGGGAGGTTCAATCCTCCTACTGTGGGTCACGAAAAACTTTTATCCAAAGTTGCGGAGTCTTCTCAAGGAGGAGAATACAGGATTTATCCATCACGTACTGTTGATGCAAAGAAAAATCCGTTGGAACCTGCGGAGAAGATAAACTATCTTAAACAGATGTTCCCCGACCACGCAAATGCAATACAAAATGATCCTGATAAAGGAAACATTTTTAATGTATTGTCTTCTATCAATGAAGAGGGTTACAGTTCAGTAACAATGGTTGTTGGTAGTGATAGGGTAGCAGAATTTAATGACCTCCTACAAAAATATAATGGTCAAGCATACAACTTTGAAGAACTCAAGGTAGTATCTGGTGGACAAAGAGATCCTGATGCTGAAGGTGTTGAAGGTATGTCTGCATCTAAGATGCGTGCATTTGCTGCTGAAGGAAACCTAGAAGATTTTGCTAAAGGTATCCCTGGAAAAGATGAGGGAGTAGCAAAAAGACTTATGGATGCGGTACGTAAAGGTATGGGTATCCAAGAGAAAGAGGACGTAGAGATTAAAGAACTCTGGCAGATCGCTCCTAAGTTAGATCTACAAAACTTAAGAGAAGCATACGTTCGCAAAAGTATTTTTGATATGGGAACAGTAGTTGAGCACCTAGACACTGGTGTTCAAGGTAAGATTGTTCATCGTGGAACTAACTATGCAATATTTGAAGACGGTAACGGATGGAGATTCCGTTGTTGGTTAACCTCACTAAATGAGGTAAGAGAAAAACATCATTCTGCTGATGATGGGTCAGGAAACGACTGGAAAATAGGAACCGATACCTATAGACAAGCAGTACAGGCAATGACTCCTGGGCAAAGCATAAAGAAATTTAGCGACTTCCGAAAGTCTAAATAATATCATAGGATAATTAATCAAATGGACCTTAAAACAGCGACAAAACTATTGAAGTATAGTCCTTCAGACGTACAACGTGTCAGATATGTCGTAGAGTATGCTAATCATAACACCGATAACCCTAGTGAGTATATCGATGTGCATACACACAGCACTGCACAAAAAGAAATAGCACAGATTTTTGTAGAGACAGCAAACGCAGCGACACTTAATATGAAACCAAGTGATGCTTCTCCAAAGATTGATACTGTTAAGGAAAAGGAGACTACTGTAGATCCACAGTGCGAGAATCAGAAAACTATAAAAGCAAAACCATCAGAAGCATCTGCTAAGACAGAAGAGGTAGAGCATATAGAGGAGAAGAAAGGTCTTTATGCTAACATCCACGCTAAGAGAGCAAGAGGTGAATCACCTGCAAAACCTGGTGATGAAGACTATCCTGCAAAAGATGCTTTCAAGAAAGCAGCAAAGACTGCTAAAGAAGAGGTTGAGCATCTTGATGAGTTGAGTAACAAAACTCTAGGTGGTTACGTTGCTAAAGCATCGAAAGAAGTTGAAGGACATATGAAATACAAAGGCGATAACCCTGATGTTAAAAAAATAAAAGATAAACAAATTAAAAAGAGAGTAGGTGGTATGGCAAAAGCAGGTGCTAAGATGGCAGAAGCATACGCTGCTGTATATGAAAAGTATGACAATAGATACTCTGATAACACAGGTGAAGAGTCAGCAAAAAAGAAAGCAGCACTTGAAAAGAAAAGAGGAATGAAGTTAGACAATCATCCTCAGTTTAAGAGAGAAGAGGTGGAGCATATTGAAGAGAAGGATACATCAGTAATGAAAAAGTATCTTGATGATAAAGCAAAGAAGTTAACAAAACAAAGAGACGCACAACCTGATCGTTATAAAAACAATCCTGCTTTTGATAGTACTTCACCTAATCCAAAGTACGAGGGAGTATTGCATAGGGTAAAAGAAGCAGTTGGTAATTATAATGAAGAACTCAAGATGACTAAGAAGGAATATGATAAGATTCATAAAGACTTCAAGTCAGATGATCCTAAGAATCCTAGAACTACAAAGTACGTTCCAGGAAAAGGAACTGTATCAATGCCTGTTAAGTTTGTAGAGCATCATCAAAAGGATAAAGATGGTAAGGTAATCGAACACGAAGATACCACACCAGTATCTGTAGAGGAAGGTCTAAAGCAAGCACGTAAGAACGTGGGAGCATCTAAGTGTTGGGATGGAAAGAAGATTGGCAGTCCTCCAACTAAAATGAAAAATGGAAAAGAAGTTCCTAACTGTGTTCCAGAAGAAATAATTAAGTCAACTAAATTTGTTATTTCTGAAACTCCAAAGGGAGATATGGGAAAAGACAGAGCGACTAAAGTAAAAGATAGAATAGCACGTAATTATGGTGGATCAGGAACTTACGGTGCAAAGTATAATGCTGATGCTCGTAAACATAACCACGAGGCAGAAAGAGGTGTCAAGAAGAAGAAAGGTCACGTTATGAATAGACCCAATTCGTATCATCCCTATAATGATAGAAGACAAGGTGGATCTCATTGGTACAATCAAGGTCAAGGTTTAGCGGGTACAAAGAAACACGGTAAGTCTGACTACGATGAACCTTCAAGAAAGAAGGTCAAAAAAGAAAATTATTCTTGGAGAGAAAGAATGAATTTTGAAGAAGGGATGGCAACTCCTGAGTCTGGAACTGGTAAGTATTACAATGAGAAGAAACCAACCGCTATGCAGTTGGCGAAGAGAGAGAAGATGAAGAAGGTCAAGGCATTGACCAACCAAGGAAAGCACAAAGAAGCAAATGATCTCTATAACCAGAAAGATTAATAAATAAAATGGAACTCTCTGAAAAAAAATCTAAGATTTTAGTAAACCCAAAGAAATCTGATCTAATGAAAGAATCTATTCGCGAAATGCTTCGTCTTGAAGTACAAAACTTACAAGAGAAAGCAAAGAAAAAACTTGATCCTGTAGGAACAGAGGACAAGGACATCGACAACGACGGTGATCACGACAAAGATGATAAGTATCTTCTTAACAGAAGAAAGACTATATCAAAAGCAATGGGTAAGAAGACTCATATCTGTGCAAAGATGGCAGAGCACGCTGAGTATGGTCTTGTAACTACTATCCCAGAGCATCACACTCTAGTTGAGATGGAAGAACCAGATGATCAGGGTAACACTCACTACGTATCACACTATGACATCGTAGACAAGGGTGGAAGAATCTATGAGAACGTAGCAGTAGAAGATTTAGAAGTATTAGTATCTGAAGCACATAATCATTGATGTATATATAGGGTAGGTACCTTATTCTTTATTAAAATGATTGGTTCAGTTTCAAGTTTTCTCTTACCTTTTGCAAAGAGTATTATAGAGAAAGCAATCGCTAAAATCCCTGATGATGCAGAACTCGGTGATAAACTCATCGACATCTGTTTAGTCATCATAGGTAAAGCAGTCAAAATGACTAAAACAGAAGCAGATGATAAGTTGTTTGAGCAAGTCTCAGCAGCAATCAAAGCAAGATAAACGAAGGAGGGTACACCCCTCCTTTTTATTATAAATAAATAATAGGAAACACAATGTTCTTGGAGAATAACTAATGGCGATCTATGGTAAGATTGACGCTGCTGCATTTACACAGAACATTAGCGTCACTAATGGCGACGCTACTGTAACAAAAAATGCTGCTGATAGCGTAGTCCCAGGTGACGTACTAGAAATTTCTAGCGTTGCATATATTGTTAAACAGGTAACTAGCACTACTGCTATAGAGTTACACAAAGCATATGCAGGATCAACTGCAACAGTTACTGCATCAAGCGTAATTAAAAGAACTCCACCAAAAGCGGTTGCAGAGTATGTAATCAAAGGTGGAGATAGTATCACTGACTATCAATTAGTATTTGTAGATACAACAGAAGATGGAATTGCATCTAACAAGTCTCGTGGTATAGACGGACCAGGATGGTGGTTGTATAGAACATACAATACAGCACAAGGAACCACACGTCATAAGGCAGAGAAACTTGCTGCACTAAGAGTAGCAGTAGGAACATCAGGTGATATGGCAGACGAGACAGTAGTAGCAGACGTACTTGAAACTATTACTATCGGTACACAACCTTCTAACCAGACCTCATCTAGTGGTGCTGCAACATTCACAGTTGCTGCAACTGTTGATCAGTCAGGTACAATCACATATCAGTGGCAGAAGAGAACTGCTAGTGGTACTAGATTTGCTGACGTAAGTGGTGCTACAAGTGCATCTCTTGTATTGTCTGGACAACTTGCTGCTAATGATGGTGACTCATACAGAGTTAAACTTAACAGTAGCAAAGGTGCTAAAGAGGTAGTAAGTTCTATCGCAACTCTATCATTTGGTAGTTAATTAAATTATAATTCGTTATGAATTTTTCAGTGTTAACGAACGACAACTATATGTTGTTCGCTATGAAGCATTATGACAATCCCCAGTCTGTAACTTACGATGACTTTCAAGAAGATATGATGAGGTTTAAGTATCTCAAACGTCTTTTTGGTAGGTATGTTAAGTCTGGGGTATTGCGTAATCATTTGATCTTAAACCATTTGATTGTATTGTTCAATGTATTTGGTGAAGCAGCGATACCCTTATTGGTTTTTAAAATCGAGATGGAGTATTGGTCTATTATGAAATCCTATCTATTATATTTGAATAGATTAGATCCCGAAGGTGGCAATGGTATTCTCGATGAGATAGTCATTGACGCTGAAGTTACGTCACAGTTGAGTAAACTCTAATGCCCGCAGTATCAGTAGCACAACGTAGATTTATGGGGATGGTCAGAGCAGTCCAGAAGGGCGAGATGTCTGCACCATCGAAAGAGATTGCGTCTGCTGCTAAAGGTATGAAAAAGACTGATGTAAAGAAGTTCGCCTCTACTAAAGAGAAAGAACTACCTATGGTGAAAGAATATATGATTGGGTATGGTGCTGTTGTATCGTCAGCAAGACCTGGATCTACCAGTCATAGTGATGCGAAAGGAAAGTATGTTGCTAAGACAGCGAAGAAAAAGAAAACTGTCAAAGAAGAAGGTGCTCCTACTATGAGCACAGGTTCTACTGCACAAGCAGCGGGATTCTCTGGTGACTCTGATCCTAATGGTCCTACAGCAGGACTAGATGAACCTTTAGGTGGTGTTGGTAGACCAGTTAAAGGTAGAAGGTTTAAATGTAAAACCAAAAAGAATGGAACCATCAAGTGTGGTCCTTCTACTACTAAAGAAAGTTATACTAGAAATGAGGGGAGATACTTTCCTTTCAAAGTAGAGTTCACTGAGTTTGAAGGAGAGACAGACTTTGTATTCTATGGTCGTAGTGTCTCTGATGTAAAAATACGTTTGAGGTCTATATACAGACCAGAAAAATTTGACAAGATAAAAATCACCCGTCTAACACCTTCTACTGTGTTAAAATATTACTGGGATAAGCGTCAAGGAGCAATGTAGTGTCTGATATTAATTCAGCGATAATAGAAAGACTAGAAAAAGTTGTAGATACCCTTCAAGAGAACTCTGTAAAGATGGGTCAACTGCTTGCGGTTCATAATGAGAAGTTAGATAAGCAAGATAAGATTGATCAAGTTCTATTCGAGAAGGTAGATAGACTACACGCTGATGTAACCAGAGAAACAAATGCTATTAAGAAAGGATGTGAGAGAGATATAAGAAAAGTAGATGATAGACTCAGGTTGATGGAGAAAAAGATGTGGAGTATCTTTGGTGCTCTTAGTATTATCTCTTTCCTTGTAAGTCCAGTTGGACAGAAAGTGATACAACCTATGTTGACATCACAAACAAATACGAGTATGATAGAAATCGTTCCATAAGAAACTTTTATAATGAGTTATGTTGATGTCAAGTACGCACGTCTTGTAGGCAGTCGTCTTGATCTCTTCAAGGAAAAGAAGACAAACCTATACAATTTTAGATGCCCTTATTGCGGAGACTCACAGAAACATAAGTCTAAAGCAAGAGGGTATTTTTTCGTCAAGGGTTCTGATTTTATATTCAAGTGTCACAACTGTGGTGTTGGTAGAACACTAGGAAATTTCTTGAAGGATAATGCTAGAGACTTATACGATCAGTTTGTCTTAGAAAGATATAAGATGGGATTGACAGGTAAAAGTACAAGAGTTGCTGAACCAAAGTTTACAAGTCTTCAAACCAAACCAATCTTTAATACAGGTACTAAGATTCCAAAAATCTCAGACCTAAATAAAGAACACCCTGCAAGATCCTACCTTGAATCGAGAAACATTAATGGAGATAAACTTGATAGAATTTTCTATGCAGAACGTTTCAAAGAGTTTGTTAATAAACACAAACATACCTTTGACAATCTGCAAAACGATAGTCCAAGGATTATAATACCACTCATAGACCAAAGTGGAAAATGGTTTGGAATACAAGGGAGAGCAATCTCATCCAATCCAAAACTAAGATACATTACTATTATTTTCGATGAAACAAAACAAAAAGTCTTTGGTCTCGACACAATCGATAGCAACAAGACAGTCTACATCGTGGAAGGACCGTTTGATTCCCTCTTCTTGGAAAACTGTGTTGCTATGTGCGGGTCCGATCTTGATCCTAGGACGTGTGGTTGGAGCGATAGTGTTTTTGTTTTTGATAACGAACCACGCAACAAACAAATCACCGACCGAATTGCAAAAGCAATATCAGGAGGTTACAAAGTCGTCATCTGGAATAACTCCATAGAGGAAAAAGATGTCAACGATATGATTCTGTCTGGACATAATGTTCAAAGTATAGTAGAATCAAACACCTACTCAGGGTTAACAGCACAAGTTAAATTTCAAAACTGGAAAAAAGTATGAACGTAATTAAAAGGGATGGCACTGCCGAACCTCTCAACCTAGACAAGATACATCAAATGGTTGAGTTTGCCTGTGAAGACATAACAGGTGTATCATCATCACAAGTAGAAATGAATAGTGGTCTACAATTCTTTGATGGTATTGAATCAGAACAGATTCAAAATATTCTTATTAAATCTGCGAGTGATTTGATTAGTTTAGATTCACCTAACTATCAGTTCGTAGCAGCAAGATTACTATTGTTTAGTGTTCGTAAACAAGTATTTGCTGATTGGAATAATACTGGGTATCCTAAACTCAAAAGTCACGTTGAGACTTGTGCAGAAGCAGGAGTATATGATGGTGGAATCCTAAAGAAATATGACGATGAAGAGTGGGAAGAACTAAATTCTTATATAGATCACCAACGTTGCTATGGATTTACATATGCAGGGTTGAGACAGATCGTAGATAAGTATCTTGTACAAGACCGTAGCACTGGTAGAGTATATGAGACTCCTCAGTATATGTACATAATGGTTGCTGCAACCTTGTTCCAAGATTACCCTAAAGATAAAAGACTCGATTATGTCAAACGCTACTACACAGCAACCTCCAAAGGGAAAATCAACGTCCCAACTCCAGTTCTCGCAGGTGTTAGAACACCTCTTCGGCAGTTTGCGTCTTGCGTTTTGGTTGATGTTGACGACACCTTGGATAGTATTTTTACTTCTGATATGGCCATTGGTCGTTATGTTGCACAAAGGGCAGGGATTGGTATCAACGCAGGTCGCATCCGTGGGATCAACAGTAAAATCCGTGGTGGAGAAGTCCAACACACAGGTGTTGTACCGTTCCTCAAAAAGTTTGAAAGCACTGTCAGATGTTGCACTCAGAATGGCATTAGAGGTGGATCAGCGACTGTCCACTTCCCAATCTGGCACCAAGAAATAAGAGATATAATAGTTTTAAAGAACAACAAAGGCACAGAGGATAATCGAGTTCGCAAACTTGATTACTCAATTCAATTGAGTGCTTTATTTTACCAACGATTTATTGACAATGAACAAATTACATTATTTTCTCCTCACGACGTTCCTAACCTTTACGACAGTTTTGGGACTGAATCATTTGATGAACTATATCGAACTTACGAAGCTGATGAATCTATCCCAAAGACTCGTGTAGGTGCACAAGAACTTATACTCGACCTCTTGAAAGAA